TATGAGGAGTAGTGTAAAATTCTTCACCTTATCTAGAATATAACAGATAAAGATTAGAGAATGAGCAAAATACAAGCATGTGATTATTTAGGTGTTAGTCGTGCTACTTTTGACAATTATGTTAAGAACGGATGGATTCCAAAAGGATATAAGTAGGATGGGTTTAAGGAATTGTCTTGGATGAAATCTGATCTTGACTTTTATTTAGACACTTATTCGAATAATAAGTAACGTTCTGATGTTTGAGGAGACGTAGTTAGAGGTTATTATCAATTGATAATGCCATTAACTATGTTTCCTCTTTTTATTTTTAGTAATGTCCAAAATTTCAGAATTTGAAGTATATAATTGTTTAGTTCTAGAACATAAACAGATAATTATTAAATACTTTAAATTTTTAAGCAATGAGTGAAACAAAAACTTTTGTTGTTCCTGATAACTTAACAGGAAACAACGATAATCTTGCTACTATGGCAATGATGAATGGAGGTTTTGGTGGAGGTATGTGGAATAATCCTTTTATGTATCTCGTATGGATGTACATTATGCGCTGGATGAATAATGGTTATGGAGACCAAGGTGGAGATCCTGCAGTACAAAGACAGCTTCAAACTCTCTAGGATTAGATGCAAGATAATCACAATTCAGATTTAGTTATGTAGGCTATTAAAGGTAATAGTTAGGCACTACAAGATTTATCTACTAGATTAAGTTGTGATGCTAATGCTATTTAGAGTGCAATTCAGAGTGTACAATCTAGTATAGCTAATGTAGGTAGCTAGGTAGGATTCTCTTCTGAAAGAATAATTAATGCAGTAAATAGCGGAGATAGTGGTATCATCCAGGCTCTTAATAACTGTTGCTGCTCTACTCAGAAAGAAATTCTTAAAATGGGTTATGAGAATCAGATTAACAACTAGAATCAAACTTATTAGTTAACTAGTTAGTTAAATGGTGTAAATAATGTAATTCAGAATGGATTTAGAGATACTAATTATGCTACTCAGCAATAGACTTGCTCTTTATAGAATACAATTAAAGACACAACTACTATTAATACTAACGCTATTTTAGCTAAGTTAGATGCTCTTAATACTACAGCTTTATAGGATAAGATTGAAGCTTTACGTGAAAAGAATAGTGAGTAGGCTACAGCTATTAATAATTCTCAACAAAGCGCATTATTTGCTCAGATGTTAAATGCTGCAACAACTCCTATTAATGCTGCTGTAAGTAATTTAACTCAAGAGATAGCTAGTATTCAGTGTAAACTTCCAAATACAGTAACTTTGCCATATTCTTGTGCTACTGCAGTTCCTACTTCTTTAGCATATAATTTATATGGAGCTAATACGGGTCTTTGGGCATAAGAAAGGAGGTATCTATGATATTACTTAATCCTTATGTTTACGCAAATAGAAATGGTATTCCTAGATTAGAAGCTAATTCAGTAAATGTTGGAACCACTAATGTAACATTTACCTTTACTCCACATAGTTTTTTAAATAAAGCTTATTCAGGATTAATTTTATTTAAATTACCTGGATTTACAGCTCCTACTACAGCAGTTCCTATTGTATTTAGTACAAATGGAAAAGATTAGGATTTAACTACATTAGGTGGAGCAGCTGTTACCTCTGCAACTTTAAATTAGGCTGGTATATATTTAGCTTATTACGAAAATAATACATTACAATTATTATAATAAATATGGCGTTTTCTAATTTACGTAACGGTAATCAACTATTTATATTACATAAAGATAATGTACCATCATTGGAATTGGGTAAGGTGTCTAACATAACACCTCCTGTTCCTAAGTATGGTAATACTGGGATGTATAATCCGGAGATGATTTTAGATATTACTGCTGACGTAAATGGAACTATGACTAATTTCTAGAAATTGCCAGCAAATAGTGAGATAGCAGATTTTGGTAATAATATAGTTATATCTTGTAATAAAGAAGCTATGAGTAGTGAAATTAATTCTATGAAATAGCGAAGTACAGATATAGTTAATAGTATTTAGTTGCATAAAGATATTATTAAAGGATGTGATGAAATACTTATACAATTGAATCCTGAAATCTAGGAAAGACAAAGATAGGAAGCAGAGAATAAAGCCTTAAGAGAGGAAGTTAATTCTCTAAAAGAAATGTTTAAAGAATTTATGAAATCATGGCAACAATAATCGAAGTACAAGATACAAAGTTGGATAATCTTTCTGAGTATGTAGAGAAAATGATCAATTATGGTGGAAAAGTAATGCACTGTATTGAAGAAATGTAGTCTAAGGATTACAATGAGAAGTATGGAAGACGTAGATACCCTAGAGAAGAGTATCGTGACCCTGACTATAGTAGATATTTCTAATTATGAGACAAGCTTTAGATACTTATGACGATATGCCTAAATATATGAAGTAGTATTTACGTAATTATGGTTGGCATTTCAATAAAGCTTTATGTAATTATGCAGTATCTCTGATGAAAAAAGGAGGTCAAAAACTTGAACCAGTATCTAAAGAATATGTAGATAAGACTTTAGAACAATACAATATCCAATTAGAAAAGAATGTAGGTTGTGACTATGTATTCGTAGCTAATATGTGTAAAGCAGATTACTATGGTAGCAGTATAACCGATGAAAAACACTTTGCTCTTTATATTAAAGATACAATAGATGATGAAGATGCAGGTGATGGCACTACTATGAGAAGATGGTATGCAACTATGGTAGCTAATGGGACAATGGTAGATTGGGAAGAGTTCATATGATACATTACAAAGCTTGTTTAGAAAAATATAATTGGTCAGTTGATATTTATGTAATACAATATAAACACGATTTAAAATACTTAGACTGTATAGCTAATAAATATAATTTACCTAACAAAATTTATGATAAATTAACAAATAGACTAACTAATTATATTAATTCCGGATTTATTTATAATTGTGACAAAACTAACCACAGTATTATATTTGTAGGAGAATCAGATTCTATTTATGAAGCTGCAAACACATTAGCACATGAAAAGAATCACCTAGAGATATATCTGTGTAAGTTATTAAATATAAATCCAGAATCAGAAGATGCTGCTATTCTAAGTGGGAATATTACAGAATAGTTAATAAATCCATATATAGTATAGCTAATTAAATAATTAAAAAGTAGTAATAGAGGAATTTCTTAATTTTGAGGAGTTCCTCTATTTTTGTTTTGTGGCAATATTTCTATTAAATATATATAGACCATAAAGTAATAAATATATAAATACTATGGGAAAATATTTTAGCATTGCAGAATTAACTAAGAGTGAAACTGCAAATAAAAGAAAAATTAGCAATAAATCTACTAAAGAAGTAGAGAATTGTCTTAATTAGTTAATAGATCATATTTTAGATCCACTGAGAGAAGCTTATGGATAGCCAATTATTGTGTCAAGTGGATATAGATGCCCTGAATTAAATAAGGCAGTTGGAGGTGCTAGAACTAGTTAGCATACACTCGGTTAGGCTGCAGATATTCATACTAAATCTAATTCTAAAGAAAGTAATAAACAATTATTTGAACTTATTAAATAGTTAAAGCTTCCTTTTGATTAGTTAATTAATGAGTATAATTATTCTTGGGTACATGTTAGTTATTCTAATAGAAATAGAAGACAAATTCTTAATATTAAATAATGGCACAACTTTTTGGTAAAAATTACTAGGAGGCAGGTTCCTCTTCCTCCCCACTATTACTAAGAAGTAATGGAGAAATTAAATTATAGTGGGGAAATAAATTTATAGATTTAGTTAAAAATGGAAAAATAAATTCAGAAGCTAAAGATTATATATTCACTGTAGATACTTCTGATGAAATTAAAGCAAATGGAATATATTTAGTTACAGAAGATAGTTCTATTTGGATAAATGTAGAAGGTACTAAAACTAAATTAAATGATACTAATACTACTTATGTGTCATTTTTAACAGAATAGGAAACAACTCCCGAATAGAAATAGCAAGCTTTAACTAATTTAGGCTTAATATATGAAAATATAGATGCCTTAAATAAAGCAAATCTCGTAACTGGCTTAGCTTATGTAGTTGAAGCCAATAAATTATATTTAATTCAAAACAAAGTAGTTTCAGAATATTAGGTAGCATCAGCTTTACCTACTTCAGGTAAATTTGATGATTTAACTATTAGTAATTTAACTATTAAAAATGACACTATAAATTCTAATTAGCTAAGTTTTACTATAGGAAAAACATAGTATTTATAGTTAAAAAATAGTTAGATTATATGTAGTATGCCTTTGTTATCGGATACTATCCAATCCTCTAATTATATATACAATTCATCTGGCTTCTCCTTATCTTATAAGCAAGGTAAATCTAGTTTAGATATAGACAGTATTAATTGGAGAAATATAGAATCAGAGTTACCTAAAAATCAAAAAGAGTATATAGAATACACTATTATAGGTGAATACAATATTGTTACAAGTACCTAGCAAGTAAGTTCTGATAATTCAACTTACAATTACCAATTTAATTTAAAATATCCAAATACTTTAAGTGTAAATGACTTTATTGAGGCTGAAATAAATACAACATATAATGTGTATTTAATTAAGGAGGAGGTTAAAGAAGTTAAATAGGAAAAAGAGGTTAAAACTGAAACAGGGACAAAAACTGAAACAGATGTTATAAATCAAAATTGGTTTTATTTAAATAAGAATTTACCAGAAGGTTTTATTTTAAAAGTGGTGTTAGATGACGATAGTATTGCATACTATGGTTCGGAAGCTGTTGGTGAAGTATTAAAATTAGAAAATTCCAACAATATTGAGAGTAAACATGTAGTTTCTGCCCAATTAGTAGTTAAAAAAGAAGAGGCAGGTGTAGTAACATATGTACCTAGCACTAAATATTTTGTAGATGTAACTACTAGTTAGAAACATTCTAATAAACCTTTAGAATGTAAAATTGTTGAAGTTAATAATAAGTACATAATTGTATCGCCACTTAATTAGGAGGCAGGTAGTGATATTATAGCTAGTGGTCAGTTTAAAATATATTAGGCGAGAGTTCCTCAATTTATTTAGGGTGAGGGATTCTTAGCATTACGTAAATGGGATTCTGAAAACAATAAATATGTTTATCACACTATTATGGGTACTTATAAAGAATCTAATTTTGGAATATCTGATGATACTAGTAATAAATTTGGATTTTATAGTGATGATGTTAAGGTTACAGGAATTTCATTAAGTGGAGCTTAGTTTTCTGGACAATTACCTAGTTTTACTGAAACTAAGCCAGATACAGTGGCAAATAATTAGTTTCCAACTATGGAAATAGTTAACGAAAAAATAAAGAAAGCTGTTGATGATGCAGGTGATACTAATTTAGCTCTAATTAATAAGAATACTTTACCTAAAGGTTCTATTGTAATGTTTAATAATGCTAATAAAATACCAGATAAATGGTAGATTTGTGATGGAACTAATGGAACCCCTAACTTAATTGATAAGTTTATTAAAGCAGGAATGACTCTTAAAGAAGAATCTATAGAATTAACTAAATATACTAATTCTACAACAGAAACTACTCCTCCAGAGGAAACTACTTCTGAAGGAGGTACTACTGAAACTACACCTGGAGAAACAACTCCAGAACAACCTAAAGAAGATAATAAATATAAGCTTGATGCTTATTCTTTAATATTTATAATGAAAATGAAATAATGAATATGGAAAGTAATTTTGATGACTCAATGTTTGATGTAGATGAGTTTGATGAAACTCCTACTCAAGAAAAGCAAGAACCAGATCCAAAGCCAGAAAAAACAGGTAATTAGGAGACTGATTCTACTCCTCCAAGTGAAGGAGATTAGGAAGATGATTTAACTACTGAAGTATTAAGACTTAGAGGTATTAGTAATCCAGACAAGATTAAATTTGAAGATGAGAGTGGTGCTGTTACAGAACGCTCTTGGGATTCTCTGACTAAAGAGGAGCAGATAAATATCTTAGCAGATTAGAGAGAGCATTAGGAAACTAATAATGACTTGGCAGAAGACGAAGCTGACCTTATTAACGCTATTAGAAATAGTGGAATGAGTGTTCAGGATTATATGCAAACTATTACTCCGCAAATTAATCAGCCATAGGATACAAATTAGTTTGATGCTATGTCAGATGAGGATTTATATGCTTTCGATATATTAAATAAAGTTGGTAATGACAATATTACAGATGAGGAGCTTGATGCAGCCTTAGAAGCTGCTAAAGCTAATGAAACTTTATTTAAGAAAACAGTAGACGGATTAAGACAACAATATAATAGATTACAAGAAGAACAAAAACAAAACATTGCAAATCAACAATAGGCTGCGGCTCAGCAGAGATATTAGGCATTTGCTAATGTGGTTAACAATTAGATTGACAACTTTAATAGTTTTGCAGGACAACCTATTCAATTATCTAATCAAGATAAGGACAATTTGTCTGAATTTATGTTAGCTTTAGATGAGGATGGTTCTAGTGCCTTAGGTAAGGCATTACAAGACCCACGTCTTTTAACTAAAGCTGCTTTTTGGCTGCTTAATGAATAGGATTTAATTGCAGAATTATAGAAGCAACAACAAGATGCGTATACTCGTGGTTATAATGCAGGTAAAGGAGATATTCTTAACAAATCTAAGTTCGTATTTAAACCCACAAAGCAAGCTACGAGTAAAAAGGATGAATCTATTTGGGATTCAGACGATTGGGATTAATTTTTAAATTTAATTTTATTTATGTTAGTAGCAAATTTTGTAACAAACCATGCAACCATGGGAGATACAAGAACTTACGAAGATTTTAGTAAGTTTTTAGGTGAAAGACCTCACCGACTCGGAGTAGTGTCAAGACTCTATCCAGAATTAACAGCTACATTCTTGACAGAGGCACTGCGAAATGTTTATTATGGTGATTCTAAACCAAGTAAGTATCAGAGTATTGATTCTACTTATTTTGAGTGGGAAGTAGAAACTAATTATATTAAACGTGTCCCATTTGCAGCTGAACCAGTTGGTGATGGAGCAAACGGTTCTGAGATTGAAATGATTTTCCCAGAGAATTACTATCGTTTGCATGAAATCTTCAAGATTGAAAGCACTGGTCAATAGTGTTTTGTTGTTTCTGACAGTGTTAGAAAGGCAGATAATATGTGGTCAGTAATGGTTCGCCTGCTTGATGATGATTATTCTTCTGTATTGGATACTGATGGTACACATATTGGTGATTACACTTATTTTATTGGTAATGCTAAACCAGAATTGCATGAGACTGGTTGGGTTAAGTATCAGAGTAATGTAGAAAAGATGCGTAATTATATGAGTACTATTCGTGTATAGGATACATATAGTGCTAAGTATGCATTGATGGAAGATACATTTATCAAGATTGGTAAAGGAGAGAATCAAGGATGCCTTACTGAGAAAATCTATAAGCTGGATCCTATGAAGAAGAATCTTATCGAGAACTTCTTGTATGCAAGAGAGAATATGATTTTGCTTGCTAAGGGTACTGTAGGTGTTGATGGTAAAACTACATTAGCTGATAAAGCTACGGGAAGACCTATCTTTATTGGTGATGGTGCTATCCCTCAAATTGAGAGATTTGCAAGTAAGTATTCTGCAAACAGAATTACAATAGGTACATTCCATACAATAATTTCTGATATGGTATCCAAAGCAGATAAGCCAACAGGTAATCATTTCTGCTTTATGTGTAATGAAAAAGCTTGGGCTATTGTACAGAGAGTACTTGGTGAGTATCTTTCTACTAGAAAGACCGATGGAGCTTATCTCTGGTCTAAGCAAGGTGAAGGAAAGTATATTAAAGTAGGTGCTACATTCGATGCATATGAGTGGGGTGGTAATACTATCAGCTTCAAGGTTGATAGAACATTGTCTAGAGAGTATCAAGACCCATACTTCTTGTGTATTGATTTGACAACAGGTAAGACATCTACACAACCTCCTATTCAAATGTTCTCATTGAAGGGTAAGGATTATATCTTTAATGAAGTTCTTGGTGTAGGTGGTCGCACAGGAGGCGAAAGTGGTGTTGTAAGTTCACCTGTAGCTGGTGGTCTTATGACAATTTGGGGATATGCAGGTATTGCTGTATTTAACCCTTATAAATCATTTATCCTTAAAGCTAAGGAATATTGATTTAATTAATAGATTTAAAAAGATTATCTAATAATATTAAGATATGGTAGGAGACGAGGTGCTCTCCTACCTATTCATAGAAATTTATAATGAATTATGGCAAAGAAAGTTAATGATGTAAAAGACGGCGACTTAAAAAGTAATGTTGTTGTTCTTAGAAGTGTTTATGGTAAAGTTGGATAGAAATATTTTATTCAACCACAAAGAGATCCTAAAACTGGACGTTTTCCAGAGTGTGTAAAGTAGGTAAATTCATATGGAGATATTATTCTCACAGAAGATGAAAGAAATAGAGAAGCACAAGGTTTAGTACACTTTATTCCAGTAACTGAAGTGTTTACTATTACTGATGGTAAGTCTTTTAATTTGGATGATATTTATCAAGCTGCTGAATGGGAAGCAATTAAAAATTGTGACCTTATTGCTGTAGATAGATATGCTAAGAATGATAAGGGTGACTATTTAATTGACGGTACTGTAGACAAACACTCTACAAGACCTCGTTATGGTGCTGCTGAGTTATATGTTGATAGACCTGGTCTTGATGCATCTCGTAGAGTTACTAGAAAGAAACTTATTCACCAAGCTATTAACTTCATTCTTGATGATGAAAGAGGCTATGATGGCAGATTGCTTGTAGCTAGAGTATTGGGTAGAAATATGAAGAATCAACCTAATGCAGATGTTGAGGATTATTTAATTTCTATTGCAGAAAAGACTCCAGAAAAGATTATTAATTGCTACACTGGAGGAGACATGCAATTCCGTATGTTATTTATTGAAGCTCGTGAACATGGAGTAATTAGAAAGAAACAAGGTCTCTATGTTTTCGGTGACGATGGAAAATGTATCTTAGGAGCAACAGATGATGCTGCTATTGAATGGATGCAAAGTCCTAAAAATAGTAAAGTCATGGCTATGATTCGTAAAGATACTTATCCTGAAATGTTCGTAGATGAAGAACTCTCAGATAAGAAATAATAAACAAAATTAATCGTTTTAAATGACAGCTAGGTAGATATTTGAAGCAACTTTAATAGAATTGAGTAAGATTCAAGCTCCAGCTCTTAAACTATACGAATTTAATTACCTTTTTAATAAGGCGATTAATTAGTATATTAATAAAGTATACAATGTATATGATATTAATTAGCAGACTACTGACGATTTAAGAGTATTAAAATCTACGGCTTATTTAAAACCTCATAAGTATAGAGTAGATAATGCTCCTTACAATAATTTTAAGAGCGGAGGTACTAAAACCGCATATAATGGATAGAGTCCTAGTGATACTACTACATATGCTACGGCTAGTTCATATTTAAGTTCTGAACATTCTCAGATTCAGTCTTTGAATGGTGCCACTTATGAGGTATTTATGCCTATTGATTATTTACATATGCTTAATTGCGTATGTATCTATTATGTTGCAAAACAAAAAGACTGTTGGGATGCAGGTTCATATATTTAGATTCCTGCAACTCGACTTACAGCGGATTCTTGGAGTTAGATTGTAACTGATATTTACAATAGACCTTCTCCAATGCGTCCATATTATTATATACATAACCAAGCTTCTAGTATCACCATTCCGACTTCCCCAGTAACTGGTAATGGAGAACCTTCTGATATTAACCCTGCAGGATATACAGGAACAGATATGCCTGCAAGACCTTATAAAGTAACAGATAATGGAATTGATGCAAAGGGGGACACTACTGACAGTGGGAAAGTTAGTACTGATAAAGATAAACAAAGCTCTAATTTTTAGAGAACCTTTAAATTATCATAGCCACTTGATGGTGGCGAAAAGCTTGAGCAAACAATTTCTTTAGTAGAAAAGCCTACAGCAGTAAGAGTTGCAAATCCAAGTAATGTTCGTTGTGAAATTCGCTATGGTAAAGACGATTCACTTTTCTAGTTAGTAGAAGTACAAATTGATTATGTAAAGAGTCCTCAATTTATTCGTTTAACACAAGAATAGATTGATTTAACTGAAGATACTTCTCAGATTATGGAGTTCCCAGATTATGTAAACCAGGAGATTATAAATGAGTTGGTACACTTAGTTATGGAGCATTCAAATGATCCAAGACTGGCAAATAATATTTAGATGACTAATACTATTGCCCGACCAACTGGACAGTAGTAGGCTGCACCTCAATAGTAGGCAGTTCAACAGTAGTAATTTTAATTAAATTATAACTAATTATGGCAGGTTTAAATTTTTAGACACAAACTATTATTAATAGTAATCTGGATCCAGATTCAGGTAAAGGAGTAGTTCTCTTTGAAGGTAAGAAAGAGAAGGTTGATGGAGTTGAGAAAGATGTTCTCAAGATTAAGAGAGATTTTCTCTTTGTAAAAGATAATGTTGATTGTATTCGTAGACGTAAAGGTTATGCAGCAGAGTTGTGTGAAGCAACAATTGACTTTACTAAGTTAACTTCTGTTGTACCTACAGACCATGCAGTTAATTATTTGAGACTTGATATTTATTTAGGAGTAGATGGTGCTGAACCTTATATCTATTCAACTCCTTGGTATCATAAGGGCAAACCTTTCTGGGTAGAATTTATTGCTAAGAAGGGTGATAGTGCTAAGGCTCTTGCAGACAGACTTGAGAAGACAATTAAGTCCAATCATATGTTCCAAGTAGATAAAGACCTTATCAAGGTAGCTAATGATGGTAAAGGTAAGATTACTCTTACTGGTGCTACAGAGTATCAGAGATTTAGAAAGGTAACTATCAATATCTTTGAGGAAGCAGCTGATTATGATGATGAAGTAGCAACAATGAATCCTAATAAGGTACAAGCTACTGACCCTATCGCATTAGTTAAATTTGGTAAGAATGCATTTGGTACTTATTCTCAGATTATTAAAGATTTGAGACTCCCTACTGCTGCAAATTATCAATGGTCTGCTATTCGTCAGGTAGAAACTCCTATTGTAGGTGCTACATACAATCAGTATATCATTGAATATCACGCTCCTGCTAACAGTCATCCATTGAGTGTTGTTGGTGGACGCTTAAACTCTTATACAACTCATGTATTCTGGGTTAAGAATGATGCTGACTTAGTTAGTGCTTGGGAAACTGCTTTGAAGACAGTTGGCACTATTGTAGATTCAGATACTAATAAAGATGTTTCTGCAGATACTGGTGAAGTATCTCAAGCAGAATCTGAATTAACTAAAGGAGTAAAAACTGTTAAGGGTTAATGGAACAAGTGTTGCTTGAATGGATTTTACCAATAATAGGTAGTGGCGGTCTAGGTGCCGCCATTACTTATATTTTTACTTTTAATAGTAGAAAGAAACAAGCAGATGCTGAAGCCGAACAAAGTTTAGTAGAAGTAGAACATAAGAAAGAAGATTTAAAACAGGATTAGTATGATTTCCTGTAGAAAACTTGTGACAAGTATATCAAAGACTATCATGAATTAGAGAGTGATTTTAGAAAACAGCTACAAGGATTAAGAGGAGAAATTGATAAAGTTTCTTTTGAAAAATCTAAAGCTATTGCAGATAAATGCACAGAAATTGCAGAACTAAAATCGAAAGTTACTTATTTAAAGGGTATACGTTGTTATAATTTTACATGTTAGCATAGAATTAAATAGAATCCTGAGGAAAATAAATCTAAATAGTAAGTATAAATGTACATAGAGAAATTAGCTAGTTAGATACGAAATGATGTAGTATCAGGTTTAAGAGGTTATCACTAGAATTTATCTATGAATATAGACTAGCTCTAGGATGAAATAGTAGCTTGTCGATTATCAATAATAAATGAATTACATTCTAAAGGAATTGCTCCTATAGATGACTTATTAATGGCTATTAATTGTGTAGATGTTGATTGTGAATCTTTAGAGAGATGCTCTTGTGGTAAAAAGAGTGATGGCGACACCATTACAGCACATTTTCAAATACCACAAATTGTCACAACATACGGAACTTAGGCTATTAAATATCTAGGGGCTACTGATAGATAGAATAAATTTACTATTGTTACATCATTGTCTGAATTACAAACTATAAAATATAGAAGAAGGGGATTAACTAAACCTTATGTGTGGATTGACCTTGCTCCTAATGCAGATGGAATGTTAGATTGTTTTTTATTTAATGCTCCTTTTGTGAGACAAGTGTCTATAGTTGCAGTATTTAAAGATCCAAGACAATTAAATAAATATAAGTGTTGTAATTTAGATGATTTAAATGGTCCTGATGTAAATAACAGTTTTATTGATTAGTTAATTAAGGACAAATTAACTAAAGAGAAACTTTATTATTATAGACAAGCAGCTGCTCCTAAATTACCTAATGACTAGCAATATACTTCTGGTAACTAATTAAATACAATATGAATTTTAACTATGCAATAAGTCAAGCTAAAACAGAATATGATGTAACAGGCGATTTAGAAGATTTACAAGAAATTGGTTTAATTGCTTACGATAAAATAGGAAATAAAAATACTATACTTAAATAGGTACAGTTAAAAGTAGATTGCTCTAATGGGTCTATTTAGTTACCATGTGATGTTTCTATAATAGAAGCAGTTACTTATTGTGGTGAAGATTATAATTATACTAGTAATGTAAAGTATGATGGAGATCCTTACTCTGCAAATGTAGAGAATTATATAGAATCCAGAAAAGCATTTACCAATCCTTATTATATAAGTGGTAAGTTTGTTAAATATAAAAGAGTGGGTAATACCTTATATGTAAATAAAGGTTTAGATACAGTAAATTTATTATATCATGCCAATATTTTAGACGAAGATGGATTACCTGATATAAATGATAAAGAAGCAAGTGCTATAGCAGCTTATATAGCTTATACTATTAAATAGAAAGAAGCGTTTAGAACTCATAACCAAGTAATTATGTAGGAAGCTCAATTCTTACGTAAAAGATGGTTATTTCTATTAGATGCTGCTAGAGTACCTGATTATATTTCACAAAATGAAATGAATGATATACTAGATGCCAAATATTCTTGGGACAGAAAGGTATATAATAAATCATATAAACCAATGTAATGAATAGGGAGGCAATTTTGCTTCCCTATTTTTGTTTCTAATAACTAAACAAATATAAATGGGTAACTTTGCAATGGGGCATTCTTTTACATGCCACGACATATTTATGAACTTTCCGGTTAGAAAGCTTAAAATGACTCCTGAATAGTGTAAAGAAGTCTATTCCGATGGGAGTAAAAGAGATTTAGCAGCTTCTATTTGGATGAGTAGTGTAAGATTAATTCTTGATGATATTATTGAGAATAATACTCAATTTAAATTACCTGGAATGGGTAGAACACAATCTTACATATAGATGAAAAGAACAGAGGGAGATGATTTTAAAAAAGCTTTTAAACGAGGTAAATGGCGTGATGTCGATTTCATTACATCTAATTTCTGTGGTTATTAGTTATAGTTTGTAATGGAAAGCAAGAAAAGAACAAGAAGAGAAAAACCCATTTATTTAGCTACTAGCGATAAAGATAGAATAACTGAATACACTAATTAGGGTAAATAGTATTGAAATAGAAAACAATTTAGGACTATTATGAATAGATATTTGAGATGTATCCAACTATAGCACAATCTGATATAAAAAGAATACTCTAGTATGGTTGGAAAGCTTTTTATTTACATAATAGTTATGGTGGTGATGTGCTTGTTAATTAGGGTAAATTATGGTTTTATTCGGGATATTTGATGAAAGATTCATTACGTTGGTTTGAATATTATTAGCATAAAATGAGAACTAAGTTAAGAGTAATGTATAAACGTAAAAAAATCAAATGGGATGGGTATTATTATTTTGCTCTAACTAGACCACAATATGAAGCTTATTTAGCTTAGAAACATACTGGTAGGGGAAGACCTAAAAAGAATTTTATATTTGAAAAAGTTATGTTCTTCAAGGTATATGATGAATGTAACATTATGTAGAATGGACATGTAGCTATATTTAAATTTCCATATTCTTGGGATAGAGGTTTTTCTTTCTATCAAGCAAAATTAAAAACAGATAAAGCTGAATTAATATTACTTAGAGAACCTTTAAAGTTCAAAGACATATTATTATCAGAATATAATTATGAATTTATAATAGATGAACAACGTAAATATAAAAAGAAATAATTTATGGCAGGTAATACTATAATGACTGCAAAGAATACCTTTGGAGACGGACTCGTCATGGATTTTGCACCTGATAATACCCAGGCTACTTGTCTTACTCATGCCCTTAATGCTACCTTATTAACTATGAATGGTAATGAATTATCATTATAGAATGATATGGGTAATGGTAGAGTAGAGACAGCTTATTTACCTGAAGGCTATATTCCAGTAGGTACTTGTGAATTCGGAGATATTATATATATTGCTTCGTATAATCCATTAACTAATAAGTCTTAGATAGGTTGTTTCCCATCTCCTGAAAGAAATATTAGTAGTAAAGAGTTATCTTCTGCAGAGCATAATATTGATAATAGTGCATTCTAGGATTCCAATGGTAAAATTACTAATACCTCTATTAAATAGGTACTTATTGATAATAATCTAAATCCTGGTGATAAATATATCATATATGTATCATAGACTGATATGTTAGAAAAGAATTATACATATTTATCAGATTTAGGTAATACAGACCACATTCATGGTGGATTTCCAAAAATAGTTAAATTACATATAGTTAGTATAGAAGATTCAGGTAAAATTACTTACTTAGATAGTTCTGTTAGATGGTATGATAAAGTAAAACATACATCAAATGAAATAAATACCTCACAATCTATTACTAAAGAAAATATAGGAGAGAGGTCTAATCTTGATTTCTATATTAATATAGCATAGGACACCCAAGGAAGTAGTTAGCCTGATATCGATAGTTATAGAAACTTATTAAGTTCAGGATATTCTATATTCTAGTCCAAAGTATCTGGTAAATTAGCTATTTTAGCAGAATTAGAAACCATAACTGGTTTTGAATGTACTTATAATGTATATAAAACAGGTACAAGTACTGAAACAGTAAATGGTGAAGTAAAAAATGATAAAGAAGAAACAAGTACTTCATGTAATATTAATTACAATATTTATGATGTATATTTAAATTTTCATTGGAGCACTGATAATTATAACATAAATCCTAAAGGGATAAAGGTAAGCACATCTGAATGGGTTCCTAAAGAAATAAATAATTCTAGAGAAGCCAGTAGTTGCTATTATAAAGCATGGACTTATGATAAAACATCTAATGAATTACTAAATAATGTTACTATTACTCAGGCGATGGGGAAGTTAGAAACAGGATTTGATATAACTAACTCGTATAAATATATTACTAAGGAAAATAATTAGGACGTAGAAAAAGAAATAAATGGGTATGTTATAGGAGATGCTATTAATTATGAATAGTTTAAGCACGATTATAATTTTGATTCTTTTAAAGAAAATGTTTTAAATAAAATAAAAGAAGATCAATCTTATTCTTTTAACAAAATAACTTAGTATGTAGAAAATAATGAACCGATAGTAGGACAATACTTAATTGACTTAGACTAGATTATTTATAATTCTAACATTGCAGAAGGTTCTAATAAAAAACCAATAGAATATTATACAACTAATTCTGATGGAGAATTATCAGAAATTAAACCTTATACAATTCCAGATACTATTGTAAATAATTATTTTAAGAATTCATTTTGTAAAAAGTTAGGTTCTTTTAAAGTGCCTGTTAGTCAAACTGTAACTATAAATAATAGTTCACTTGAAACAAGAGAAGTGCCTATTGATAACTCTAATTTTATATATCATTACAAAGTTACTCCAGTTATGGCTTATGGAGATTTAGATGTATATGAATAGGAAGGATATATTGATTTTAGCAAAATAAATAGTGGTAATATTGAATTAACTAATTGGAGATATTTTAATGGAGAAAATTTAAGTACTATACAATTAGGACTAGATTGCTATGTAGAAGAAGGTAAAGGTATAGAGGAGGTAGTTTTAGAATTTTGTGATAACTAGGGAATAGCTGCTGCATATCATATTAATAATAGAGTTTCCTATTCCGGAGTAATGCCGTTAAATATACAATTAAATCAAGCTGGAACTTTAACTAATATTGATTCACAAGGTAACACTATTTATCATGCAGGAACAGTTTTAGATAAGGAAACTAATGGTTCGGTATATTTAATAACTGGAAGTGGTAAAACAGTGAAGGATAAACCTTCTACAGGAGAGTTAAATAGAGATTATTATGCTTGTAGTAATGATGCAGGTATTATCTATAGCAATATGCTTTATTTAGTTAAAATCACAGTAAAGTATACAACTAAAGATATTTTAGGTAATTATAATTCATTATATACAAATGATCATAGAATTTTCTATCGTTGGTTATGGACTAACACTTCTTTTAATTAGTATTATACCTCATTAAAAGATTATAATGACTAGAAATTAACATTAAATCTAGATATAGCTCCTACATATGATTCTAAATTAGATACTAACGTAGTTGATTATAAAGCACCTACTACGGTATCAAATAATTTATCTGATACGCTATCTGCTAATGTGCAACAAATAAAGGGAGAAATAGATGTATCTTTAGATGCAGGTTTATAGGAAACTTATGATACATTTAGTTTAAGTGAAGGTGCTGACAGTGAAACTATTAAAGAGGTATTATAGATAACTAGTTATATTGGAAACACTTATGTAACCTCTCCTAATAATAATGGTTATATGAATATGTAGGGTACATTACAAGAGGCTCCTATATTATAGCCTTTAGTATCTGCTACTTATTCTACTGCAAATTTAAGTACTTCATTACTACATTAGTTAGGATACACTACAGATAGTTCAGCTAAAGAATTGTGGTAGGATTATACTAATTATAAAAATTAGTGGAAAGTAAGTTATGCAAATAATACTAGCTAGGGAACTACAAAAATAAATTACTATAACTATAATTATCAAGAAACAGAAGTGATTAATGCTCCATATAAAGAATAGTCTTTAGACTAGTTGTAGAATAATAAACTAAAATTAAATATAGAATTATTAGATTTTAGTAAATATGTTCCTATGTATAATAATTCTAGTATGTCAGGTACTTTAATTAAGCCTTTAATTAGTTGTCAAGCAGATTTAGTTAAATTTGGGCTTGATAATGATTCTGATATATATTCTACTTCAGGAGTATACGATACTTATATAAACTGGGCATTAAATGATACTCATGCTGTTAAAATATAGGGTTATGATGCTAAAGTATCCCCTTACTCTGGTACTGGAGTTCCTTATTGGTTATCAAGTACCAATTATGGGGATAGACCTACTATAGGAGGTCATACTGCTGGGGAAATGGATAGAGAATCTATTTTAAAAAACAAATATAATATATTGGCATTTGATAATACATGGAAAAGAGGAAATAAGGGGCTTCGAAATTATATAATGGCTAAATATGGAGAATCTGATTTTACTGCATATGCAAAGTAGAATTTACCTGTAAGTAAAGTAGGATATCCAAGTGACGTAGAAGATAGAAAGGGTTGTTGGGTTGATGATAAAAATCTTAATCTTGATTGGCCCCCATTCTATACCTATGTGATGAATGATTCAGCAGGTAATAAGAGAATAGTTAATATGGCTTCTAAGTATTAGGGATATATAAAAGACAGCTTAGCTGCCACATTTGGTAACATTTATAAGGTATCAGATGAAGTTTCTACTTAGAGCGTAACTGTAACAAAGGATATAATTTATTTATAGCCATACATCTCTACATATACAGCAGATATGGTTTATAAGGCAGAGTTTAAAAAAGGAGATTCAGGAGTAACTGATTTTAAACCTTATTTAAATATTAATGGTTATAACTATGATACCTATGTAAAGAAGTTATTGACTAATAAGCCTAAGGATGATATTAATAACTCTGTGGATGAATTTATAGATAAATCTAATATAAATATAGAAATAGGCAGTGTATTAAAAACATTACCTATATAGTTATAGGTAAATTATAAAACTCCTAATACCAGTATAGAGTCTTTTGATACTAAATATCTGTTTCAACCATGTAATTTAGGTGGAAAAGCTCCACTAATGAGTATATCAGGCACTTATAACAGTGATACTCTTTATATATATAAAGATGGGTAGTTACAGCCTTGGGATATTTATACACCGAGTGTTTACTCAGGTTAGTATTACACTTCAGAAGGAGATTTAATTTTTACATATATATTTAATATAGATCCTAAAAATTCTAACGATACTACTAATGGGTGGGTGAGTACTCAGGATATTAATAACATAAGATTTGAAAAAACTAATATTGGATCTGTCTTTAAATATGAAAATGGGGATTTATATTTAGCATCAAGTACCAATTACAAAGATGAAGCCCGTATTAATACTAGATTATTAGATGATGATTGGACTGACCCAGATTAGATTGTATATGCATTTAACAGTCAAGAGAAACTAGTTCCTTGGTTAGCAGTTCTTAAATAATTATGGCAACAACAAAAAATAAAGTACTAGCCACAGAACTTTCACTTAATACTATGATGAAAGTTCTACCTACTAAGGGTAACTTAGTTTATGAGTATAATCCCTTAAGAAATTATAGATTGACTTAGAACAAATATGAATACTAGGAATAGTTCTATACAGAGTAGGAATTAGAAGATACTTTTGATATAATTATAGATAAAACATATAAAGTGGTACCAAATGCTACATTTAATAAAGATGGCTAGAAGATAGCTCTAGAAAATGGTTAGGCAATAGATGTACCAATCACTGCTTTTAAGGATTATTCTTATAGACAATATTTTAAAACATTAGGAATAGGAGCTGATGGAGAAAAATCAACAGATAATTTTGGTAACTATATAGAAAATAGACCAGCAGCTGTTGCTTGGCAAATTTTATATGAAAAATATAAACCAAACTTCTGTTGGGAAGAGGAATTCCTTAAAAATATAAATTCTATATTTCCATGGACCGGAGGAACTCAATGGCTTAAAAAAACTATTGTAGATAATAGAGAAATTTATGTACCTCTAACAGAGAATGCACCTATATTGCATGAAATAGGAGAATTATCAGATTTTATAACAGATGAGCTATAGTTTGATCTAGAACATCCAGTAAATATTGTTCCTTAGTATAGTTATGATGGCTCAGTTAACTTAATTATTAATGACGGCATAAATGTGCCAAGATTAATTAATAGTAGGTTTAGTGCTACAGGTAAAAATACTTATGAGATAATAGATAGAAAAGGAGATAATGACACTAATATATATGACCAAGGTACATAGTTTGATATTGACACTTCATTATTTAAACGTGTTTGTACTATACCTAAATTAGAGTACAAGGGAACTACATCTGGAGGAAATTTAAAAATAGGTAACTATCATTTTTATATTAAATTATCTGATGCTGATGGTAATGAAACAGACTTTGTTGCAGAATCAGGATTAGTTAGTGTGTTTATAGGTTTTAGTAATCCATCTAGTATAACTACTGGTGTTAAAAATTAGAATAGTTATAAAGGTGTTTCATTATATTTATCTAATATAGACTTATCTTATAACTATTTGTATGTTTATTATTCTCGTTACACTGCAGAATAGGAAGAAAATTTTAACACAGAATATAAAAAGATAGATAAAAAATTTATAATATCTAATTCAGGAACTGCTACTGTAAACATTACAGGTTTTGAGCCTACATTTGATGTTACTGATAAAGATATTAATCTGAGTTATGAAATAATAGATGCAGCTAAAACTCAGGAATAGTGTTAGAATATGTTATTTCTGGGTAATGTACATAAATAGGATATTCCATATGATAAGTTACAAGATTTATCTCTACATTTTTTACCTTATCTAGAAGAGAAGGATTACATATGTAATATAGACGAAAATTATATAGTGTCATCTACTAGCTAGGGATATTATAATTCAGAATTTATATATAAGTATACTGGATATTGGAATGAAGAATTATATAGATTAGGAGTAGTATATATATTGCCTAATGGTTAGTTAACACCCGTCTTTAATATTAGAGGTAACACTAATGTTTAGAAATATGGAGAGATAATCTATTCACAATATAATATACCTGATAAAGTTGTTTATAATGAAAGTAATTACTTAGTAGTGTCCACTAAGGAAGCTAAAAATGTTTAGAATGAAAATGTAAAAGGAGTTGTTAGACTTAAATCTAATAGAGATACTAATGTAATTCATGGATTTGATATTAGAATATCTAAAGAAGCAATATAGGAACTTAAAAAATATGCCACCGGATTTTTCTTTGTTAGATAGTCTCGTATTCCTACAATATTAGCTTAGGGAGTAACTATGGGTGTAGATTAGGAAGCTCATGTTCCTTGTATAGCTACTGCTGATGGTATTTTAACAGAATTAGGTAATAACTTAAATACTACTCATGTTGAAACTTCTGATATTAACGATGTTAATTATATATCTGAGGGATTCTTAAGCAGATATAGTTTTCATTTTAAAAAGAAGTCATCTGGTTTATTTGGAAAAATATTAAAAGGTATAGCTATAGGCGTTGGAGTAGTAGCTATAGCTGCTGCTTGCGTATTTACAGCAGGAGCAGGAGCTGCAGTATTAGCAGGAGCTTCTTTGTCAGGTGCCATAACTGCAGGTAGTACTGCTATTGGGGGTATCTTAGTAGCGGCAGGTGCTACTGCTACTGGATTAGGAGCTACTTTGGGTATTGCAGGAGCTTCAGCCGTAATAGCGGCAGGTGCAGGATTAGCTGTAGGAGCAACATTAGCTACTCTAGGAGCAATTTAGGAAGTAAGATATGGTACTAATAGGCTATTTAGTAAAAAGAAACTAGATGGTAGAAATACTAAGTGTCCTAAGGGATATAAGATAGTTGAAAATGATGAATCTAGAAAATTAACCCAAACATTTAAAGATAGATTAATTATAAAAGACTCATCTAAAGTTAAAGTTTAGGCAATTTTATGTCCTGACTATGAAGTTAATCCAGCTTATTATAATCAAATATTTACTGGTAATAAGCATTTAATAGGCTTGACTATATCTCAAAGTACTAACGGACTTGTAGGTCATAGTTCTAATTATTTTACTAATAAGGGCAGACACTTCTATTTAAATAGTTATTATGATATGAATATACGTAATAACTATAATTTGCCTATTATATCAGTGCCTGGTGACGTAAAGTGCGTAGGACTTAATGATTATAAATTTAGAAGTAGGGCAGGTTTAGCAGAAGAGGCTTTTAGATATGAATGTATAGGAGATGATTATAAGAGTGAGTATTCAAAAAATAACTCTGATGAAGATTCAGAAACTATTTCTAATAAAAGAATAAATGCTGATATTGTAAGAGGTAGTTTTGGAGCTTATTTAGGTATAGCTTCAGATGCTAATAACTTCTCCCCAGCAGAGACTGTTAATATTTACATTCCTAATTATTCTTTAGTTAATTTATTAGATTATGTAAAAATAAGAATGGATGATAATTCTCCTTATAGTGCAATATCTGATAGAATAGCTTTTAAAGATTTAGAAACTAAGTCTTTAGTTGTTGGAGAAACAGATAAGGATGATAATAAATCATTTAGTGTTTATAGAGGAGACTGTTATATATGCTAGTTTACGCATCGATTAATACGAAACTTTAATTCTCCTTCTGCTCCTTATAATGATGAAATTGTTGACGAAAATACTTGGAAAGATAATTATAATCCAGAGAAAACGGAGAGTTATGAGAATATAAACTTAGGAGATGTCAATGCTGTTTAGTTAGGTATGTGGGTAACTTTCAGAGTACGTTCCTCTTACAATTTAAATATACGTACTTTAGACAGTTCTAATGTTGATGAAAAACAAATGACAGGACACTCTAGGGGTTATTTTCCATATACTCCTATGAGCGTAGAAGGCACATATAAAATTCCAGAATCTCATATTTATAATAAAGGATTTAGTAAATCTCTGAGTGATAGATGGAATAACTTATTGCCTGATGTTCCTTATATTAAGAATTGGTTTGGAACACGTATTATGTATTCTGATATTCATATTAATGATGCATATAAAAATGGTTATAGAGTATTTAGAAAAACTAATAGCGTTGATTATACTAGGGAATATGGAGAAATAACTAAGTTAATTTCATTAAATTCCAATTTATTAATTATATTTGAACATGGAATTGCAGTTGCTCCAGTTAATTAGACAGCAATTCAATAGGTATCAGGATAGCTTGTAGCTACTTCTAGAGTGCTCCCAGAGACTCCAACTGTTATTTCTGATATGTTTGGTAGTCAATGGGCAGACAGTATTCTAAAGACTCCAGGAAAAAGAGGAGATAATACTTAGTATGTGTATGGAGTAGATACTGTAGCTAAGAAGATTTGGAAGACTGATGGAAGCTCTCTAATCTGTATTTCAGACGTTAAGGTACAAGAATTTCTAAATAATAATATCACTCTTGGAGAAAGAGAGACTACACCTACATTAGGGATTCGTAATGTAAAAACTTGTTATAATTCTTATAAAGGAGATGTAATGTTTACTTTCTATGATAACACCACTGGTTTCTAGGAGAAAGTATGGAATTTATGTTATAATGAATTATTAAATAAATTTATTACATTCTACAGTTGGGTTCCTAGTTTTATGGAGAATATAAATAATATACCATTCTCATTTAATAGAGACACTTCTAAGTGGATAGCTAAACTAGGCACAAGCCATTCTACGAGTTCTTTTGCAGATGGTATTACCTTAACTAATGTAGTATTTGACCCTACTTTAGATAGTGAAGTTGTATAGAATATATCAGTACCTATTAGTTATTTAACTAAGAATGGAACTTATAAAACTACCTATGGAACTGTAATGACAACAAGTTATTTTATAGGTATATTACAATTATCTAATAGAGTAATTCCTAATTACAATGTGCCATATGATATTAGTTATGAATTATGTAGAGATGTTTATGGCAACTATAAAAATTTTACTCTGCAGAAATTAAAATTCTATAAAGATGGTCATGAATAGGATACATTCTCTTTAAGAGATAATGTAAAAGATGCATTATTCCCTGACCATAATATTTCTGTGTATGGTTTGTATATAAATCCTAAATCACCATTGTATACAAGAGATTTAATGGATAATACTGGAATTAAGAGAGTGTATTTAACTACTAAGGATGAAGAGCATAACAAAATAAGTAGTGTATTTATACATAAAGATATGAGATCCATGCTACTTTCTGAACTCTATTATAGAAATAAAAAGAACCATGCTTATGCTGATACAGATGTAAATAAATGGGAGCCTAATACTAAAGAAAGTATAGACATTATAGAATAGCAACTAACTGCGGATACTGTATAGGGAGTAACTTCTGATAATTATTTAGAAAAGTTTAAAGAAACAAAGGCATATGAGATTATCAATGATTTATATAACTAGTATGGTAAGTTATCAGCTTAGATAGAAGTATCTAATGATGTTTAGTTATCTAAGTCTACTAATATTATGTCTATGTATTTTAAATGGAAGGAATTAGTTACTTACTCTGATAACATGTTTAAGTATAATGATAGTCCTATATAGGCTTATATAGTTCATGCACAAACTGTTACTTATTCAGAGTTAATTCACATTAATGCTCCTATATTCAAGAATCTACAAGGTAAAAGAGAAATGTTACCTAAAGATAAATAGATAAATCCTGATACTATAGTTAAACTATTAAATATCAAAGCTACTATAAAGGCTACTATACCTAATACTGATCAATCTCTAGAAGATTACTATTATAATAAAACAGCTAGTTATAATGTAGCTACTTATGAATCTACTGTTGCAGTTATCCCTAAATGGAATATGTAGTTTTTAAGTACAGATTTCTGGAAACACGGTTAGGCAGGTTCATTCGATATAGCAGATGACATATATCCATGTTATTGGTATGGTAAATAGCATCCATTTGAATTTGAATTTATTGTAGTTAATGATCCTAGTGTCCATAAGATATTTACTAATTTGGAATTAATAGCTAATAAAGCAAAACCTGAATCTTTTCATTATGAAGTAATAGGAGAGGCTTATGATTTTGCAAAAGATAAACCAAATATGTATTTTAGACAAGAAGCTATGAAGGCTCTTTGGCAATATAATGGTTGTGATATTGAGTACAATAACGACTTCCTGAAGATTTAGACTAGACAATAGAATAAGTCAGCAGATTTACCACATAATTATTTTGCAAGAGCTAAGCACATTAATGAAGTAGAAGATAGTTACATAATGGCTTAGGTAGGAACACATGATTATAGACACTTATCTGGAGGTGAAATTGTATATTATCCAAATAGATAGGAGTTCAGAGTTTGGAATCACGTTCCTGCTATTGATGTTGATGACTAGACTGATACTTCAGCTTCTTCTTTTGGAGGAAGAGGTTTAATGGCTTCTAATATGCGTTATCTTGAGGATAGATGGAAAGTGTAGATAAATCCTTTATTAATTACTTATAAAAATGAGTATGAAAGAAGAGATTCTACTAAGGCTTTATGCACTCCAGAAAATTCTACTTGGAAAGATGGAGCGGGTACTAGGTTAGGAGATAAATTACCTCCATTACCTTTGTATAATTCTCCTATTCCAGATGCAGTAAAAGAAAGGGGTGAAATAGCAATTCCTGGATAGTCTTATTCTGTCTTAAATGGATATAAAGATACTACTGAAGGTAAGGATAATGCAATGTATAATTTATATAAGGTAGATTTTGAGAATGGAATACACCCATTTGATACATCTTCTTGGTTAGATGATGTGAATATTTATAAGTATAATTTTGGAAGTGCTCAAAATAGAAAGGAAACTGATATGAGAGATAAATTCATAAAGATTAGAATTAGATATTCAGGTAAAGAACTAGCAATAATTGATTTTATAAATACTATATATCAAGTTAGCTATGCATAAAAAAATAAGACTAATATAGAAAGGTTAGGCAGGATTTCAGTTTACGTAGTAGGGATTAGTTGGAGGATTAGCCCCTACTACAGCTGGTTCTGTATTAGATTAGAATACTATAAATGCTATCAATTAGCAATAGACTAATATATGGAAAGCACAACAAGATGAACAAGCTAAAATAAGATAGTAGCAAATAAGTTAGGGTTATTAGACAGCTTCTAATGCCTTAAATCCCATCTCTTAGGGATTGACTAATTTCGGCATAATGTCTGGCAACTATACAATGGCTAATCTAGGTTAGTTAGGAAGTTCTCTTAGCAGTGGTCTTTAGTTAATGTCTAATTGGAAAAATTTATCTAATTAGGACAGGACAGCAGGAGTAGCTGGAATTGGAGGTCAAGCAGTAGATACTTTAGATAATATGTTCTTTGGTAAGTAGCACGCTAAAGATTCAGGTTTAACTAAGGGATTAAATAGTGCTTATGATTCTATATCTAATGCTGCAATGATGTTTTCTCCTGTAGGAACTATTGTTGGGGGTGCTATGAAGGCTGGAAAATTTATAGGAGATGGATTATCTGCATTAGGAATAGGAACTGATTAGATGACTACTACAGATAAAATATTAGATAGTAGCTTTATGAAACTTACTCCTGCAGGATTAATCAATGGTATAGGTGCAAAAAGAGCTAAATAGTTCTCTGCTAATAATGATACTATTGAAAAAGTTGGAGGAGACTATGCAGATTCTGTAAATACTATAGAGGATGCTGTTTCCAAAGCGGGTAAGAAATATGGTTTATTTAGTAATGGTGCTAGGAAACGAGCTAATAGACTTATTGATACAGCCAAGACTCAATAGAATATTATGACTGATATATCTAATGAATATCAAGATTAGTTAGCTAATAAATCATATTTAGCTTATACTAGATATGGATAGGATATTAATGGTGGTATACAACAATAGTATTTAAGAGCTGCTAAACATGGTGCTATCTTATAGAGAATTAATCTAAGAAAACATAGAAAAGGTGGTTAGCTTAAAGATAAAATAGATATAGAAGTTAAATAGGAATAGTGGCAACCTATAATTAATCTTGAATATCCAGAAGTATCTAAATTAAAAGAGGGAGGATAGTTAGAAGAGTCTAAAGAGTGGACTCCTGTAATTAATTTAGATATATAGAAATTAGAAGAAGGTGGTAAAACTGATAAACCTAAACAAGAACCTGAAAAGGTTGAGGAAACTAATTAGAAAAATGTTATTCCTGAAGGTGCTTTACATGCTCATAAGCATCATATGGAAAATGCTGAAGATTTAACTAAGAAGGGTATACCAGTAGTTGATAATAAGGGTGAACAACAAGCCGAGATAGAACGTAATGAAATTATCTTCTCATTAGAGGTAACTAAATAGTTAGAAGATTTACATAAAAGATATTAGGGATATACTAATACTTAGAAAGAGAAAGATGAATTAGCTATTGAAGCCGGAAAATTACTTGTTTATGAGATTCTACATAATACAGAAGATAGGACTGGTTTAATTAAAGAATGTAAGAAAGGAGGAACATTAGATGGGAATAAGTGATTTATTTGTATCTTATAATTAGGTATAGGCTCCTTCTTACTTAGAATCTCCTTAGATAGAATATACTCCAATAGGAGAAGAGTTAACTAATTAGGAGAATTTAGATAGAATTTAGTCTAGAAATTAGAAAAAAGAAGGATTTGCAGGATGGAATCCTCTAGAACAAAATACTTCAGAAGACAATTCAACAAATACTTCTCATATTCCTGCAAAGGGCTCTAAGTCCTTCAATTTAGCTATGACTTCTTATTTAGCTAAACATCCTGAAGATGCTAAATATAGATAGACACTTACAGAAATAGCTGCAAAGGAATCCAATTTTAATCCTACTGTTAAAAATGCTAAGTCATCTGCTAGTGGATATTTCTAGTTTATAAATAGTACAAGAAAACAATATGCACCGCATTTAACTAAAGAACAATTTTTAAATAATCCAGAGGAGTAGATTTCTGCTGCGGTTAAATTACTTAAAGCTAATAGAAATATATCTAGTAAATTCGCTAATTTAAGAGGTCTTAGTTAGTTACAAGTTGATTATGGAATGTGGTTTAGTCCGGCAGCTTTAAGTCAATATCTTAAAACCGGTAAATCCAATTTTAGAGACCCACAAGGAACTAGTTTAATGGCAGTATTAAATAAAATGGCTTAATGGATAAGAAAAGAATAATTATAGGAGACAAACAATATACTGTAGAAATAGCTAAAACTGAAGAAGATAGAAGGAAGGGACTTCAAGATAGAGAGTAGCTAGCCCCTGATGAAGGAATGCTATTTATTTGGTCTGAATAGTAGCCAGTTATAGAAATGTGGATGAAAAATACTAAAATTTCACTTGACTAGATAGCTATTAATGATGACGATGAAGTAACTGCAGTATATAAAGCTTAGCCTGAAGATGAGACATTACATCCATTTCCTAATGCTAAATATATACTTGAAGTAAATTAGAATTCAGGTATAGAAGAAGGCGATGATTTTGAGTTTGATGAATCTGATGACCCTAATAAATATGTAATGAAGGTACTTGCTCCAGATGGTTCAACTCAAATGGATCTATAGGGTGGAGAGCGTATATTTAGTAGAATTTCTACAAAATAGATGATTACTTGGGCTAAAAAAGCAGAAGCTAATAAAGATAATAAGGAGTTATTTAATAAGTATTGTAAGAGACTTGGCAAGAGAATGTTTAAAGAATTATATGCTCAAGACCATAGAGAACCAGAATATGTAGATGCTCCTGAATCTAAGAAAGATTAGAACGATAAAAAATAAATAATTACATAAGTCATCAAAATTATTTGCATTTTAGATAATTAATATGTACTATTGAAATACATAATATTATTAGATAATTAACTAGTTAATTAACAAATTAAATTTAAACACATGCAATTTATTAAGAAGTTTCAAGAAGGCGGAGCTACTCCAGCACCAGAGGCTGCTGCTCCACAGTAGGGTGGTGAAGACCCAACAGCTATGTTGATGCAAGGTGCTCAGCAAGCAGTACAAAATCAAGATTGTCAAATCGCTATTCAGGTATGTCAAATGGTACTCGAAATGCTTGGTGGAGGTGGTGCCCCAGCAGAAGCAGGCGGACCTGAGGCAGGTGGTGCTCCACAATCAGAACCTGTTTATCGTAGAGGTGGACGTCTTGTAAGAAGAATTTAGAAGTAATCAATTTTAAACGTAGGGATATATCTAGATACTCATTTAGGTATATCCCTAATTTTATAATATGGCAGAATAGACTAAAAAATCGAAATATAATTTTGGAGGTCATGAATTAGATGCTAAATTATATCTCTAGAATATAAGAGATAACGCAGAAACATTTCTTAATTCTAAAACAGATTGGACTCCAGAACAAAAAGAAGAATGGAAGCATGCGTACACTAATTTTACTAATGCTTTATAGGAAGATATTAATAATGGAGGTGGAAGATTCAGCACTGATGAATTCGGAACTATAACAGACACTAAGGGAGAATTCTCTAATACAGATTCTGATAATTACTATTATAATAATAAGGGTCAGCAAATTAGTTAGGAAGATTATGATGCCTTAAAAAAGAGAAAACAAGGTAAGTATTAGGCTTTTGAAGCTAATAGACAATTTGCCTCTTATGCCAGTTAGATAGGTAAAGGATTAAGAGAAGCTTTAGCTGCTAAAAATAAAATTTCTGACGATACAGATGGATTTGATTATGCTAAGAACGGATTTGATGCTTATTGGCAGAAGAAATATAATCCAGCAGGAACAGCTAATGACCTTCAACCTTATTGGAATAAAGACAAAGAAGGGGAATACACTAATAGAGTAGCTGAAACTATGGCTGACTTAGATGATTATATGTCTAAGTAGGAAATGAATGATGATGTTAAAGCTGCTTATACTAATTATAGAAATATCTTAGGACAATATAATCCAAGTGATAAGAATTTTAATTTAGATACTTGGAAGAATAATATGGTACTTGCTGCAAATAGAGCAGGTATTAGTGGATGGAATAATGGATATTTTAATATTGGTTCTCAGAGTTCCACTTCCTCTGAACCTGATAAGAAACAAGCCTTTGATATTAGTAATGATGACCAAGCTTTAGCATATGCAGGTTTAACAGATTAGGCTTTGGCTCATCCTGAGTTAAAAGATACCTTGTTAGCACAAGCCAGACGTAAATATGAACAAGAAAGTTAGGCTATTATCAATTAGGATAAGGCTGAGTAGAAATAGTTGCAGGATGCATAGAATAATAAAATATGGCAACAGTGGTTAGCTAATGAAGGTAGAGGTTATGGAGATGTTAGTAAACGTTCAGGCATTAAATGGTATGGTAATTATAGATGGTCTAAAAATACAGATCCAGAATATCAAAGTGCTGCCGGAAGATAGGCATTAAAGAATTTACAAGCAGCTTTAGCTAAAACACATTGGGATAGTGACGCTGAAGGTTTATTTACTCCTATGAAGTCAGTATTATCTAATGGAACTGTGTTAAATAACTTAGGTGAACATCTGGCTTATTATCTGCCTATGTTGCGAAATATGGGGGCTAAATTTGATGATAACTTTGAAGAAGTGACGGACAGTGCTGGACATAAATTATGGAAAGTTAAAAACTCTAAGAATAAAGCTGGTCAATATCTATATATTTGGAATAAAGCTAACGGAAAATTAGGTGCATATAGAGATGTTCCATTTAATGTAAAAAAGGCAGAGGTAACTAAAGCTTTCTATGGTGTTAAAATTCAGTCTAGAGAAGAAAAAGAGGCTGCTAAATAGAAAGAAAACAATAAAGTTATTAACAATCCTTAGACCTCTCATGATAAAAAAGTTGCTTTAACTAAGTAGGAGAAAATAGGAGGAAATCCTTTTTCTGATAGAGCTACCTTTTTAAGAACAACTGCCTTAGCTACTGATGTAGGGGCTTTGGTAGCTAGCCTTTCAGGAGTAGGGGCACCTGCTTCTGCTTTAGTTGGAGCAGCCGCTACAGCTTAGAACCAAGCAGCAGATATGGCAGAGGGTTAGGGATTCTGGGAATCTTTAGGTAATAATGCTCTTGGTTATGGAATGGATGCTTTATCAGTAATACCTTTTGTTAGAGGAATCACTGGTACAAGTAGAATTGTTAAAACAGCTTCTAAGTTAGCACCTCATATTATTACCGCTTTAGGAGCTATGTCAGCGCTAAAGAATAAAGATGCTTATTTAGGTTCCTGGAAGAAGATGACTTCTAATCCTAGTGAGTTAAATAGACAAGATTGGTCTAATATTTATGATTCTTTAAGACTTGTTATATCAGGAACTACAGCGGGAACACAAGCTATAAAGGGAAATAGAGTAATGAAGGGCGCTCTTTCTAAAGATAAAGTTAAAGTTAAGACTAATGAAGGTTATGTAACAGTAAATAAGTCCAAACTTGAAGGTATTAAGGGAACTAAAGGATTAGAGGCACAAAATAAAGCTTTACAAAAAGCAACAGGTAATTCTAATTTAAGATTTAATGCTGCTAGAAATAAGTATCGATTCTGGAAAACTAAAGATTAGGCTAAGATAAAAGAAGCTGATGTATATGATTTTACTAAGCCTAATACTAGGATGATAAATGGAGTAGAATATGAAAGACCATATAAATGGGGAGAATTAGGAATAGCTAATCATCAGTGGCAATCTCCTAAATGGATGAATGGTATTCTTGATAAAATTGAAGTAAGGGGCTTAAAACCTACTGGTAGGACTTAGGCAAGTATTGATAGACAAGCTGCTAGATAGAGCTCTAATAGACAACCTTCTGATGCTCAATTTATAGCTAGATAGACTAAGACCTTAAGAGACGAATGGAAAGCCAATAACGCTACTAATTCAGAATATTAGTAGTTAAAAGCTAGTATCGAAAGAGCTAGAAAATTAGCTGCTTCAGAGTAGGCTGCAGGTCGAGTTACTCAAGCTAATGCTTATAGAAATCAAGCTTAGCAAGATATAAAAAGTATAAGAGACTTAACTCCTGAATATAATAGACTCAGAGGTATGGTTTAGAATGGTAATATAACCTTTACTGGAAAAAGAGATACTTCTAGACAAGTTACATAGGCTTGGAATGACATACTTAAAAAATATGGTGTTAAATATAAATAGGGTGGTTCTATTTAGAAATTGGCTAATGGTAATAGCATAAACGGAAATCCTTGGTATTTAGGACTTAGTACTAAAGGAGATTTTGATGTAAATAAATATAAATATAACTATGATACTAATTAGTTATACGCAGGGGATATGTCGAATGGTCCATCAGACTTTTACGTATCTAATTAGAAAGGATAGGGAATAGGTAGATATACTCCAACTAACAATACATTTGGATAGAGTGTGATGGATATTGAGAACCAAGATTATTATTAGAAATTTGGAGAAGACCTATTAGATTAGAACGGGAACTTTACTCCTATGGGTGAAAAATGGGCAAAGACTGTAGATGCTCAGTTACCTCCGGATTCTCCTGCAACTTTCTATGATAGTACTGGTAAATTAAGAGCTAAATGGACAGTTAAAAATAATGATAGTTTAAATAGACCTGCTGAATCCTATACTAATTTGGCAGATTATGTTAAAAGAGTTCGTAATGATCAAATCTTAGGAGCTAGACATAATGTATTTTTAAATACTGGTAATCGTTATTTTTATAAGGATAAAGAAGGAGTTTAGCATTGGGTAAACCCTGAAGACATAAAGAATTATCAGGTATCAGAAAAGCCAGTAATCTCTGGATGGAATAATGATAAAACAGTTTATTGGAACGATTATGAACTTACCGGTCCTCATTCACAAGTAAACCCTGCTGAAGATAAGAAACCGAAATAGCCTAATAATTTAAGCTTAAAGGATATTATAAATGGGATTGATGTTACTGATAAATGGGGCATTCCTAGAGCTTTGTATGCAGACATAACTAATAGAAAGGTTACAGATATGTTAAAGAAGTAGCCTATATTATATGACCCACAAGAAGACCATCGTTATGTTCAATCTGATTTAGATGCAGAAATGAATGGTCAATAGGCTGCAGCTTAGTTAACTAGAACAGCTAGTCATCCTATTACATCTGATGGAAATTTACAATCTATGCTTTAGTTAGAAGCAACTTCTAAAGGTAATGATGCTATTATTGCAGGACGTCAATAGAGTAATTAGAGAGCAAGAGAAATGTAGGAATAGGCTTGGTAGCAGGAATTAGTTAATCATACGAGTAGACATGATGTTGCTATGAAAAATAGGGAATCCCTTTATAATACTGCTAACGAAAATAAAGCCTTAGAAGCAGCATATCTTAATTAGAAATTTACTGTATGGGATGCTTTGGCTTAGGAGAAAGAATTTAAAGAGAAATCAGATTATGAACAAACGAGGGCTAGAATGGACAGATTTGTCCAAAACGATATAGATAACTCTATCAAATATGGTCTTTCTAATTATGCCGATAGATATGGTTTAACTCCTGAAGATGTATCTTTATGGAATAAAGTATATACTGATGGTACAATTAAATTGAGCGATATTTAGAAAGATCCAATTAAATTAAGATAGTGGAATAAAATATTATCAGCTACTAGACAAATTTAGCAAGATTTATTGGGAGAGTATTGGGGTATTCCTAAATCTAAATATTGGACTATCAGACAATCTACTCCTTCATATAGTTACAGTGATAAAGTTAAAGAAGCTAAAAAGGGCGCTAAGCTGAATTTACATAAGGTAAGAGAGGCAGCAAAAGGAGAAAAACTTGCAGCAGCATAGTTAAAAGCTTAGACTGCAGATGCTGATAGATTCTATAAAATTACTAAAGACCATATAGATAGAATGTATGATGCTATAAATAGACTAACTAATTATAGTAGTACTAAGAGAAAACGTAAAAAGAAGAAAAGTTATGATATTTAAGTTTCAATAGGGAGGAACTACTCCTCCCTATGTTGCTTATTAGCCAGTAATAGTGTCTGATAAGCGAACTTCGGCTATTCCAGAAGAAGCTGCAGCTGCTAAAGTAGCTAGTGATGCTGATAAGGGTAAATTAACTAGTAAAGATTTATATACTATGCTTAAAGAAAAGCTTAAAGGTTTACCTAGTGACGTAGATGTAGCTATGTGGAAACTTCAGTCTGTTGAAGAATCCCTCAATTTAGATTTTTTTCATGATTTCACATCTAATGTAGAAAATAGATATTTAAATGCTTTACAAACTATGAATAAGCTTTCATTTAGTAGAGAATAGTATGATAAAGCTTTAGATAATGTAAAATCTAATGGAGGACTTAATGAAGCTGCTATAGATTAGTATGGTCAAGTATATATGACTAATGGTAAGGACTATAAGTTAATGTCTCCTGAAGAAGCTAAATAGTCTGGATGGAAACAAATGACTAATTAGGATTTACTCTATTTAAGAGCTAATGACCCTAATTTATCAGGAAAAGATGAGATTTTAAATGTAGTTAATAATGGTATAGGAATAGATAAAGTAACGGAGTATATTTAGAAATGCATCCAAGGATTAGGGGCTTCTAAATCAGAAGAAAATCTATATGCTAATGTTAATGCAGGAACTATATTAAAAGGCTTAAATGATTTTAAATAGGCAGTAGCTTAGTCTGGAAATTATGATGCTACTGTTCAGGATTTATATAGTGGTAAATTAATGACTAAAGATTCTGCAGAATAGGCTCAATAGGCATTAACTTACATATATAGAAGTTTGCCTAATAATATGAAATCCCTTTTAAAAACAAGAACAAAAGGAGGCACAGATGATGAAGCATTAGTTATGATAGGACAATTAATCAGTTCTAAGACTTCTCCTGAAAAATCATTTGAACTTAAATTAGAAGATACTGCTTTAGACCATTAGGAAAAATCAGGTAAAGGAGATAAAGATCCTCATTCTATAGAAGGTTTATCTATGAGTCCAGTAGATATGTTACAAGCAGGTTATGGTTAGAAAAATGAATTTACTATTTAGACAGCCACAGGTGCTTCTAATGGTATATAGATTCCTACAGTACAAATGCCTATAACTAAGAAGGGTGAAGGTATTGGTATGGCATCATTAAGTGATGTAGCATCCAGCGATTATGCAGGTTATTTAGATTTTAGTAATGCTTTTATGGGGGATGTTTAGATACCACAAGCAGGAATGTAGAATATAGCTATAGATGGTACTGCTTTATATACAGCTTATTTACCTTTAGATATGCAGTATTTTAATGAAACAGGTTAGAAAAGACCTGATATAGCTATGTTAGGTAGATATAAATAGGCACAGAATGAAATAAGACAATCAGGAACTAAAGATCCAAGATAGATTAATGCCATCTATAAAAATCATAATTTACCAGTAATGTACGGTCCTAATGGAGATATTTTAACTAATTATATCAAGTTTGGTATAGTAAATGGAACCGCTTTAGATAATGCCTTTGGTGATGAAGCTAAAGTAGCTGATTATTTATCAGAAACTACTGATAAAAATACAATAGCTAATACTCTTAATATCTTAAATAAGGGTAGAGGTGAAAAAAATAAGGTAGAATATGATGAAAAAAGTTGGTGGGACTCTATATCTCCTGTATTTAATGATTATACTCATGTCTATAAAGGAACTATATTTATGCCTATTAATGATGATTACTTTACTTATTCGGCAGCAGCTGGTTCTAAACCAACAACAGCTTAGGCAGAAATGATTGAAGCCAGATAGTAGGCTGCTAATAAAACTCGTAATTATGTAAATCCAGGACAACTTTAATGAAAGAAAATGATATTATATTAAATATGTTAGCTAACCCTAAATTTACTCTTGAAGACTTTCAAGCTGTAGGTTTAAATAGTGATAATACTGGGTTACAATCAGAAGATAAATACTTACAAAGTGATAAGATTAAGTCTGTTAGTGCTTTTTAGGATTCTAATGGACAGTTTGATAAAAATAAATTTCATAACTTTTACTAGAGTGCAGGATAGTTTTATAATTAGATGTCTAATGATGATTATGAAAAAGCTATTCTAGAACAAGCACAATATAGTAAAGATAATATATGGGTAAATCCTAAAAAGAGAACTATAGATTATAAACCAACTTTAGTTAAAAGAGCAAATCCAACTTTAGTAACTAATAGTTTGGAATAGATGGGTTAGATGGGTAAAAGAACATTATCTACTTCTGAAATAGCTTAGACACAAGCTGTAGTAAATCCTATTACTGGTGAGAAATCTGCTAGTCCTAATGACTCTTTCTTTTCTAATCTATTTAATACTTTAGTACTCGCTTCTTATGACAATGATGTAGTAGATCCAAAGACAGGAGAAGTATTACACAAGAAGGGTGACTTAAAATATAATGAGGATGGTTTACCTTATTATGAGACTTTATCAGGACGTGATGTGCATGATAAATAGGTTCTTAATAAGATGAATACTCTTACCACTGATGGTTCTGTATGGAATAAATTTGACTTTTTCGATTCTGATGATTTAGATTAGAAGGGAATGGGCTCATCTTTATTAAAGAATGCTGCATTAGTGGGTAGTATGTTTATCCCTTATGTGGGTCCAGTAATTACTGGATTAAGTGTAGCTACTTAGACAGCAGGATTACTAGCTACATTAGGTAAACTTGTTGCAGGAAATGATAGTCCTACTTTAAATAATATATAGGGATGGGCTAAGTCTGTTAATAGACAATCTGCTACAGAATATGCTTAGCAACATACTTGGTGTGCTGAGAACTTTATTAATATGATTGGTGACACCATAGGATAGTTAGCAGAACAGCGATGGATATTTAAAGCAGCTCCTGTATTATTTGAAGGAAAGGATGCTTGGAAAGTGATGTCTAAAGAAGGCTACGATGCTTTAAAAAAGTCAAAACTTGCAGAGTTACAAAAGACATCTAATTTAACTACTGACAAATTATTATAGGATGCAGTAAGTGAAAAGAATGTACCATTATTATAGTAGTACATGACTGAACTTAATGCTATTAATGAAACTAAAGCTGCTAAATATGTTGATGATTTAGTTAGAAAAGCTAATAGTATAGGTAGTCCCCTTTCTAAAGCTTACATGACGGGTATTACTGTATAGGATACTTATGGTGATGCAAAAGCTGCGGGAGCTTCAGATTTGGAAGCAGCTTTATTGACCCTTGGCTATGCTGGAGGTGAAGCTTGGATTCTTAATACCGGTTTAGGAGAATGGATATTGCCTGAATTACATATTGATAAGTTTAAAAATAAAGCAATAGCAGAAGCTTTAGTTAAACCAGTTAATGATGCTAAAAAGGCACTTGAATAGACTGGAGACAAATAGGGATTTGTAAAAAAATTACTTAATATAGGTAGAAATGTAGCCACTAATGTATATGCAGAAAAAGCTTTAACTAAGAAATCCGCTGAAGTTATAGGAGCCCATGCATTAGGTGAAGCATTTGAAGAAACCTCAGAAGAGTTATTAGCAGACGCTTTTAAGGCAATGCTTAATGTAACTAGATGGTTAAGAGGAAAAGATGCTCTTAATTTCTGGGATGGAGATAATGCTTTAGATAGGTATGCTATGTCTGCTTTAGGTGGTTTATTTGGTGGAGGATTAACTTCTGCAGCAACTAATTTCAGTTAGGTAAGAAGCTTAGCTGGAATGGATAATTCAGCAGCTATGTAGCAACTCTTATATATGGCGAATAATAATTAGTTAGGTGATTTCTTAAAGCAGGTGGATAAAATGACACTTGGAGACAAGAATAAATCTGCTACTAAAACTATATATGATTCAGAACAAGGAGTAATATTTGCAGAAGGAACTAAAGATGACAATCAGGACCTTGCTGCTAAATAGGCTATTCGTAATTAGGTTAAATTTATTGATAATATATTAACTACTAATGGTGCTAAGATAAGTACTGACTCATTACTTAGTAAATTAGCTATGGAAGATTAGTAGGATGTTCTTAGAAATCTGAAAATAGGTAATTTAAAAAATACTAATGTCATAGGTATGTACGCTTAGGACTATTAGAAATTACAAGCTGACTTAATTACTGCCTCAGCTTAGTTAAAAGCCATTGATGATGAGATTGGTGATGTAAAAAGTGCTGCTACTCCAGAACAATAGAAAGCTAGAACTGATAAAGCTGCTGAAATTGACGGTATTAGAGGTAGATTACAAGAATATCTTAATGGCACTATCTCTCCTGATTTTATTAGAGATGCTGTATTTGAGATAAATCCATTAATTAACGATGGCTTTGTCATCACTTCATTAGAACAATATACAAAGGCTAAAGTAGGAAAATTACCTAGTTAGTTATCTGATACTGAGCTTACAAAACTAACTGAAGAGTTTAAAAACTACATGAACAGTGATGGCAAGGAGTATACACATACTGCTGCTGCAGCTTACTAGAATATGATGGAGTTGGGATCTCCTATAGTGCAGCAGTATTAGGAAATAATTAAATAGGCTAATGTTAATAATAATGCTCAATTTATATAGGATTTTAACTAGTTTATCACCAATTATTTAATTAAGTTGGATAGTATTGATACTACTGACTAGGAAGCTTATCAGACTAAAGCTTAGTTATTAAATGATTCTTTAGCTTACGGGGCACTTAGATAGATGGCACAACCTTATTTAAGTGAGGATTAGAGAAATCGTTTACAGAGTATTGCTGATAGTACAGAGACCGATCCAAATGTTATAGCACAATTAAATCAAGAAGCTAATAATATTCTTATGGAAACTATCTCAACTAATGTTGATAACCTAGTTAAACCAGTACTATAGTAGGGATTCATACATCCTGAAGCTAGAAAAGCATTACTCTAGGGATTATCTAAGTTAAAGGATTTAATTGCAACCAAAGCAGATAATGACTTTATGGAGGTTTACCCAGGACATCCAGATTATGAGGAAGCAAAAAAACGTCGTAAAGAGTCTGTAGAAAATATTCATCAAATTGATGATTTACAGGATTAGATTGAGAAATTACCAACCACACCTGCTTTAGAGTTTATTGATAAATTTAAAATAGGGGCAACCAATTCTTAGTTAAAGTTTTCAGACCATTGGTAGCAGACTATGGATTTATTAGATAACAATAAGGATGATATGTCTGAATTTGGAACTGATGAAGTATGGGAAGCTAATAATCAAGAGGCACTTAGACTAGCTAAAGCCTTTAGGTCAGTGCTTAATGGTATGAAAGTTGATAATGCAGATATAAATAATCCAACTGGTTATTCTAGAATGCTTAATTTAGTATATTAGAAATCTGCATAGAAAAATTATGTACCTTTAGCAGAAATAAGTACTTAGGAAGCTAATATGATGTTGGAAGATGTTAACAAAATTATAGCTAGACTAGAATTTGCTGATACCTTAGCTAAAATGAATAGGGGTTAGAAGCTTAAAGAATAGAACAAAGTAGCTGCTAGAAAAAATCAATTATTATATAATGGTACAAAAAGACTTATTGACACTTTATCAGACTCTGATTGGAAAGATACTAGTATAGCTGATTTAAAGAATACTTTTAACAATATTACTACAGAAGTCAAAGATGCTTTAGAAGGTGATGGAGTTAAATAGAGCAAAGAAACTAGAGCTGCCGTAGAGAAGTATATGATGCAGTTAGATAATGCTATATATGATTTCTTCCAAGCTAATAAAGATTCTAAAGGGGAATTAAGCGTTGAGAAAATAGGAAAGTTATTAAAGAAATTTGCCGGCAATGCAGGATTCTTCTAGAAAACTAATAATATACTTAATGAATCCACTAAATCTTTAAGTGATAACTCTTATATTTGGTATTTAGCATCTAGAGCAGCAGTTAGGGCATCTGATTTTTATGGCTCTTATAAAAAAGCAGTAAATGATAAAGTTGCACCTATTGCTAGTTAGGAACTCGCTACTTATTTAGGAGTAGCAGCTATAGCTAATATGAATACCCTTAATAAGTTTGTAGACGCATATAGAAATACTGTTGTTTAGGAGTTTAATAATTTATCTGAAAAAGAGAGAACTGACTTATTAAACCAGTTTGATAATAGTGGTGAAGCATATTCTAAGGATTTACTTAAGTACTTTGGGGCACATGATGTTCTTCCTCAATATAAGAATATGATATTTATAGAAGGTATTGCTGGAAGTGGTAAAAGTAAAGCAGTATTTAGAAATGTAATCAATACTATAAATCATATTGATCCAGAATACTTAAAAAATGCCTATTATGTACATGAAACCAGTGACTCTGCATAGAAAGCGGCTGAAGACCTAGAATTACAAGGATAGACTTTTGGACGAGTTGATTTTTTAAAACATTTATCTTCTGAATGGAAAGATATTAGAGATAATAGTAAAGATAGAAAGAACTATTTATATAAAGATTCATATAAATTTGATCCACTTACAGGTAAATTAGAGAACACCTGGAAATTAAATAAAATAGCTGACGCTCCTAAGGTAATCTTTATAGATGAGATTTCTCACTATAATTAGTAGGAAGTTAGTATGATAGAATAGTGGGCAAAAGAACATGGAACTATTGTACTTACTGCTGGAGACTTTGATTAGGATACATCTATTGCTTTTATAGATGATGTTAAATATAAAGGAAATCCTGTAAGTGTAACCTTGAATAGAAATAATTTTATAAGAAGTCCTAAGTTAGGGGTATCTTTACGTACTTTAAATAAATAGCTTACCAATTGTACCAAAATGATGCAGTTAGCTATTTAGAATTTAAATGATGGTAAAGATGTGGATTTAAATTTCACTTATCTAGATAATGATCCAGATCATGTAGGTTTATTTGGTGTAAAAATAGCTCAGCCAGTTAATGTATTGAAGGGTTTGAGTAAAGAAGAACTTGACAGAGTTATTCCTACTATAGATTTGATGGTATCTACTTCAGGTGATGAGAAAATAGGGTATATTTATCACGATACTAATACTGAATTATATAAGTTATTAACTACTAAATATAAAGATAAAATAATACCATATAAAGATTCTGATGCTTAGGGTCTGGAAGGTAAATATTATATAGTAGAGAATGATATTCACTCTAATGTGCCTGATTCTGTCTATTTAAGATCCTTATATACAGGTATAACAAGAGCTTCACAAGGAGTTTTAGCTATAACACCAACTACTACTAGGAGTATTAAAACTATAGGAACATCTTAGGATAAGAAATTTTAGTTAGAGACCATAGGTGCAGAAGCCATTAAACATGCTTCTAAGGAAAGATTAGAGTAGTTAGAAGATATGGTAGATGATAATAATGCCATAACTAAATTGGAGGCTCCTACTAATACACCTACTCCTACTAAGCCTCCAGTTCCAGGTGGTTTACCTCCAGTTCCAGAACCTGCGAGTGCTCCTCCAGCTAGTACTACAACTAGCTAGGCTGATGCTAATATAGAAGTTGAGAATTTTAAAAAGCTTATATATAATCCTGATGGCACTACAAATTCAATAGCTAAGAAATTAGATTAGGAATTTGATATAATAAGTGTTGAAGCTAAAGAGGATAATGGTAATTGGATTCCTACTGTAAATTTAAAGAATGGGGATGATGAGTTTGGTGTTCCTTTAGTAGATTTTAATAAAGAATATACTCTATAGAAGAAGGATGATAAAACAACTGTTCCGCTTTACACAGTTGGACAAACATTTTTATTGCAAACAGGTCCTACAGACACTTAGATAACTATTGATGAAGTCTTATCAGGAGAACCTCTTACATATAGGGTACACGATAAAGAGGGTAAATCCTTTGAAATAACATAGGAATCTATTTAGAAATTGTATAAAGGAGAAATTCCTACTGAACCTATAACCCCTGAAGTTACTACCATAACTACTGGAATGGAAAATACTTCAGAAGAGGAATATGAATCTGCAATATCTCAATCTAATATAGAGGATACTGTTGAGACTCCTAAATCAGTAGGCACTCTATATACTATGAATACTTACTTACCAGGTATGAAAAATGACAATGGTAAGGCTGTATTTGATGATGATACTCCAGAGAGTCAAGCTAGACATGATGCACGTATTGATGGATTTGTAGGTTTATCAAGAATACTAAATACTGATGATTGGAGCACGTTAGATAGAACTTTTGCTTATTGCAGAAATATATTATTTACAAATGAAAGTAATGCTGATGCAGTTAAAGACCTAGTTTATGCTTTAGGATTAAAAGGAGATGTTAATATTAGATATGCTTTAAAAAGTTCTGCAGGAAGAATTAATTCTTCAGACCCTCGCTATTATAGATATGATTAGGGAGAGAATGAAGAATGTAGCTATTTACATTCTGATAGTAAAGATGCAAACGATGCTATGAGAAAGAAAGTAGTTGCAATTATATTTAATGATGGTAAGCCAGTTCTTGAAATCCCAGTAGCATCTTTAAATTCACCTATTTCACTAATTTATTATACTGATTCAGAGGGTAATTTATTACATTATGATTTAAATAAAACTTATACAGATGCATTAATTAAGTATGCAAATGATAAGAATTAGAGTGATTTAGCAGTATAGGAAGTAATTAATTAGTTTGATAAGAGTGGAATAGACTAGGATGTAGTTGACTTATTTAAAGTGTATAGATTTACAGGAAATGGAATATTCTTCTTTGATGAATCATTTAATTTAGCTAAATAGTCACCTACAGGAATTATACTCACTGGAGAAAAAGGTAAGTTACAATAGAATGGCAGTTATTAGACTTCTAATAAATTTATAGACGTAGCTGAACTAGCTAAGAATCCATAGTTTATGGTATCTAGAATATTGATATCTAGAAACGGTTTAGTTAATGGAACACATGCTGTAAACCCAGGTCATTCTTTTGTTTTAGTTGGTAATTCTAATGAGTTTTCAGGTACAACAGATCTAGTTAATTAGTATGAAAAACAAATATCAGATCCTAATGAACCTAAAAAGGTATCTTTATATTATATAATGCCTCCTAAGACTACAGTATCTGCTTGGCTTACTAATTAGCATAATTTATATTTAAATACCTTGGGATAGAACAAATAGGTATATAATATAGGTAATGATTTCACGGGATATAGAGTATTAGACTGTTTAGATAAACAAGGTCTTTTAGATTCTATACCATCTATAGGAAGTACTACACAAGGCTATAAATCAGGTAAAGATGTATTAGATTCTGTTAAGACAATACTCGCTAATGTTAGAGCTATAGAAAGCAAATGGAGAGGTGATTTAGCTTTAGATAACTCTAATCAGATAGAGGGTAGAGGTGAGGAAGAATACTACTAGATGTTAATTAACTAGGGAATGAAAGAACCTGATGCTAGACGAGTTATGTCTATCAAAGAAGTTAATTAGTATCTTAGACAAGATAGTCCATTATTATTTTAGGAAGGGCGTACTAATAATAAGGTTCTTAATACTTACTTAACTTGTATGGTTTGGAATAGAACTAAGGCTATCGGTTAGAAGGAAGTTATTACATATCACCCTGAAGTGCTTGATCAAATATAGTAGGCATGTGAAAATGCAGAGGAACCTTTAAAAGACATATTCTATAAAACTCAATATACAGATAAAGCTCATGGTTCATTCCTTGAAATTTAGTAGAGAGATAATTGGCAACTAGAGGGCATAAGTGGAGACGCTGCATTTAGAATTAATGCTCGTATTGATACAACTAATTTTACATCAAATGAACTCCCAGTAGCTAGAATTGCTGGAGAAATAGAATAGAAAGCTATAAGAACTAAAGATGGCAGGGAAGTAAAGGTATGGAGTATGACTCCAGCTGCTAAATAGAAATATGAGGCAGTTTATTTAGACCGGAAAAAATTAGAAAATAAACCAGACCCTATTGATGAGTATGCTCCTTATATAAATAGAATAGGAATATCTGAAAAAGAATTAGCTAACATAATAGTCTTAAATCATGGAGACAAATCTGCTATACAAAAAGATATAGCTAAATGGTTTAATTCTTAGGATGCTCATAATTTTGGATTCACATATAATGGTAATATTTATTTATTTAATAATTCTGAGTATTCATTAATTTCTAGACCTACAAGCTTAGCTACCACAGATAACTTAGTTTTAAAGGGAGTAGATAATAATGGAGAACATGATATAACAATTACATTTAATGTAGATGGTAATGGTAATATTACATCTATGTAGGGTAATGTAACTACCTTTAAATAGGTAAAAGCAGAATCTAATAAGATTACTGTATCTGAAAAAGACTGGAAAGAAGCCCAAGATGGTATTAGAGATTCTATACCTCCATTATTAGCTAAAAATAGTGTCTTTTTAAGAGAATATGATAAATCTATCACAGCTCAAGGTAAACGAGACTTAAAACGTAATCTAGGGACTGCAAAAAAACTTCTAACTACTGTTAGAAAGAAAGGGGACAAGGTTAAAGAAGAAGCGTGGAGTAAAATGATTTCTTATATAGAATCTATAAACTCTGAATCTACCCCTACTATATCTTTAGAAAATGGAGATACTGTTACTTAGAATGGTAAAAGATATACAATAATTGATAAAGAAAACTTAATTGGAGAAGATGAGGTTACTAAAGAATAGGTAACTTTAACTACAGATAATTTAATTAAAGAGGAAACTTAGTGTATTCCTGTTAAATTTAAAATGATTTAAAATGGCAAAATGTTCACTTAAGAAATCACCTAATGGAGTCTATGGAGGATATAGTCAAGAATCTATAGAAGAACTAGAAGGCTTTGTGACTACAGCTTTTAATGAAGCTCTTATGAATGCTGGAGATGGATCAAACGGAGGTTTAATTAAAAAAGCAGTTCGAGATGCATTACATAAAATTGGTGATTAGTATTCTATGAATTAGTTAGATAAAATAGCAGAAATTACATAGAAGTTAATTGATAATTCAGAAGATTTAGTATTTTTGAATGAGTACATACCAATAGAAGGTATAAAGAATGCAATAAATCCTAAATATAGATAGACTGTAAAAGAATCAAACTCTTCTCTGGGAGAACCAGAGGAGGGTGAGACTCTTGCTAAAAAATCTCAATTCTTAGATGATGTATGGGGCAATAATGTTCGATTGAAGAACGCTTATAAACAAGAAGTAACTAATTAGTTAATTAATAAGTTTATTATAGATAGAGAGCATGGTAGAATTGTAAAAAATGCCAGCGACGCTAATTAGAATATTAGGGACTATAAAAATGAGCTATGGCAAGATATTAAATAGTACTTAATTGGAAAAGGTTTGTTAGATGAGTTCACTCCAGATATTTATGAAGATGGAGAATATACTGGTGTCTTTGAAGACGAGGAAGTCAGAAAAGCAATAAGAGTTTTTGGTTCTTGGGATACTCAAAAAATACAATTAAATAGAGACACTGATGATTATCAAATATTTAAAAAGTGGTTTACTTTAAAGAATTTTGATAATTTTACTAGAATGTTGTTAGGTAAAGCTATTATTATTAAACCTGGAACTGAAAATACATTTAGTAATGAAGATAATTACTCCTTTGCTACCAAAAATGATGCAGTAATAACAAGCTGGAGAACTAATGAAGACGTTGTACTAGAATAGGAAATTGGAGCATTAGCGCAATCCTTAATTAATTCTACCCCATATTATTAGTATAAAAATGATGCAAAAACAGACTAGTATATAAAGTTCTCTGATTTCTATTAGATTATAACTAAATTAAAGGACTCTGTTTATAATCCTGTAACTTCTAATATTACATTTAGTAGACTGGATTCTAGATATAAGAATTTATCTGATTCAGGTTTACTTACTCAGCATGAATTAGATATTATACAAGGTAAATCTTTGAAGGATTTAATCTGTAGTATTAGAGAAAATCCTGCATTATATAGTAAATTACTATTTACAGCTATAATTAATGACAAAGATACTTTAGTAAGATTAAATTTTACAGATGAAGACCTAAATAAAATGTACTCTTTATATAAGGGTATATTTGCCCCTAACGGTAATTCTATTCAGACTATTTAGGCTAAAGAAGATTATAGAGCTTAGAACTACTATAATTTAATAACATAGGTAGTTGATTCTATCAATTCTGTAAAATTCTTATAGTATAATATTGAAGATGGAGTAGTAAAAACAAGACTCTTAAAAGATTATTCTGCTGAAAATGTAAGAAGATCTATAGAGAATAATATAGCATATATTAATTCTTCTCATATTTTATCTTCCTTATTTAAAGAGAGAGAAGCCAAATTATATAATATATAGACATTAGCTGATAAGGCTAACAATTTTTCGGGAATTACATGTACTATTCCTAACACTGGTGTAACTGTAACTGTCGATGAATTGGGAAATTCCATTACTTATAGAGATAAGTCAGGCAAACTTTTAAGTCCAAAGGAAATAGAGAATTTAGTAGAAGACCCACAAATATCAGAATCTTTATGGCAATTCATTGACGATAACTTAGCTATTGGAGTTTCCTATGATACAGACTTAAGAAAAGCACTTAAAATGTACTCAGTAGATCATACTATATAGGATTTATTAAAATTGACTTCTACAGTACTTCTTAATAAATATATAGCTAATGTAAAGGGAGAAAGAAGTCATGGTAAAGCTGCATTAAATGACTTATTTGATAATATATATAAAGGCTATCCTAATAAACCTAAATATAATTCTGAATTAATGGAAATGGGATTATACAGTGATGCTATGACTCCTATTCTTGATAATATAGCTAAAGCTAAAGCACTTACTTCTGGTATTATGTAGTCTGCTTCAGTTAAAGATGCTGATGGTAAAACTCTATCTCAATAGACCCTTAGTCGTTTATTAGGTAACTTAATTCCTTAGTATAATTGGATTAAATCTTACAATTGGATAGGTAATGATAAGGTTAATCCATTCTCTAAGATGTCCCTTATGTAGCCTGGTGTGTTTAGAGGTATATATACTACAAGAGAGGTTAAGTCTCCTTATGGAAATAAACCTCAAACATAGTTTACAGTATCTGAGTTTAGTTAGAGTGCCTTTCTATATGATTTCGTTGATGGTTTTACTACTAAAAAGGATGTTCGAGGAGATGTAGTTATTGGTAATGGAAAAGTAGGATTACTACCATCTGTAAACTCTGATAAAAATACTATTAACAGAATGTGTGTAGATTTGATGTAGTAGGTTAGTTCGGCGCATCCTGAACTTAATGGTAAACAATTTATAGACCTTAATTCTGAAGAGTTACAAAAATTAACTAGTGAATAGTTAGGACATTATTTCAAGGCAGTTAATTAGAATATACAAAAAGATTTTGATAAGTTGTTTAATTGGATAAACGGTAAGTATCATTTAGTCATATATAGTTTAGAAGACATTAATAGTCGTTATAGTAATCCTGCTGATTAGTTATATCAATGGGTAAAAGAGTACAATGACACCCACAATGATGTTATATAGTTAATTGATTAGACTCACTATTCTGTTGATAAAAAAACCAAGAGACTTAAATCTAATATGCTTTTAAAGGGATTAGAGACTAGATTTTCTGACCCTAGTAAATTAGCTAAATTTATGTAGTGGAAGGAGACAGAAGTTTTAAAATCCTTATTAGATGAAAATGTAGAAATTCGTCTTATTGACGGCACTAATTCTTCTGCTAAGACCTATTTAAAAGACAATTATAAAGATTGGGTACATAATGGTAAAATGGTATTTGCTAAAGTTAATGGTAAGGATATATTAACTAAATAGGACTTAATTAATTTGGGATTAGATATTAATGATCCGCATTCTTGGAATATAGAGTTACATCCTATGCTTAGTAAATATAATGCTTTAGACTATTTCTTTACTTCTCAATATATGTATGCAGGAGTAGGATGTCATACTAATCATCCTTCTAAAGCAGATTATAATGTCCCTATTATTTATAAGCATCCAAAATTAGGTTTATCTACATTCTTACAGAATAATCCTCAAGCTACAAACTATCTCATGGATTTTGATGATTTCTTTAATGAGAAAAGAGATGCTTTTATTGAAGCTTAGACAGGTATAGAAAAATCTATCCCATTCTCTGATGATGAAGGCTATGTTTACTATGATACTAATCCAGAATGGACAAAAGCTAAAGAAAATTATTTAATATAGAATTAGAATAATCCAGAATTTTAGGATTTTGTAAAGAAAGCATGGAATGAAGCTAAACTTATAGCTAAGGAATAGAATAAAATTTTATTAAATTCTAGTTCTACTGTATTAAAGATGTTCCCACAGGACTTTAGTAAAGTATTAACTATGTCCTAGGAAGAAGCAGTAGCACGTGGTATGGATCCAGATTGGAAAAATACAATTGATACTGCTTTAAACGGTTTAATAGTACCTAAAATAGAATTCAAATCAGGAGAATATTTTGATAAAGCTTTTAGCTCTTATTTAATAACTAAAGAAATGGGTAAACTTCTTCAAAATGAAACTGAAGATGAAGCATCTCGTTTTGCAGCATAGCATAAGAGAAATGTATCTTATACAGCAGCTATGCATGAGTTTCAATTAAATCAAATAGATGGTGTGCCTTCTGTCTATAATATGGCAATTATGTCTGATTTAAAATCAGATGTATATACAGTATAGGCAGATGTGGATAAAGCTACTAATTTTGATGGTGCTACCTTTGTAAATCCATTTATAGTTATTTGGGAGAATAATTCTCTTAATGGAGATAAGGCAGGTATAAATAAAAAGCAATTCGTACACTTTTATGATAGAGCCACAGGTACTGGAGGTATTATTAAAACTGCAGGATTTGGTTTAACTAATGACAAAATAAGACAGTTTGATTTTTACCGTAATATGATGTATAATATGACCAGTAAGCAATGGAAAAATGCTGATGGTTCTCAACATATTATGCGTGATGGAGGTATTCTTAAAGACTTTGAGGGTAATGATATTGACTATGGTGATTTCTATTATAGAAAAGGGGCTAAATTTTATAAGAGACGTATTTAGTCCTATGATGGAAATAACACTTATTCTATATTAGAGCAAGAAGTTGATGAAAATGGAGAAGTAAAGGGCAATGAAAATACTATTCAAGTATAGGTAAATTCTAATTATGATGTATGGCAAATATTTGGAGGTATGAACTCTGTAGACTTTTTAGATGGAACTCTTCAAGGTTCTGAAAAATCTATAGAAATGACTGCCCATGCTGCCAATATCTATGGAACTAAAAAAGAGGGTGTTATTAGAGCACAAACGGCAGATGACATTATCTAGCCTATGAAGCATTCTGATATACATTATATGCCTACTATAGGTGCTGTTAAACATGGTGCTGCAAACATAAATCCAGTCTCCTCTTTCTTCAATAGAAAGGGTTTAAGTTTTATGTAGGTAGAAATGAGATAGGCTGGTATTTAGCTTGATAAAGAGCACCAAGCCGATAATGAAGACTTGTCTCTTATGACTTAGGTTATTTCAGCCGCTTGTTCTATGGGATATACTAAGGGGGAGGCTACTAATCTATATAATGCTTTATATAGTCTATCTAAATAGGCTACTAAGGCGTTTAGAGATGAAATGGGAGACCTATTAAATGGATTCTCCGATAGTTTTAATGCTGCTGTAACAGAAACTATTATGAAGTCTCTAGTTAATGCTTCGGCTACAGATGGCGATATGTTATAGTTAGTAGCAAAGAATATTATAAAGAAAATAAATGCTGAAAAACAGTTTTCTATTAATAAAACTAACTACGCAGATATTGATAAAGAAATTCCTTATAGTGATGCTGCAGTTTCTGCTAAAGTAGTTAGTTCTTTGACTTCTGCATTAACTAAAGCTGGAATTAAAACTAAAATGCCAGGTCTTTTAGCAGTATTAAATCCAGCTGAAGGTATTATAAAAATGTATAAAGTACCAGCTAAAGATAAAGATGGCAATACCCTATTAAATGAAGACGGTTCTACTGTATATAAATATGTAACTATGGATTCCATAGAAAAAGAGTATGATACAGAGAATGCTTTTGAAGTAATGGAATAGTTACAAGCAGAAACACAACCACTTAGTTATAATACCGATGAAACAGGATTAATAACTAGTATGCCTGATGTTAAAATAGGACGTAAATACTTAGTTACTTTCTCAGATGGTGTTAACAAGTCTACTAAAGTTATAAATGTGACCTTACCTCATAGAGTGGAATCTGATACTAGTACTGTGTTTTATAATAATGTTCCATATCAGGAATAGACTATGGGATATAGAAAGCTCATAGACTATTTAAACGGCGTAGTTGATCCAAAAACTGGAGTTACTAGTCAAATTACGGAAGTTAAGGAGTTTTTATTAGGAGGTCAAGACTTAGATAGTTATGATGTGAAATTTTAGGATTCTTTAGGCAATAGATGGCAAATGTCTGATTTAGATATTGTACAAGATTATTTTGAAGCAAGAGAAGCTAAAGATCCTAGAAGAAAAGTATTAGAGGTATTATCTAAGTATGATAAAGACTAGAAATTAAAAGCTGCTATAATTAAGGAATTTAATGAGTCTAATAATTCAAATAAAGTTTAGATTGTTAATGGTTTGAATGATAATTTTAATGGAATTTTCTTAACTGAGACTCCTATGTATAAAGAATTCTTTTAGAAGTATGCATTGAAGTTTTTAAATAGAGAAATGCAAAGACAATTAGCTGCTTTAAATCCTGAAAATACAGAGCCTTTAAATGTATTAATTAATAATAAAGTAGTTACTGTATAGCCTTCTACTATTAATATAACTAGTTATGGAACAGTAATACCTAAGACAGCTGCTTCATCTTTTGGTCTTAATTAGTATGACTAGGTTAGTGATATTGTTAACAATCCTGATTTCTTCTTAGATAGATTAGCTAAGAGACTTAACACTAAAGTTTAGGATTATTATAAGGATGGATAGTTAGTATATAATTATCACTTGGAGTTAAAGAGAAATGATGGTAATCATGTTTATATAAGAAGAGGGATTGATAATTCTGATTTTGCCAATGAAATTCAGTGGTTCAAGTATGTTGATTCTGATGGAAATGTATTCAGAGTAAACAGTGATGGAAATATTATGCATCCAATGTATAGTGAGAATGATAAAATCTATACTGACTATGATGGAAATGAAATAATAGTTACTGAAGCTAAAGATACTTGGAAAGATTCTAAAGGCAATGAAGTAAAGAATCCTGATATAAAGAAAATTCGAGGTATCACCATTGATTAGAAGACTGGAGAAGAAATCCATTTAGATTCTCCATTTACTTTCTATTTAGATAATCTTAATTACAATTTTGTTAATTTAAATGCAAATTGCTCAGAAGCTGAATTATTAAATTTATTAGATGCAGCTAGAAGTAGTAAATCTAAAAAGGCTAATAACTTTGCAAAGAGGCTGGCTAAAATAGGTGATTATGATAAATAGGTAGACTATTTAGATAAACTTACTAAGTATGAAGATTTAATAAAAGGAGATACTAAGAATCCGGCATATTTAGCCTTACAAAAGGAATCTAGATAGATATGGACTTCTTTTATGAAATATCTTGAAAATGTAGCAGCACGTATTCCTGCACAGTCTTAGTAGTCTTTCATGGCTCAAAGAGTAGCTATGTTTGAAAATACAGATACAAATAATGCTTATGTAAGTAAATTCTAGTTCTTCCTGCAAGGAAGTGACTTGGATATTGATGCTGTATCTATACAAACATTTGATATAAATAGAAATGGTATTTATGAGACCTATTCTCCATATGCTAATTTGGATTCTCCAGCACTTCTTAAAGCTTCTGAAAAATACTTACCGTTCCCAACTGGAGAGAAAATAGATTAGTATTTGGTTTTTGATCCAACATAGACTACTATGCATTAGTTAATAGCTGAATAGCATTACAATGGTAAAAAATTATTTGGATTAGCTAATAAACTTAATTAGTAGGATGCCTTATTCTTAATAAATATTACTAGAAATGGTAATGTAACTGTAGAAGTAAATACTGGTAATGAATAGAATATAAAAGACTTAGCTACTATTATTCAATCTCTTGATGGAGATACTTGGAAGTACTATGAGGATGATACACTTAATACTAGAGCTCTAGCATCTTTATTATCCACAGATGCGGAAATAAAATTAACTGTAGATTTATATGATAAAATAGAAAATGGTATAATAGAAGCTATAGACAAGCATAATACTTATTTAAAGAATAATTCTAAGGCTAAGAATGATAGAATATTAAAGAATTTTGCTGTAACTTCACTATTAAATATTATTAAAAATCCAGTTAATCTTAGAGAAGCTTAGTCTTCTGTAGATGTTATGACATCAACTGCTAAGAACTTAACTAAGGCTTCTCCTAAAAATGCAGTACAAAAAACCTTTACTCCAGGTAATGTATTTAATAAAATTCAGAGTATCAATGAAAATATGGTTGGTAAAGATGGTATTGCTATCTGTGCGACAGGTCTTAAATCTTTCTTTGCATTAACTCATATGTATAATACAGTATTAAATGATGAAAATACTAGTAATGAGGAAAAAGAGGCTTTAATGTGTAAGGTAACAATTGGTGGTAAAACATATAGAGGACTTGCCAATGTAAATGCTAATTAGGAGTTAATGGAAAGTTTAGCAGATGCCGAGAATGGTAACTTTACTACTTTACAGAATTACTTATTAGCCCAAGAATGGGAATCTGATGCTGCTAATGAAGCTTCTGCTTTTCTGTCCCTTTCAACTGATAACGCTAAGGAGTTAGCTTTGGCTAAATTAAATGCAGGTACTTAGACCCTAGGTATGTATCTGTATGGATTATCTCTTGGAGTTCCAGTAGACACTCTGTTTAAAATAATGACTTCTCCATTTGCTTTTAGATTAGTAGAACTAGCAAAGGGAGATATATTTAGTGGTAATAGTGGTTGTGGAACCATAATTGGAGCCTTAGATTATTTACATAGAGATCCTTTAGACTAGTTAGCAAGATTTAATACATTTGATTTATCTACATATAATGAAGGTAAACCAAAAGATTAGAAAATATTGGGTCCAGCAGACTTTGCTTGGTAGTTATTATAGAATAGCATAATAGATGATTATAATGAAAAATTGCCACTTCTTAGATAGTTAGCTTATAAAAGTAACGCTATTTAGTTAATTGAAGATTTAAGATCTAAAGTTAATTAGATCAGTAGTGTTATCTAGACGGAAGACGAATTTAATCTCTACTCAACTCTATATAATCAAGCATTAGACTTTATGGAATAGTATATTGCTGATGTTAAACTAGAATTAAATAGTGGAAATTATGATACTGTATATGGAAAATCTGTAATAGCTACAGATTTAGAAACTCTTGCTCTTGGTGCTGATGAATACAAAGAAATAGGTAAAATTCTTAGACTTAACCAAGAAGTAAAAACTAATGCTTTAGATTTACAAAACTAGGTAGCTAATATTGAAGAAGTTATAACTAGAAGACTTAGACAACTTGCTAGAGTTGAAAATAGAGGAAGCTACTATAGTCATGGTGCCACAAAAGATGAGTTAAAAAATCCTGATAAATATAAGATTGATTTAGAAAAATTTTTATATGATGAAGTATACTAGTAGGAAAAAATAGCACAGTACGATAGAATTAAACAATCTTATAATGTTTTACGTGTTCTTACTACAGATCCTTAGTATAAAGGTTATATGGAAACCTTATATATGGCTCATCAAGGTCTGTTAAATAAGTAGTTAAAGTATAGATTTACAGTAGGTAAAATTGCAGATTTTATTTAGAAAAATAAAGTTACTGGTAATTTATAGTAGTAGGTACTTAAAAATGGTAACAATTATGTTGATTATAAATTAAGACAGAATTGGATGCGAGATAGTAATATATAGATTACTATTCCAGGTAGTACTGATAAAATGAAAACTTATGCATTTATAGGAACTCCAAATAGTTATAATTAGTTATACTTTGATAAAACTATACAATTAGGTACTGATATGGGAGACGCTAACTTTAAATTATGGATGGAGCAAACTCTTATTCCTAGACTTAAAGCTGACCCAACATTAAAAGATAATATATTTATATAGCATTTAAGTCCTATAGTTAACTCAAGAACTAATTTGGGTATGACTGCGGTTTATTATGGATTAAATGGAATAAACATGTTACCTTAGTCTGACGCTGAAAGAGAAATGTTTGATATACATAAAGACGCCTTTAATAGATTAGCAACTTATGACCTAATTAGGGATGCTAAAGGTAATACTTTTGCCATAAAAGACTTATTTTATCTATATTCTTTAATATGTAATAATGGTAAATTTGGTCCTACTTCTTTGCATAAAATATTTGAGGATTATTTGGATTCAGGTCTAGCCTAGAGTTATAAACACTTTATTGCAGAAAAAGATAGAGACTTAGATTTCTACCAAGATTTAATAAAGACATGTACAGATGAATGGCTTGCACCTATGAGTTCTCCTTATGTTGGAGGTTCTAAAGTATTTAAATATAAGGATTAGAATAATGAATAGATTATACTTTATAAAAAGAAGGAAAAGAAGTCAAAAGGTGGATATGACTATGATTTTGAGTAGGACATGGACGATGCATTTATGAATGATATGGGATTTGATCCAGAAGGTGGAAAAGACCCTATGGCAGAAATTAATAACTATGTTAAATAGGAATCCAGTGCCCTAGCTAAAAGAGACTATAGTTTCTTCTCGAATCCAGAGATTAAGTATAATGCAATTGGTTTATAGGTAATGCCTACTACCTTAGAGTTAACTAAATAGTATCCTATAACTTATGAAATTAGAGATGGTAAACCAGTAATAGTAAATATGGGAGGAAATAAAGAGGTGGTAGATAAATTTATCAAATTAATGAAAGATCGTAAGGGAGTATTACCTACTAAGTAGATTCTTGGAACGGATGGATTTACTACAGTAATTAATGAAAAATAGATTGAATCAGAATTAAATAGTATAATAAACTGTGAATAATTGTTTAATTAAAGATTTAGAATATCGGACTAAGTTATCTTAGTCTGGTATTCCTGAATCTATATTTTATCCATTTTGTAATGGATTTATGAATGAGTATGGAAGATTACCTAATCTAGATGAAATTCCAAATGTTGATTCTTCTCAACATATAATTAATAAGTTACATCTAGATAGTAATAGTTCAACATCTATAGATAATATTATGTCTTCTACTAATACATCAAGTATTGAAGAGGCTAATGTCAGTTTAAATGATACTTATAAAGATAAAGATATAAATATAATTCCTTTATATAAGGAAGCTCTAGTTGATATAAAAGATAGACCTTCTGAATACAAAACGATAGAATAGGAAAAACATAAGGTAGATAGAAATCCTAATATGTAGGGAGTATTTAATTAGTTATTTAATAAGTTAGAGAAATAGTATGGAGTACAATTACATACCATTTCAGATAAAGAGCTAACTGGTGATGAATGGTAGGGAATACCTGAAATTTAGACAGCTAATGCTTTTATTTATAACGGGGATGTGTATATAAATACAGACCATGCAAGAGCAGATGCTCCTATACATGAAATGACTCATATGTTATTAGGTTCTATTAGATTTAAGAATCCTGATCTTTATTATGGAATTGTACAACAAGCTTAGAATTTTCCAACATTTAATTAGTTTATGGAGCAAAACCCAAATAGAACTATGAATGATAATATGGAAGAATTGTTTGTTACAGAAATGTCTAAGTATCTAGCAGGGGAATCTAGTATTATTGAATAGTTAGATGAACCTGTTATTAATGAGTTACATTATAACATGAAGAGACTATTAGATACTGCACTTATGGGTTAGTACAGTGTAAAAAGTATTCCTGATTCTAAGTTATATAGAATGTCTTTAGCTGATTTAGTAGAAACTGTAAATTCTTAGATGTTAGAAACAAGTTTTTATGGAAGCCTAGATGATGCTGCTTTGCATAGAGTATTAGCTAATACTAAGTCAGATTTAATGAAAAAAGGTGATTTAAGAGAAGATTGTGTATGAAATGTACTTATAATTATAAAGGAAAACAGTTTTAGTCTATATAGCAGTTAGATGATTTTCTATTAGAAAAACAAATATACGAAAGTAAGTATGGAGACTTGGTGTTCTCTATGACTGAAAGATAGCTATCTGCACAGAATAAAATTGATGGCATCAATAAAGAGGCAGAGGAACTAAATAAAAAATATGCTGAAGCTAAGAAAAATGCATCATTTATAGATTCAGAAGAAATATTAAAAATGACTCGCCCTTATGTTGGTGTAAGTGAGTTTTTAATGGATTAGAGAAATGATGAAGGTAATCTTTGGGTACCTACATTTACTACCGAGTATTGGGCTAAACAATACTTAAATTGGAGTTAGGGAGTTTATTCAAAAGATGAAATTGATGCATTTTTTAATGGTGATGATTCTAAAGTATAGCCTGTAGAATTAGGAAATTAGGGGGATTGGCGTAAGGCAGATGGCTCTCTAAAGGACGACTTCGGAACTGCTGAATAGAATAACTTCCGTAAAATAATGGAAGATAAGTGGAAACACTAGGCTAAATATGGTGATGATATTCATGCCATTATGCAGAGTTATTTTGCTAGAATAGGTGAAGATTCTGATGGAAATCCTAAGTATCGATATGAATTATGGGAAGGAAATCAGGGAGCTATGCATTTAGCTAAGAGTATTAAATATATGCGTAATAAAGGGATTATTACTGATGAAATGACTGATGACAAAATTAATAGTATATTAGAAATAGCTAAGAATCTAAGAGATTAGCTATAGTCTCAGTATGGCAAAAAATGTATATTTTATCCTGAAATTACTGTTAGTGCCAAATTAAATCATGAGTATGAAGGCAGAGATGATTTAAGTGTTCTAGGTCGTTTGGACTTATTAGTTATTGATGAAGATGGTATTCCTCATATTATGGATTACAAAACTTCTCCTAAAGATTATGATAATTTTGCAGAAGCTAAAAAACTTACATTTACTTACTAGTTAAGTACTTATGAGAGAATGCTTAGAAGACATGGATTTAATACTACTGCTACAAGTTTAAATATTATACCACTTAAACTAAATAACTTTAGAAAAGAGAATGGTAAATGGACTTACGATGATGTAGTACCCGGTGGTAATTTACTAGAATCAATAACTGATAGAGCCAATAAAGATTACATAGCTAATAACCTTGATGAATATATAGAAGCCCCATTATTATTAGATGGGGATTCTAGTAAGATTACAGAGAATGTAACTGATTTAATGAAAACTTGCTTTCCTGAACATGGTAATGTAGCCACTGATGAGTAGATAAAAAAGATGATTGATGGTTAGGGTGGTTTCCATGAAAATAAAGAAGCTGGTTCTTTAGAGTTTAAGCCCAAGGGATGGACTAAGACTATATCGGTAAAGTAGAAAGAAGGGGCAGAAGCTGAATTATTTAATAAAGTTAAGAAGTTCTTTACAGGTTAGAGAGAGCGTAGCTTAAAGAGAACCCAAGAGATTAAAAGAGCACTTAAATAGGCACAAGCTGAAGACACTAGATAGATTTAGTTACCTAATTCTATGAGTGATTGGACTAAAACAAGACTATCTAAATATTGTAGTAAATCTTGGGAGGTAATGGAAGGTCATGCACAAGATATTGCTGAATAGTTTGGTATGATATTTTTATATAACAAAGCTAATGACTTAGTAGAGGTAGTTAAAATCAGTTCTGCAGATTTATCCTTTTAGCATTCCTGGGGAAAGGGTAGATAGAATATTGTCGGAGCAAAAGAAGCTGATTTAGGAGAAAATTCTAAGTCAGATAGTTTAATTATTAAAGCTACTAATGGTAATATAGAACTTATGGAAGCCATGGCAGTTTTAAATAATATTCAGTTTAATAAGTCTATTTAGTTAGGAAATATAAGTGTTCTTAATCCTGTATTTGGTTAGGGAGCCGAAACTAATTCTAATAAAGAGTTGCTTTATAACTGGAGAAAACTTAGAAAGACTTTTAATATAGATGGAGAAGATTAGTTTAAATAGGATGGTACTATTAAATTATTATCTCTAGCAGAAAGGGCTTATCTAGAATATGCGGATATAATGGATAGAGTTAATGATAGATGGCAAGCTCAAGAATTTAGTAAGTTTAAGCCCGCTATGACTGAGTTACAAAGTTCCTTACAACCTAATAATGTAGAAGAAAGTCTTGAAGCTCTTAATTAGCTTAAAACCAAATTGGAGAAAGACTTTGGAATGAACAAGGATATTTTAACCAGAGGAGAAAATAAGGGTAAAAGTATATATTCTGAAGTATAGAATTATGACTAGCAATATACTAAATAGATGTATCAAATGACCCTTAGAGCCATTGCCGAACTTAGTGGTTTTGATATTCGATAGGAAACAAAAGCACATAGTTCTTTCTTAGATAGTTTAAATATCCTAGAGAATGGTATGTCTGGAAATATGATAGATAACCCAGGTAACTTTGGTAATAGACTCCTTAATTAGGTAACTTAGTTAGCTCTTGATGGTTATTAGAATACTCGTGATATGTCAATTAAAAGACTTAATGCACTATCTGAAAAAGTACGAGAATTAAAGAGAGGTGAAAACTATGGAGTTATTAGTGAGTATGGACTTGGTAATTAGGCTTCTCTTTATAATGATATGACTTATTATGATACTGATGGTGACTTTAAATTTAAAAATCCTTGGAAAGATAATTCTCTACCTGAACATAAAAAAGAGTTCTTAAAATGGGCATTAACAGAAATAGCTAAAAATAAACACCCTGATTGGACTCCTGAAGTTATTAAGGATAAGATAGAAGCAAATGATCCAGATTTCTTCTAGGTTCCATTAATAAGAGCTGATGCTGCATCTAAGATTAATGCAGATGGATGGTTAGGTTGGTTAAAAAGTAAAATAAGACCTTTAATTAGTAAAGATAATGGAGCAACTTTTAAAGAGAGAATTCAAAATACCTTAAAAGATATACAATCTAAATATTTATCTGATGAGATAGATCAATAGCAAAGTATTGATGGTGAAGTATTTAAAGTAATAAATACTATGGATTAGGGAAGTGGTCCTGGTAGATTAGATTTAATTAAACATCTGTAGGGAAAATATGGATCTAATTGTTTCGAGACTGATATTGAAAAAATATTAGGTGCTCACATGATGGCGTATGCTACTCAACAAGCTATGGAAGATAGAATGCCTTTAATTAAGGCTGCTTATATATCCTTAGCAGTAATGGGTAATAATTAGGGAGTAGACTATTCTTCTGATGAGAAATATATTAAAGAATATGTCCAAAATAAAATAAATAAATTAGCAATAGATAATCCTTAGTTAAGACATTTAAGAGGTGCTACTGGAATATTATAGAAAAGTGCTTCTTGGATGGCATTAGCTTTCTCACCTTTACAAATGTCTTATTAGAGTCTAGAAGGTATTTGGAAGGCTGCTAAATTAGTTATAACTAAACCTGATGGTAAAGAAACATTTAGTTTTTCTAATATGCGTAAAGCTATGGGTATAGTATATAAAGAATTATTTAATCATAGTGAAACAAATTCTGTAATAGAAGGATGTAATGCTCTTTATGGTATAAATGATATGGACGCTGCCTCATTTGCTCAAAATAATAGTACTAATAAACATGGTCTATTTAATTTCTTTGACAGAATTGCATATTATTGGTCTTCTCGTCCTGACTTCTATAATAGAATGTCAATATTCACAGCATAGATGCTTGAAGATGGTAGTTATGAAGCTCATTCAGTAGATGCCAATGGTAACTTAATATACAATATTAAAAAGGATAAGAGATTTGAGGCGTTATTTAATAAGCCAAAGGGTTCTCCTGAATATAATAAAGCAAAAGCCTTATTCTTAGCTACTGCTTAGTAGTTAGTGAGGGAGAATGCTAGAAATGCTGATGGTTCATTATATACTATAGATTTAGATAATCCAAATTTACCTAAAGCGTATTCTAATAAAGAGTCTGAATCTATGAAAGCTATTGGAGATACCATGTATGGATATTATGATAGTTCCAAGAAGTCATTGTGGCAATCTACATTCTTAGGAGGTCTTATGATGCAAATGCAAACATATTGGTCTGGTAAAAAGAATTAGTATCTTGCTCCTGGAGGTATTAAAGCACAGGGTAAATGGGTCTAGATGGTAAGTCCTAATGGTAAAAAGTGTTATTATTCTAAAAATGAAAATGGAGATATTGATAACTCCTCAATGCCTGTAGAAGAGGGAGATTCTAGAGCTAGTGAAATACCTTTTATGCAATGGAAGGGTAGATTTGAGGAAGGTGCTTTTATAACCTTATATGATGTGCTTAAAAGAGCTGTAGGACATAAGGGAAATCTTAAAGCTGCTTGGAAGGAGAAGTTAGATGGAACTGACGAAGACTTATAGAAACTTTATAAGTAGAATATGAAGTTGATAGTTAGTGATTTACTCGGTATGCTACTTATTGGCTCTTTACTAGGTGGATTATTAGGGGATTTAGCTGATGAAGAAATTAAAAACGCTAAAAAATCTGCATAGATTGGAGATGCTATGGCTGCGACATCCTTGAATTTAATAGCTAAAACAGTAAGAAATTCAGCTTTAGATTTCAATATGATAGATTCTTTATTTGGTTTTGTAGGAGACTGGAATCCATTCTCTATTAGTTATGCAACTAATTAGCTAAGTAATGGTTGGAGTCTTATAACTGGAGATAAAAATTGGGAATAGAATCTATGTAGTGCTTTCTCTGCAGCACGCTAGATGAGACCTATACTTAATTGCATTAATTAGTCCTTACAAGAAGATTAAATACTTTAATATGAAACCTAGAGACAATTTATCTACTAAATATCCTAGATGCCATTATAATAAATTAGGTAAAACTAAAATGACATTTGATACCACAGATTTAGCTGAGAAATATCTTAAAAAGATGCACTTAGATACTTATACTATTTATCAATGTACTTATTGTAATAAGTATCATATATCACACATAAATTAAAAAAATAGGGGCAAGCTAGCATTTGCTAACTCACCCCTATAAAGTAAAAAAAAATAGGGCAAGCCAATGGATTTTACTCCACTGACCTGCCCTTAATTATTATTTATTATACCATATTACATGTGTATATTCCATATTTTTGTTGTTAACCTCATCCAATGTAAAGGAAGAAGGAGATAACCATTTATGAGTCCAATCTCCATTCTCATTAGAATACTGTCCTTCACCGTCAGAATCTATAAACAATCCATTCTCAACACGCTCTCTAAATTCATCTCTAGTATAGAGATTTCCATTATCTAACTTTTTCATATTAATTATTTTGTAATTGTCTTATCCTCTCTTGACATATATGAATAATCTTTTCATAGTCTTCTATTCTAGCTTCACTCTCAGTCTTTCCTTGTAATACTTTAGTTCTATATATACGTTTAACTATATCAGCATCCCAAGGATTTAATTTCCAATCTTGCCATACAGACCAAGGCTGAATTATAGACTTAGAATAGTTACTTTCTCCAATATTTTTATCTCTTACATTAGAATCATCTGGAAGTATTCCAATCTTTTGTAAATATTTAAAAAGATCAAGATTATTATTTATATATTCAGGAGTTATTAATTGCATTATTTGATATGTACTTTATAATGAATTTTATCTAATAATTCTGCCAGATTTACAGGTGTGAAGTTATTATTATCTACACCTACATCATACTGATTATCAAAATAATTCCATGGCTTATCTGGTGTACTATGCACGTGACCATGCAATTGAATTATAGGACGATTGGTAGCTGGGTCGGGCAAAGAACCAAATGGGAAGTGATTAAGAATTATAGTTTTCTTCTCCACCCTAATCACCTCTTCCCAAAAGAGATCAGTAATCAAACGGTCTTCATTACCTAATTTTAGCATAAGATCAAGATTATCGTGATTACCCATAATAATCTTGATACGTCCATTTAGACGCCTTAAAATATTTGGGATAAGTGATTTATCACCTAAAGCAAAATCTCCCAAATGATAGATTATATCATCCCAAGAAACTACTTTATTCCAATTTGCTATTATAGTTTCATTCATTTCCTCTACTGAAGAAAATGGACGATTACAATACTTAATTATATTAGCATGATTAAAATGGGTATCTGAAGTTACCCAAATATGTTTTGCTTCTTCTTTTGTATATTTGATCATTTATAATATATTTATTTCTTGAAATAAAAGCAAATATCAGGTCTACCATAAACCCAACTTGTATCTATACTATAAAGGTACTTAATTTTACCACTTTGTGTATTGATAACATCATAGTTGATTCCACGACCTACTCCTATTATATTTGTTATTTGTCTTTTATTCCAAATGTTTTCATAATACCCAACACCTGGATAAAAATCTATATAGATAGTTTTTTCGCCCTCTCTTAATAAATATTTACCAATACACTGTGGAACTCTTGATTCTATTAAAGCTTTAATTAAGGGTCTTAAATATAATTTATTAAATCTTTTCTGATTCTCGTTATATTTATTAATTACTTGATAGTTACTCTTTTTAACAGGCTTCTTGTAATTAAGAATACCATTAGTTACATAAAACCCACCACATTGAGAATCTATATCTTCTTTATTTTGAATAAAGCTATAGAATTCTTCTTTAGGATTAAATTTACTCAGATTATTACATCTAGACAGAAACTTAGAAAACACTTTATTAACTGGATGCCCTACATTACATTTTAAAAACTTTTCAAAATCACCATTAATATAGGTATAGTCATCATCGTTCCAATTATGCTTACAATACCCCCATTCTTTTAAATTTCTAGGAATAGCTGTAAAATCCTTAAACTTATATCTAGGAAATTTCTTATGAGCTCTTTTACTTTTAGTACTACTTCTTTGTAAACCAAATGTTAATGTCATAATAGTTTTATATTAATGTTCTCTGCTTTTCCTACTTTCTTATTAGAAATTTTAGTCAAGTTCTTTTAAAACAAAGCACTTAATTTCACCTTCAATTTCATAGAATACAACATCAAATGTATTTAAATATGCAGCTGCGCCGGACATTGAAGGACGTTCTTCATATTCTTTTAAACATCCCTCTAATGTTTGGATTACATATCCAGACACTTGATCAGGACCTCCAAAATCATAATGATCATCATCTAGAAAGGTAAAACCTCCTTCAAATTCTACTAACTCATCTTTAATTTTGGGACATAATCCACGTTCAAAAATAAACTTATTAGAGAAGTACATAATTAATATTGACTTAGCTAAATCTAAATCATTCACAAATCCATACTCGTCCATACTTAATATAATTATTGATTGATTAAAATTTTAATTAGATACTTTTGATTATTATTCAATTTCATTGGTTTTTTATTTATATAAATAAATTTCTCAATGAATTCTGCAGTATTGGCTTCATAAAACTCTGAAGAATTATTTTGGTTCATATTCAGTTATAGTTACTTCTTTTGGAAATACTTCTATTAATTCCTCATCAATATCTACTTTATCCTCAAAATTCCAATAACGGGTATCATACCAATCAAAAGAATAATATTTACCATTAACCTTTATAATCGCTGCATATGCAATATAAGATTTATCTAAATCCATATCAGCAATAGTATATTGGGTATCTACTATTTCTATATATGAATATAAATTTTCTAAATAATTATAGATTTTATCGGGACTATGAGATTCTAGAAATTTTATAAATTCTTCAGCCATATTTTCAGGCATATATTCCTCTATTCCTTCACACCAAGAATCTATATTAAGTATATAATAATACTCGTCTAGTCTTAATTTCATAATTCTAAAAAGTCTCTAACATCAATATAATCTATGCCAAAATTCTCAGCGCACTTCTTATCTGAATCTGAAAAATCTCCTGGTTTACCAGAAGCATCTCCTATCATAATCATCTCTTGTTTATTGTAGTGAAGATTATGATTATAATATAATTTCTCTAGCATTCCAGTATTAGGCTTTCTATAGGGATTATCCTTATCATTAGAAGCACAATATAGGTAATCATAGTACATAGTTAATCTACGTTCAATTAAATAGAAAAAGCATAAATCACTAATGGCATCTATTTTAGTCCCAAAATCCGCCTCAGATATAAATTTGCCAATACCACCTTGATTAGTTACTATAAAGAAATAGCTAAGATTTGGAAATGTCTCTTTAATCTTATCTAACACAGGTAACTGGATTCTAAAATCTGTAATATCTTCAGGGAATGTTTTACCTGAAATAGTCTTAATTAAAGTGCCGTCCAAATCAATGAACAGCACTTTTTTAGTTTCAAAATCAATCATTCACAATATTGCTTAATTAATACTTCATCAGTTATAGCATCCTTTTGATAACCAGTATTAAGTTCTTTCATAGCTAAGCTATAACCTTCCCAATTATCAACTCCTTCGGCTTCTAAAGCCTCTAACTTTTCGGAATCTTTTATTAATTGTAAAAGAGTGTCTTTATTTACAGATACAGCATTATTTATGACTTCAATAGTACTATTACCCCAAGGAATATACTCTTCTTCTCCTTTTTCATTTACAGGAACTTTACTTCCATCCCAACAAGGGCAAGGCATACTTGTATCCATTTCTAAGGCATCATGTACTGAACAGAAGTCATCGCTATCATCTACGAGATATTCAAAAGTCTCTTTAACTCTATACATTATACCAAGATACTCTTAAGATTACCTACGAATTTATTTGCCTGAGCCTTAATATTCTCGATGTCTTTAATTTCAGACTGAATCTTCTTTACTTCCTCTTCTTTTTCTGAAATCTTATCATTCATTTTGGAGATTAAAGTAACTGCTTTATCATGAGCAGTCTGAAAAGAAGACTGGATATTATTCAACTTAGAGCTAAAAGAAAGACCAAACAAATTCTGTAATGAGTTCATATAATAATATTTTTTAAAAATAAATAATTGATCTAATCAATACTAATCTAAATATTTAATTACTCGTAAGTTACTTTTATTGTATCTAGTACATAATTATGGTAATACTCCTCTAACTTAGGTATAATTTCATTTAAAAGAGTTAACTTATGATTAAATGCCCAGTTATAATTAGGAATTTCTTCTATAGGCAACCACTTAATTCCATCAACTTCATCTTTCTCTCCACCTTCTTGGAGTTTACCAATATGTTTTCTAAGACTTAGGATACATAAATGTCTTAAAGTAACATTACCTTTATTACACTTTTTAGGGTCAGTCTCCACGTTAATTAATGCAAAAGCTTCTGAAGGAATACTAACTCCACATTCCTCGGCAACTTCTCTAGAACATGCTTCAGTAGCAGATTCTCCACCATCTAAATATCCACATGGCATATTCCATTTACCTTGGTCATCAGGCGTTCCTTTACCTCTTTTATTAATTAATACATACCATTTACCATCTTTTTCTTTAGCTAATACTACACAACTAACTGCACAATATCTACCACTCCAAAGAGTTTCCCCCTTATGAGGACCATCTGGAATAGTATAAGAATAAGATTTTTCTATTTTACCTATTTGATTCATTTTCTTAAAATTAATGAAATTTTCTCGAGACACTTATTACATATATATTTCTTTTCATTAAGTGTCCAATACCGAGTATAATACTCTATTATTCCCACTTGCCTATCTAAATCTATAGTAGAGCCACAGAAATCACAAGTATAACTAATGTTTTGACCCATTTACTTATAATATTTGTATAAAGAAGTTACATTAGAGTCTTTACCGCCATCATAAATACACACAGTCTGAATGATTTTACAACCTTGACGAATTTCTTTGAGGGCTTCTATTTTATTTCTAGTAGTACCTGAATAAAAAGAGTCATCAAATAAGATAAAATCATCAACGTCTATTTGGTTAACTAGTATTTGTGCTTTAGTGTCTTCTTGTCGCAATCCTCCATTAACTAATATTACTTGTTCAAAGGTTTTACGTATCTCATAAGGCATGTAATTAAATACTGCTCTTCCGAAAGCACCTGTGAGAATCAAACCATTCCAACCAAATGTAGGAATACCTCTATTTACCCACAGATGCTCGTCATAACACCATTGAACCAACTTATCCCAGGCAGCATCAATAATACTCTTATGTCCACGAATCATATCATCCAAATGGTTAAAGAAGTCTTCACCACTAGGATGATTTTTAAGAATCTCTTCTACTTTTTTATCTAAGAAGTTCATTTTCTTTTGTATTTAATCAGTTTTATAAGAGGCTTATTAAATTTATGAAGAAATCTATCATTTATATAAGCTAAAAATTTACCTAATTCATATACAGCTACAACAGAGTTTAATGCTGGACATAAAACCAAAAGTAATACACCACCTGGTTCGTCAGGATAAGATTCATCATAATCTGAATCGTATCTAATATATAAAATAGCCCCTATAGTTGAAATTATATAAATAGCTAACCCAATTGTTACCATTTTTTATGAGTTTTATAAGTAATCAAATTATACAATTTTTTATTAAGATACGATAAACTAATGGGCAAGAAGTCCATTATTTCTATGAAGCATATACCACTATTTACTACAGGACAGAATACTAAAAATATAGTCCAACTATCCTCATCAAATATAGCTTGATCATATCTAATACTTAATATAGCTCCTATAATAGATATTATATATATTATAATTAAGATAACCATGATGCTCTAGTCAACTTAAAAAATTCTTTGTGCATTGGATTAGCTATTTCTTGAGCCATTGAGTGTGCATCTGGAGCATCTCTTCTCTTAAAGAAGTTTTCCCACGCATCTTTAAATCCACAAGAGATAAGTTCAGATTTAATTCCTAGAGGAAGTATAGAACGAGCCTGCTGAGGTGTCCAGCCAAGTTTAATTAAGTCTAAGTAATCTCTCTCTACATTATTTAAGTTAGCAATGAATATACTCTCAGGGGACTTATCTCTTATAACAGTATGATAAGGTCCATACAGTTTTAGTTTCTCATCGTTTAGCCAACAAGGTTGGATAAAAGTTAACTCATTACCAAACTTATCTTTGGAATAATTACAGTAACGAGTACTCTCTGCTAAATGAGACAATCCTACATGAGTTCTGAACTCGTCCATAACCCCACGGTCGAGAATCATGTGAACTGTGTATCTTGCATGATGATGTTCAGTAGGCTCACAAAGATACTGTAAGTCACTTTCCCAATGATTATCTTTAATTACTCTGTAATTAGTAGATATACAAGCGTGGTTATCAAAATCTTCCTTGATACTCCAAGGATTAAGAGCATACTTACCAACGGCATTTATATATTCATAACCGGGCTCTAAATCCTTTGTAGGAATATCTAAATAAACAGTACCAAATTCAAGGGGTCTATCATGTCCTCTAGATTCTAGCATATTTACAAACTTCTCATAAGAGGTGTCTGTAATCTTATCTTCGCTTTTATAACTAACTCGTGCACATCTTTCAATATGCTTTTTGATTCCCACTAAAGAGAAATCTGTTTGATTGATAAATTCAAATGACTGTTTAATTAACTTCATATTAAGATTGATTATTTAATTTATATACTAATTCAGAAACAGAAGCCTTTAGACTTGTATTTTGCTTAGTCAAAGCCTTTACCTCTTTCTGTAATTCGAGTATTTTAACTTTGGCTTTAGCTAAATCAAAGTCTTCTGGAACTTCAAGTTTAGACGCTTTAATCAAAGCACTCAAGTTAGTTATAGTTTGCTTCTGAGATTGTATTTTGCCCCGTAACTTAAATTCTGGATCAGTTTCATCTATCCAAGATTCCAGTTCACCAAGACGCTGCATAGCTTTACTATAATAAACTTTTCGATTAGCATCATATTTCTTAAAGTTATCAACTTTATGTTCTAAACTTTGAATTGTACTCTTTAATTTACCAACGTATACTCTAACTGGATCTAGCAGTAGAGGATTCATTGATTTCACCATAATCCTATTGTCTTTCCTACTTCATTATCTATTAAACAATACTGAGAACCATCAGACAATGTTTGAATAAACTTCTTACAATGTTCAACAATTTCAGCTTCTTTTTTAACACCAACAATTTGTCCTGTTCTATAAGGGTCTGCTTTAGTAGATTTAGAGGCATCTATACCTACAAAAAATACAACTTTATCTTTATAAGTGGCGCATTCTTTACAAGCATGGTCAGCATATCCAATAGCCTTATTATGTAACTTCTCTACTTCTTTAGCATTTTCCTCAGTAAGCAGAGAGTTCATAATAATTCCATTATCAGCTTCCTTACCGCAAATTGGACACAAATATTTAACTATTGAGACTCCTAATTTATCAGGCATTTCCTATAATTTCATAATTCATAAAATTTTGATCTTTATATTTAATTAAATTATCTAATTGCCAACAAGTACAAGGTTCTATTTCAGGGTACATATAGCTAGGAATTATTGCTAATTCCCTGGCATTTACCCAACAATACCTTCTAGGACAACCCCAATACTTTGTTGGATTATCTTCTTTAAGCTCTAACTCTGGTGTATCATAAAATATATGTAATTTACCCTTATGCTTTTGACCATAGTCATCATTAGAGTAATCATACGTTATATAATCAGAATCTCGAGCTATCCACAATTTTTTACTCATTTGAATAATATAGAACTGTTGGGTTGTCTTTATGTATATCTATATTATCTAATTTAGCTATAGCTACTTTTTGTTTAAATTGCTCTAAATCAAATGGATCTGTTATAACATGAATACCATTCACAGTTTTAATGAATGTATTTACTTTGACACCATCAGGTCTACATCTATAAATTATTTCCAGATACTTATTTATAAGACTCCAATCCTTAGTATCAAAATCTAATATCCATTTAGATTTATACTTATTACATCTTTTTCTGCCAAGAGCTCTAGATACACATTTAAATAATTTATGAGTTCTCAGTTCTATAGCCTCTAGAGCTTCCCTGATTATTTCATATTGTACTTCTTTACAATTTCTAGGGTTTATCCAAAAATAAGCTCTAGCATTGAAGGCTTTGCACAAAGTAGTAATTTCTTCTTTCTTAGATAAGAATGTTTCTTTATCAAAGAAATGATAATCTTTAATTACATAACCGCTACTATTTACATTATTTTTTTCTTTATTTCTTTGCATTACTTGTACAAAGAAGAAATCTCCCTGGTCTGAGAGATTGTCAAACCAGAGAGCCACTGCATTAAAATTATCTATTGTCATTTAATTACCATTCAAAGGATATTTATCCTTATAATTATTATAAAAACTTCTGATAACTCTTTCTGTAACTTGTAAATCTCTGTTTTTATCACGCTCAATACATACAGATAAAGGAGTATCAAAAAAATCCTTAAATTCTATAGCATGATTTCCATGAGCTATAACTAGAGCACGATAGTTATCTAACACTTTTTTATTTAAATTAGTGTTATCAATAACTATGTCATAACCTTTAAGTAAGGCTTCAATTAGAGCTTCTTCTTGTATATGTTGTACAAGAGGCTCTCTCTTAGGAACCCAATACTTACCAAGCATAAGTCGAATATCATCTTGATTAATTCTAACTCTATGTTCAGGGTCTTCAAGAACCCACTGCTTAGCCCAGGTACTTTTACCTGAAGCTGGAAGCCCTCTACAAATGATTAATTTACTCATCCTCTTCTACATCAATACTTTCTGGTTCTCCTACTAATTGGATATCATCTAAATCTTCATATGCAGTATCTATATTTCCAATTTTAGCTTGTTCGATAGCTTCTTCTCTTGACTCTGCATCCACCTCATATGTAAGATAACTCTTGCCCTTACATTTATACACCATGTTTACTAAATATCTCATATGATACTAATAAAGATTAAAAATAATATCATTAATACAATCGTGAACATACTTATAATTATGCCTCTTTCATAAAAATATGCATCTTTCCAATTTTTATTCCATCCAATATTGTTAGCTAATTTAATCATTAGATATTCTTTAAAACTTCTCTTATGAATCTCTTTGTATCATCCACTGCTTGTGCAATAGTTTCTTCATCTAAAGTAATATCTAATACAAAATCTTCACATAATCTATCTATCATATATTCTTTAAATAACCCGGGAGTTTGTGCGCCATCTTCTAGATAATCTGTAAACGCCAACTCTAAAGCTTTCTTATAATTAGACTCTTCAATTTCAACTGTTCCCTTTAATTTCATAATTATTTAATTATTAGTGAACCCAATGGTCATTTATATCTATATCTGCTCCTAAAAATACATTAGGACAGAATGGTTTACCTCCGGCTATCATACAATCAATCAACACTTTGCCCACTTGTTCTTTAATTGCTGCTGGACACTCCAAGTTAAATTCATCATGAGCTGGTACACACATCTTTACCTTATCTATTAGCTTATGATCCACAATCCAATTAAATAGTTTAATAGAAGATAGTTTAAAGCACATTGCTCCTCTATTCTGTATTCTATAATTAATAGATTGTTTCTCAGAAGCTGCTTTACGCTGCATATAATGTCTTACTTCCTGTACGATTTCATCTTGTGGATTACGTTTTCTTACATTCTGATAATACTCCCAAAATCCAGGTTCCTGCATCTTATTATGAGTCTCTTTTAACTCTTCAGCATCATAAATGTGTGCTCTATGTCCAGTAAGAGGATTAAGTAATATATAACCATCTCTCATAACAGCTGCTCTACAATAGTCTTGGTATCTTTTTATTCCAGGAAAACCTTCCATAAAATTATCATAAATTTCTTTTGCTTCTTCTACAGGGATACCGTCATTCTTAGATATAGTATTATAGTCTCCTCCATAATTAATAGCAAACTCGATAGATTTAGCTTTCTGTCTCCAATTATGATAGAGTTTCTTTATATCCTCAATCTTAGTGTCTCTTGGAATTATATTAGGATAACTCATGTAGGCTACCAGAGAATGAACATCACCGCAACCGTGTTCAAATAGGTCTATCATCTTCTCATCTTTAGAGACAGATGCAATAATACGAGATTCCTGACTTTGATAATCAGCAGATAACCAAGCATTACCTTCTTCAGATGTAAAACATGCTCTAGTTTCTGGATCGTGAGGTAAATTTTGCATATTTAGTTTCCAAACACCTCCACCAGAACTAACTCTTGCAGTATCTGTACCTATAGAATGAAAATCTGCATGTATTCTACCAGTTTTAGGATTAATTGCATTTAGCCAGTTTTGTCCATAAGTAGATACGACTTTAGCGGCTTCTTGATACTCCAAAAATATAGGAATAATTGGAAAATCATTCTTTTGAGGTTTTAAAACATTTGCTTCAATAGACTTCTTTTTCTGTTTAGTCTTTTTGTCAAATGTTTCTACATTAATTCCAAGTAACTCAAATAGAGGTATTACTTGTTTTTGACTACTCCAATTTATCACACATTTAGGTTCAGTATCAAATCCTGTAAATAAGTCACCTTGAGTATCAATTCGTGTAAACTGATTCTTAATTACTTTCTTATAAGCATCAACCTTACCGTCAGGAGTTTGTAAGTCTTCCTGAGGAAACCTTTTATATCCATCTTTAATTAATCTCTTTACCTCAGCAGGATAATCTGCAGAATACTTTGGATATTTAAGTTCAGGATATTGAATATCATAGCCATTATGAGGATTTTCTTTATCCCAAGCTACTACCCAAGCATTTAATTCTGAAATAGCCTTATCAAGTTTAGCTTGATCTTTAGTCATTTTAGCTTTCCACTTCGTAATATCGAGGTGAACTCCACAATATTTAAAGTAAGCAAGGGATTTAACAAATTCACATTCCAGCTCTACTGCGAGTTTCATGCCTTGTTTTTCTATTTCAATATCTTGTTTTTCCTTTATATCCTCTATATATGTGACATCCCCTGCTGCATAAATAACAACTTCAGTAGTTAAACCATCATTAACAATTTTACCTCGAACAGTTTTATCAATGTTAATACTTAAATAATTCCATGCAGCCGCCTTCAAGCTCTTTTCACGCATTTGAGCTGGATATCCCAAATATAAGAGCTGTTCTGCTATCATACCATCCCAAATATGTTTAGGATAGATACCTTGAACATATAAAAAGGTTAAATCAAACATTAAATTCCATCCAAGAAACAATCTGTCTGATTCTAGGTAGTTTTTAACTATTTGCTTTTCTCTTGGAGTTAGAGTAGTCCAATCAATAACTACTTGATTATCTTTATTACCTAACTGTATAGTCAATAAAGCTTTAGTATGACAGTCAAGTCCTTTAGTCTCAGTATCTAATTGACATAGTTTAAGCGGCAATAAAACAGACATTGCCTGCTTCATTGTCGCTTCTACATATTTATCAGTTTGAAATAAATTTTTATTATGACTAACTAAATAAATCATTGATAATTACAAATAGTTAAATTATTTAGAACTATATCTTCATTATCAATATTTAATTTATCTTTTATAGCTTCTTCTACTGCTTCTTTTAATTCTTCTTCGCTAATAACTAAATGTCTGCCTTCTTTATACTGAGGAATTGTAACATCTACAAAAGTACCCAATTCGACATTTACTTCTACAGTAACATCTTTATCATTAGGTTCATTCCAAGGTGCACTTGGGTCATTATAAGCTCCTGCTGGATAGTTCTCTGTCATGCTAAATAGTCATTTAACCACTCTACTCCGTATTCATCTATTACCTTTTCATCTATCTTTATAGCCTCAAGCTCAATACCTTCTCTCTGCTGTTCATACCAATCTTCAAATTGATCCTCTTCTCCATATTCTTCACCTTCTTCCAAATCTGGATCATAAGTAAATTCATCTAAATAACCAAATGAATCAACACACTCTTCTATTAATTCATTTGCGTAACTAGATTCTAACGTAGGATCTTCTTCACTTTCAATTACTTCTTTTATTGAGGCATCACAAGCTACTGGGTATTTAGCAGTAACTAACCACCAATTTCCATTAAGAAATTCTTCCTTAGATATCATTATATTAATTTAGATAACTGTAAATTGCATCTCTTTCTTATTCTATCTAAAGCTTTTTCCTTTATCTGTCTAACTCTTTCAACACCGATACCAAACATATCTCCCACTTCCTGCTTAGACATAGGATTCATTCCTATACCAAATAACATAACAATAATATCATGTTCTCTAACAGGAAGTACATCTAAACATTTGCATAATTCTTTATTAATAAAGCTTTTATTAACTTGTTCATCAAGAGGTGGTTCTCCATCCGGAATCACATCACATACTTGACTATTTTCTTCATCCCCACCAATAAAATCATCAACACTAACTAATCTGTTAGAAAATTGTGCTAAATAATCTATTTGCTTTTCAGGGATACTAGTTAAAGTATGTAATTCATTTGTGGTTGGATTTCTACCATTCTTTTTGATAAACTCATTAGTAGCTCTTAATATTTGAATTACTTTTAAGTGTTGAGTTACCGGTAATCTAATTTCACGACCATACCAATATATAGTAGTATAAATACATTGTTTTATCCACCAAGCAGAATAATTAAGAAATTTAACACCTCTAGTTGGGTCAAACTTATTTACAGATTTACATAAGCCTTCCAATCCTGAAGATATTAAATCCATAAGAGGAATACCTCTATTTTGAAACTGCTTAGCTATAGTTACTACAAATCTTAAATTAGAAGTAATTACTTTTTCTCTTGCCTTTTCATCTCCATTTTGAGCTTTAATGATTAATTCATTTATTTCTTCATTATCTAATATTTTATATTTAGATATATCTCGAAAATAACTCTGAAGTAGAGAATCAGACTTGTCAGAAAAAATAACTCTTTTATTCATTAATTGTAGACTTGGCTAGTGCTGTAGCTTCATCTAATTGCTTTTCTTCTTGGGTTGGTCTGTTAAGACCTATACGTATACTGAGAATAGTAAGATAAGTTTCCATTGCTCTGAGTTGGGCTATTAACAAATCTTTATTAAGATTATCTATGGAAGTCTTATCTACTTTATGAATTAAGAAATCTCTAAGTTCTGTAGTTTTACTTTCTAATTCCTTATAATCAGTAATAAGTTGATTAAATACTTCTTCTTTCATTATTAGTATTTTTAATTAAAGTAGAATCTAGAACAGTAAATATCTAATATATCATTTTCTTCTTTATTAATCGATTTCCAAATATGTAGGTTCATAACTAATATGATAATCATTATCAAGAATAGAAACATTATATATTTCTGTATTATTCAGTTTCAAATACTTATCTTTACAAGTATGTAGATGCCCACAAAATACATATTTAGGTTTAACTCTCTGAATAGCTTTAGCTAAACTTTGACCTCCAGCATGGATAGATTCTTGACTCCATCGACTCGGAGGTAATAAATCTAAATCTCCCAAAGCAGGAGTATCGTGGGTTAACCATATATCTATATCATTTGGAACCTGAGTATATAAACCTCCTAAATATAATTCACTATACATAAATGCCCAATGCCCAAATAGGTGACACTGTGGAGATCCATATACTTTATAATTTTTACCATCAGGAGCTCTATAAGTAGTGCAATCATTAAGTAAATAAGTAAACTTAAAATTAGAAAGATACTCCAGAGCCTTCATTACTGGATATTCTGAAGCACACATAAAATCATGATTACCTGCTACCATATATACTTCTTCACAAGGTAATTCCTTAATCCAAGGTAAAAAATCTTGAAAGAACCATGCTATAGATTCCACTCTATTTTTCTGTATATTCAGAGGTACAACATCTCCCGCTATCAAACATAAATCACACTTCTGTATATGGATAAGATTACCATGTAAATCAGACATTGCGCATATTTTCATATTCTATTAAATATTCAAAGAATCCATCATAAGATAAGTTATCTTTTATTGTGATAACTTCCTTTCCATTATCTACAGATTTGCACCATTGATGTCCATTAACTACTTGATATAGGGATTTATTATTATATACTATATCTAGCATAGCTTCCCAAGTAGCCATATTTCTAGTACTAGAATCTTCATTGTCTTTAATTATGTAGTTAAACATAAATATTAACTGCCACTTCCTAAATAAGGTAATAGCAATATAAGGATTCCATTCATGCTCGATTCTCTCATACTTCCATTTCCAACCAACGGCGCTAAATCTAATATCTAATATTCTATTATAATATCTATCTGTTATAGGTAATCCAAAGAACCATATTTTCTTACCACAATGAATATAACAATTGGGTCTTTGAAACCAATTTCTACACTTCCACCAAACATAGAATGGATTTTTATACTCATTCCAATGCTTGATGAAAGTGCGTACTTTATTAATTAAGTTCATCTTCTTTATCCATCTCTGGGTCAGATTGAGCTTTATCTACAAATTTGAAACATTTTAATTTCCAAGCGTGACCAATCATATCCTCCTTTTTAATAACTATACCTTCATGAGGTACCTTATTAACACAAGAAGGTGATTTACATTCCATATAGAAACGCTTATCATTAGATAGTTTATCCAAAAACTTTTTTGCCCAGTCCCTATCCTTACTATCTAATTCAGGATATAAATCCTTAGCATATCCATAATAATATTCAGTTACAGGAGTTAGCCCTACTGATTTACAATACTGTTGCACTTCCCTTGCACTAAATTCATGTACTTCACCATCTACATTAGTTAGTGTGATTCTATAAGGTCTTACTTTAAAATGTTTTTCTGGCTTATATATCAAATTGTCTACAACAGCATTAGGTTGCTCACAACCATAATCATATCCCTTTTGAATATATGTGCCAGTTGGATTGTATCCTACAATCTCTGCATAAATAGTCATACCCTTTTGAATATATGGACGTAGATAATCATCAGCATACTTCCAAGTATCACAACCATAAAATCCTGGTGTCACATTAGGATTATAATACTGATTTTTAATCACATTCTTTGAAGCATATAGATGGTCATAAATATCAAAGCTATTACCTGTAAGCCATTTAGCTAATTTTTCTTTCCAAGTAAGTTCCTTATGACACATTACATATGCTGAAATATGAGACATTCCATGTATTTTCTCAGTAATACTAATTAAATCTTCAGGTTGAATTACATTAGGACATTTCTTGATAATAACTGTGTCATAATGAAATCTGAATTGAGAAGGGATGACCTTATCGAGTTCCTTCTTAACTTTACGTGTCTTTTTTGAGCCTCCTCCAGGAGTTCCCTGTGATCCTTTAACGATGAATTTCTTATTAACCCAAAATGTCTTGCCTTCATGTTCTACTGTATCAAATTCAGTTCCGTCAATTAATTCAATATCTCTATTAGTTATAGATATAAGCCAGTTGGTAAATTCTACAGCAGGTACAATAAATCCTTCTGATAATTCACCCTTTAATTTAACCGCTTTAACCTTACCATTATCTTCAAATAGACCAGTTTTATGTGGATCGTTGTTTTTCTCTGACTTTCTAAATAAGTTATCATAAGATAAAAAATCAGGATTAATACAACAAGCTGTTGGGAAATATATATAAAGCCCAGGTTCAGCATCTATTGAAGTAATAATATTAAATCCATCAATAGTACAACATTTAAGTTTAGTTACTTCTGGATTTGAATGTTTTCTAAAAACTTTAATATCAACTACTTTAGCTAGATAATTAATGTTACAATTTTTGCTCTTGATTAGCTTCATTATTAATTAATTCTTGAGAGAACTTAATATTATCTAATGAAATAATCTCAGATACCCAAGGACATTTATCTAAGATTGCCAATCTAATTGCCTCTTTAACTTTAGCTACTATCTGTGCTTCAGTTAAATTAGCATATTTACTTTTATCTACTTTGATACACCAAGGTAGGGCTGATTCAAACCCTCCTTGATGTATTTTTATAGTAGCATCGAAATTAATAGCATATTCTTTTAGTTTAGAAACATACTTAACTTTTGGTTTCTTTTCGATAACTACTGGTGGAACAATTGCTTTCTTTTTAGGCATTATGCAAATTCATCATCTGAAGCAACAGATTTGAAATATTCACACAGAAAGTTAGCATATACTTGTGATTGTGCTTCACTATAGCTATTATCGAAATAGAACTGAAAACAATGGAGGAGTTCATGCCAAAATGTATTGGTTATTTGATCTTCTGTCAACTTCACCACAGTTTTATCTTCTAATTCTATAGTTTTAGCTATAGTTATAGTATTGGTAGCATCGCACCAATTTCCATAATTATCATTATCTGTTTTTTCTACCAACTGTACCTTAATAGTATTTCCTGCGCACTTAAACTCACTTGGCAATTGCATCAATAATTTTCATTACTTGTTCGGGAGTCATCTTATATATGTCTTCAGAATCTTCTAAATTTGCTCTGTTTTCTAGATAGTTAAGTAAATCATCCATTACATCTAAGGTGCCTATTGGTAGATGATTTTTAATAACAGAATATTCTATATCAGAGAGTTCTACTGGTTCAAATTGTAATAAGTCTAAACCATATTCTCGACCTTGGTATACCTCATATTCCCAGGCTTCATTACTGCCAAATCCTTTTGTAGTAAATGCACTACCTAATTTGAGTTTAGCATACATATAGATGCGATACATATTTTCATCTAATAGTTCATAGAAAGGCATATCAAATTCATCACACCAATCTACACTATAATTAATTAAATAATGTTTCATATACCTGTTTGTGCTGTATAAAAGTTAATATTTCCAGTTCCCACTATGTGAGCTTCTTCATCTACTTTATCTATATAATACTCTACTTCACCCTCAAAATCCTCAATTATAGCAGCACACCAAGAATGCTCTTCTATCCAAGATTTCCATTCAGGGTTATATGCAAGTATTTCATCAAGTAAAAATACTCCTACAAGACCTGCATCTGCACAGAATCCTCCAATGTCTTTACCCTCGTAAGGAACAGAAGATTCATCATCTTCGTATTCCTCATCTTCAAGGTTATCATTTAGAACTCGTAGAATACTTTCTAGAAGTTCTTTTGGTTCCTCCTCTGTTTGATAAGTAGTACAACTCCAATCTCCATAAATAGTAGATTCAGAAATATAATTATGGATTCCTAATACTTCCATATTCTCTCCAAAATCACATTTGTCCCAATCGTCGTATTTAGGGGATTCTTTGTAGTATTTATCTAGAGCAGCTTTGTAAGCTAACTCTTCTGGAGTAGAGTAATCCTTAAATGGTTTATTAATTATAGATGCTGGAAGTCCAAAATCCTCTTCATTAGGATACTTAATAGGATTCTCCTTAATTATATAACATGGGTCTGTAATTACAATAGTTCCTTTGAAATACATTAGTCTGCAAAATTTAGAGTTGCTCCTGCTTGAGCATTATTTAATGTATCTAAATCATATTTATCAAATCTACCTATAACTTTATTTTTATGAATTACTTCATAATGTCCCTTACCTATCAGTTTTATTTTCATATATGTAAAATCACTAGTAAAATTTACTCTAAATCAAAGCGGAAGATTCTCAACTTAGGTTGAGTAGGTATACCATCATCTGAATAGTTAAAGAAAGTACATTCAGCTTTGTGTCCTTTGTATTTAGTTTCAAAGTTTTCAACATATTCAGCTTTAATTTCCCTATTACCTACTGGCATAGCTTCAAAAGTACGTCCATCTTCTAATTCACAAGTAAATGTCATATCTTCAGAACCTCTAAGTCCTAATTTATATCCAATTACTTTGAAATCTTCAGACTTATATTGCTTAATCTTTATAAGATTGTTACAACGAGAACCTACTTTATAAGCCTTAGAAGGGTCTGTAATTACAGCACCTTCAAATCCTGCAGAAACCCATTCATCGTGAAGTTTCTTCATATTATCCCAACCAGATACATATTCATGTCCCAAGAGTCTGATTGGTGCTTCTGATTCATCCTCGCTACTTCTATAAATAGGGAAGTTATGAGCTTCTGCAAATTTATCTTCCAAGAACTTATAACGTTCTGAAGCTATCATGTCAATATCTGCAGAGTTATAACAATCATATACCCAATACTGCAACCAATCACAATCATAAGCATTCTTCTCCATTCTGGCAGCTCCTGAAAGTTGCTGAAGAGTCTTGCCTCTTACGAACAACTCACCATCAAGAATAACAGTAGGGTTCTCTTTGAAGAAAGCAAGTAAAGAAGGGTTAGTACGCAAATGAATTGTACTATAGTCATAATGTTCTCCACCACGGCTAGCTGTATGAATTTCTTTGCCATCCCAGTAGAATAATGCCTTTACACCATCGAGTTTTCTACTAATTAACCATTCTTTATTAAATATCTTAGGATTTGTAACCTTATCAGCCTGTTTAGCTAATTGAGGTTTAATTACACCGTACTGATTGGTTTTAACATCTCCAAATATACTAAGGAGTTCATCATCAGTATATTCATTAGGATGTTTATCAATTTCTTTATAGCCTTTATCTAAATATTTCTTAACTTCGGAGTTGAATTGTAAAGTATATTGCTCCTGCCAATTTCTCTTCTGTTTAGTTCTATCTACAATAATTTGAGGTGAGAGGGTTGTTTTTCCTCTCACCTGACCATAACTACGTTGAATTATATAACCAGCTGGTTCACAATCTGAATGCCATTCTTCATCACATTCTACAACTGCAAAACGAAACTTACCTGTTAAACCTCTACTTAATAAAAATTTCTGAAGCATTCTCTTTTAAGAAATATAGTATATCATTATAATCTTTTAATTTATAGGGAATCTCTAATAATTTAATATTGTTTATTTTACAATAATCTTTTATATACTAGTCTCTTTGTGTCTATTTCTTAAAACGCAATTCTCCACCAAAGTGCTCTACTGGAACATAATGTTGTATTCCATTATATTCTATAAATATGTTGAAATCTGGTAAATAAAAGTCTATATAAGAATATCCAGATGAATTTATAGTTTTACTTATATTTATTCTATACTAATTCTAGTATTTTACATAATATTCTTCCATAATATTTCTAATTATAGCTTCACCATGAGATTGTCTACATTTTGGACAACCTATCCCATGAAGATGAGAATTTGCTTCCTAGTTAAATTCTCCGTGTTCTGGACATATTATCTAAACAATATCATGTACTCCAGTGTAATTAGTTTTACTATAATCATATCTATCACCGTGCACTTTTCTGGCTTTTTCAACAAAATCTTTAATACTAGATCTTTTAATATTGCCTATTAAAATATTTCCACATATAGGACATCCTTTATTCTAAAGATGATCATGTGGAGACTACCAAAACTCCCCATGTTCTGGACATATTATACATACTTTCTAATAATTTCTAATATAATTTACTTTAGAGTAATCATACTTATCTCCATGAACTTCTTTAGCCTTTTTTATAAACTCTTCGGTAGTTAAAGATTGTGTTTCTGCAGCTTTTAACTTACCACATTTTGGGCATCCCTATTTCTAATTAATGTGATTAGCAGGTCGCATTAAAAATTTACCATGTATAGGACATATAATAGTAACTGGGGTTTTAGCATTTTCATATTGTACTAAAGAATAATCATATTTATCCCCATGTATCTCCTAAGCATTCTTAACAAATTCTTCTGTTGTTAATTTTCGTCTTCCCATATTTTACTTACGAAACTTTTCTACAATATTCCAAAGGTCATCTACGGTTTCTGTTGGAATCTCTGTACCATCTTCATTATAGGCTTTATTTACTTCATCACCTTCAAACAAAGCAGGTCTCTCATATATCCACCAGTTAATCCAATCTATTCCATCCTCATCGAATACAATATCCCAAATTGATTCAGCAAGATCAGCTACAGTATCTCCAATAGGAAGTTCCCACAGATTAATACCAAAATCATCCCATCTATCGTATTCCTTATTCAATTTCAATGTGTCTTCAATAACCTTTGTGAATTGTTCCTTAGTAATCATATTAATTAATATTAAATATTAAGTATTTATCTAATTAATCTAATAAATCTAATATAATATCAATTACGAACTCCAGTGTGCCCATAACCACCTTCTCCACGTTCCGTTTTATCGAGTTCGTCAACTAATGTAAATTCAGCTTGTTCACATTTATAAATAATACCTTGTCCAATTTTATCTCCCTGTTGTACTGTAAATGGTTCAAATCCATTATTCTGTACAATAAGACCAATGTCCCCACGATAATCAGCATCTATAACTCCGAAAGAATTAGCCATAGTTACTCCTTTCTTGAGACCCAGACCACTTCTAGCTACAACAGCTAACATATATCCTTTTGGAATAGCCATATGTAAACCAGTTGGAATTAAAGCACGACCGCCTGGATAAATTGTAACTTCAACAATCTTTCCATTTATATTTCGTGAAAGAAAGCAATTCCAAGTAAGTTTTTCTTTTACTCCATCTACATTGGCACAAAAATCAAATCCAGCAGAGCCAGATGTTGCATATTTAGGAAGGTCATTATTAGACTCATTAATTACAGGCACTTTCAACATTACAATAACGATTTAAAATTTCAGAAATATTATCTAAAGTACATTCATTTGATTCACTATAAAAAGGAATCTCATGATTATTATCTTTAAATATAACAAAAGGGACCAATCTAGCACTATAACCACCTTTTAATCGGTATGCTTTCTTTTTCTCTAAATAATGAGACTCATTATAAGCTTTTATAGTGACACTATAAATAGTAGCTAAGTCCTCCAATTGTTTTTTAAAATCTAAAATATCATTATTATAAGCTAATTCTAAAATCATTAATTACTTTTATGCCAAAAATAACTAGTTATATCTTTAGTTATTGGTCTTCCACAAGTATTATCAATTTCCAACATTACTTGATTTGTATTAGGATTATCTAGTCCTCCTCTTTCTTCTACATAAGGACCTAATTTCACATAATCAAAATACTGTAAATCAATTTCCGGAGATAAATGACTTCTACCACTATACCAACCAACTTTTAAATCATACTCTGTTTTAATATATTGTGCAAGAGCATTAACACTTTTTGGCTCTATATCTCCACCCATAAATCCAACACAAGTAATACCTTTATTTTCTGTAATTAACTTATGTAAAGCTAATTCTCCTAAAGGTTCTCCTATGTCCTCAGAAAGATAAGATGAATGGCAACCAGCACAATGGCAAGGACATTGACTAATATTGATGCACAAACTAATTTCGTTAGGAAACTCTGAGAAAGTAACCATTGAATTGACATATTTAATCATTTAAATAATCAATACATTCATCATAAAGAGTATCTAATCCGTCATCCCAGTTAATATCTCCAAATATTAATCCTAAAGAGCTTAAATAAGCTTCTATAAGACTATGGATATGATCATTTATATAACTCATTAAATCCTCGTTAGAGAGTGAACTACATTGAGGATAATGGGACTTTATATAATCGATAAAATCCTTTACTTCTACTTCTTCATAAATATCAAGATTTATATACGCCATTCTTTAGAGCAAATCTAAATATTCCCAAATACTTTCACATAGTAAATCTAGCAATTCTTCATTAAGGTCTTCATCATATTTTATATTTTTATTTCTAAAGTATCCTTCTAGATAATAATAAATATTATCTCCTATGTCGTCATGCCAACTATCTCTAGGAACCTTTTCCTTTAAGAGGTCATTTCGTATAAACTCTGAAAGATCCTTTACATTAACCTCAAGATAGGAAGTATATGGAAGTTTTATAATATCCATGGTACAATTTGTTTAGTTTCTGTATTTAATACAAATGGTTTGCAGCAATCTAACATAGCATACTTATCTGTAATTACAGGTTTAGTTCTACCTCCCCAAGAGTGTCCAAATATTTGATAATAACCTTTATATGGAGTCTGTAAGTGAGTTTGTATTTGAAAATCATTTAAATCATTCCAAATACAAGAACCATATCCAGCATAACCTCCTCTAGAAAGAGGAATTTGGTCTAACGGACTAAGATTAGTTATATCTATACTATCTAAGTCTTTTAACTCCATATCATTATAGTCCAACCAATCTTTAGTAATACCTGCATGAGAGAATAAATATTTATGAGGCTCTTTAGTAGTTAAATCTTCATATATGTAATATAATTGAGGACTTAAATTACTAATTAACTCCTTTACTTCTTTTTGTTCCCAGTAATCAAATCGGCATTTACCATTTCCATTGAAATAACTTAAATCGTGATTACCTAATAAACATATAACATCAGAAATCTTACGTCTATTCTCTACAAAAGCAACTAATTCTTTAAGATTAGTTAAAGATTCTGCTTTATCAGGTTCTCCAACTACATATTCTCCATAAGGATCGTGATAATCTCCTAAGAATATAATTTTACCTGTCCAATCATTGCATGGTTCTTTCCAAAAACCACGACCATGTACATCCGGAATTACTAGTATTTTAGTCACACAAATATTGTCTAAATTCTTTCATAAATTCTTCATTATCTAATAATTCAGTAATATTATCATTACTAATCTCACCTCCAGTGTCTATTTCAGCATCTAATATAGAAAGAAATTCTTCTTTATAATTTTTTAAATTATCTTCCAACCAGGTAATTATAAATTCAGCATAATCATATTCTTCTGGTATATCACCATAATAAGCAAGGCATAAGTTGACTAAAGCTTCAAAAAGGGTATACTTTTCAAAAGTATAATCTACTTTTAAAGTCCAATGTAATTCAATTTCATCATTCATTTTCGTACCATTCTTTAAATTTCTCTAAGAATTCATCTTTGGTAACTAACTCTGTAATATCTTCAGCATCTATATCTCCATTAGAATAATCATAAGGGGAAGCTTTTTTAATTAATTCCTCTATATAATCTTCTATATAATCTTGAATGCCTTCAATAATTTCATCTATACTATCATTTTCATCTCCTATATAAGTACGATATACGTAAAGTAAAGCTGAGTAAAGGGTGTCTTCTTCAACAAATACTTGTCGAATTTCACGCCATGTTAAATCTATCATTTTTTGAAGTTCTTTTAAATATTTAGTATAATAATCTACTAATTTATCTCCTGCTACTTCTTTTATCTGTTCAGCAATATCTTCAGAATACATATTCTCTACAACATCTGATTCTATATCAAAATTTTTTATAAAATCATCATACCAAGAATCGGATTCACAGAAAATATCGTCTACTATATCTTTAGCAGTGACTTCTTCTACTCCTCCATATGCCTCTATAATATCATCTTGATCGATATAATCTTTAAACCATTCAACTATAGAGTCTACATTATAACTATATTCACTAGCTACATTTATTTGTTTCTTATATATAAAATACATATTAATATGGTTTAAATTGTTGTTTTACTAACTTACCTTCTTTATATTCAAATGTTCGTTCACCTTTTGCTGTATAATTATCAGGCTCATATCCCTCATAATAATATTTACCATCTTTGAAAAATATTTCATCTTCTACGATAGTACAATTATAAGGAAGCCAATCTGCATCCCAATTTTCTTCAAAAGGTACGTAAACATCATACATTGATACTGCTTCTTTGGTAGTATAATAAACATCATCAAACCAGTCAAAAGCTCTTAAATTACAAGAAATGTCAGTAATAGCACTGCCATCAAATTTTCCGTATAACTTCATTACAGTAAGGATTTAAATATTTTGACAATAGTACTCTTCTGAGCAGTAGGAAATTTACGTTGAACATGTGCAATGACCATTTTAGTATCCTTAATAGTCAAAGTTATTATTGTCATTAACTCAGAAATAAATTCTCTAATTTCTTGTTCTGAAGGTTCTACGGGCATTATTCCTCGAATATAACCAATTTCTTTAACCTCCTTAAGTGCCAAATCTTTACGACCGGCTTTCTCGTAAATAGTCATAGCCTTTTCACGCTCTTTAACCATCTTATGCAAAACATCTAGTTCAGAAAGAGGCTTTTCTGAATGCTGATTATTAATCAACGCAGCTTTAATTAATTTAGCTGTTTCTAGCATAAAGGTATTAGAAGTTTTTCTAGCACCTTCAATCAGGACATCAACTGTTTGTTCTAGTGTCTTTTTATTATCGTTCATCATTAATTGTAATATTAGGATTAATCATATAATCTACTTCATCTAAATTAAATCCCATAGAATCTAACCAATCATCTATAGCAGTATCATCCATATTTAACCATGGAAGTTTATAAATCCAGACAGACCCATCACAATAATCTAGTATAATTATTTCCTCCATTGTTAGTCAAGCTTAGATTCATAATCATAATCTATCATAGCAGTTAAATAATTAATAGCTGCTAATTCTCCACTATGTAGACTAATCTGTTTATCGTTAATTGTTATATCCCAACCGTCTCCATTGACCCATTCTGTTACCACTATATAATCAGAATTTTGACCATATGTAAAGTTGCGTAGAGAACAATTAACTGATTTAAGCTGTTTTCTTTCCACACTCATAGATAGAAAAAAGGAGACCTAGTTACCTAAGTCTCCTTAACTGTTTATAAATTGTTTTCTAAATAATCTAAAATATTTTGATAGGTAGAATCATCTATCTGCATACCAACCTCACCTACCAAATTACATACACAAGATTCTAGATATTCAAGTCCTTTGTCGGTTTCTAAATAGTCTAAAATCTCATCTATGTTTTTATTGTAAAATTCTTGATTGATAAAGTCTCTTAGAGCTTCTTCATCAAGTGTTTCTTCTTTAACTAATGTTATTTCCATTATTTACTAAGTAATTCTTTTATCTTACTAGCTGGAACTGCTCCAGATAATCTACCTACTTCTATTCCATCTACTAAATAGATAAGAGTAGGCATATTTCTAATCTGATACTTTAGTGTTTTCTGTTCTTCAATTTCACAATCTACTATTGTTAACTTAACATCAGGAAAGTCCTTAAGTACATTATCCAATGTAGGTTTAAGGGCTTTACACTGACCACACCATTCTGCTTCAAACTTTAATAACTCTTTCATTAAAAATCAATTTCTGTCATATTAATAATTTATTTCAGTAATACTACCAATATCGTCAACGCTAAAATCATCTACATTTACTCGTCCTTCATCCCAAAGCCATTCTTTTTGTTCTTTTAAAGACAAAGATTTAAATTTCTCAAAATCTTTATCATTTAATTCCATTTCTAAATGACCTGTTCTTAAATAACCCTGAACATAATCGAGGTCCCCGTAAATTGTATGCATATTAAAGATTTGGTTTATATGTAAAGCTTCTATCTCCACTCTTATACTTACGTATTGCAAATTCTAACTGTCTTGGATTACTCCAATTGTCCACACACACTAAATAACCAATAATTCTAGTATAATATTTGATGTGTCTACAATGACAGATAGGACACTCATCAATAGGAGCATTTACTACATGTCCACATTCTCTACACTGAGACATTGGGATATTAAATGTGAAATAACTAGTACCCTCATCTTTAGCTACATCTAACAGATGTAAATACTGTTGCTTACTTAAATGAGCATCAAGATTTGCATGAAGTGCCTGACCTCCATCACAATACTGAGCTACTCCTCTACCATGAAGCTTAAACTTATCAAGGATAGAGGTCTCATCCCATGGATTATAGAAATAACAATTATACAGATTCTGATTTTCAGGCACTGTATAACCATCTTTCTTATCCCAATTATAGAGTTTTACACCCAATCCTTCTCCAGGGATAGCCTCGCTATTAAATAAGAATGGTCTCTTACTATCATGAATAGAGTTTTTCTTATTTTCCTCTTTAACAGTGCCGAATACTAATTTAAGAAAATCTTTATATGCTTCATTATTAGATACAGATAGTCCCAAGAATTGTGCAGCTTCACAATAACCTATCAATCCAATAGTAGAATACAATTTACGCATATAAATATATCCTGCATTACAATCAGAAAACATTTTAGCGTCTTCCATTTCATAAAGCATTGTTTTATATGCAATATGATACTTATATACTCTTTCAAGAATATTAATAAGATAATTTTTTAAGTCTGAAAAATTCTCAGAAAACCACTCAAAAGGAAAGGCACACTTACCATCAACAATATGATCCTCCCAATTTTTCCATGTATGTATATAATCCTGAACAATTCTATTAATATTAAGAGTAATTACATTACAAGAACCAGTCATAACTCCAGTCATACCTGTAGTAGAACTAAAGGTATTATCAGACATTTCATTTAAGACTCTACAACATGATGCCAAAGATGTAGGATTGTCACTAGTATAGCAGAAGAAACTTCCACCCTTAGCCCATTCTTCAGCGCATAACTCTTTATACTCTGGATCAAGATATTCTTTATTATTATGTACAAGAGCCATAGTAGTTACTGGGAATGTGAGAGGTTTAATTAATCTAATCTCTCTTAAAAGTTGCATAAAGATTCTCTGCAACTTATCTATGGCATTCCATTCAGGTTGTGTTCCGTCAGGATAATAAAATTCTCCAAAGAGTGATTTAAAATATACTTTATCATAAAAAGAAACATTAGAGAAAGGTGAATTGTAACTTCTGTTGCCTGCAGGTTGATTAACTCCATAAATAAACTGCTTCATACCCTTTCGGATATAATGTCCAACAGTATACTGATGCAGAAAGTGAGAATTAGTTACAACTTCATCCACCTTATCATACCATACAGGTCCAAACTCTTGAATTACATAATAATTAAGAGCTATAAAATAATCACCAAGAGCAACAGCTCCTTTACACTGAGAACTAAACAAAAACACAGCATTAGTTACCTGACCACTAAAAGACTGAATATCATTTGGGGCACTAGGAGTAACTCCATCAATATTACCTACACCCTCAAGCATTAATGGATACAATGTAACTGCTTTACAATAAGGTTTAAGTACTGGAGTACTTGCCTCATCATGAGTATAAATAATATGATTCTCCAAATCCTTAATATACTGTCTTCCAAGTTCTTGACCTGGATACAATTTATTAAGTTTATCTTTCATTCGTTGTCTTTGGATAATTCTATTGGTTACTTTATATACTTCACCCTCAAGATTAGCCACATTCTTAGAAGCGACATTAGCATTAGCATCCGTTTCCGAAGAAGTGGATGCATTTACACCAGAATCTTTATAAGTGTCCATGTAATTAAGTCTACTTCTAATAAATCTAGCTTTCTTGTGTTCTTCTCTATAAATGGAATAAGCTCTGGCTACATCAAAATATTCGTAATTATATAAAGTCTCTTCTACTTCATCTTGAATTTCTTCTACAGTAATATTATCCCAGAATCTCATTTCTGAAACCATATCCCGAATAACATTTTCAACAGAAGTATAACCACAAGCTTTAAATGCCTTAGTTAAAGCATTAAATATTTTATCTGCATTAAACTCTTCCTTTGTTCCGTCTCTTTTTATAATGACCATACATTCTTTTTATTCATTAATTTTTTATTATCTGAAGATAATTTATCTGGATTATAATTATCTAAATCTATTGTGAAATTAATGAGCTTAAAACTGTCGGCAATTTTATCCTTTACAAGTCTTTTAACTAAATCAGTTAGAGATTCTTCAGCATAATCAACACTTTGAATATCTCCAACTATTATAGTATTATCCATAGTATTGAAGAACGCCCAAGGATTAGTTTCCCCACATGTATAAGCTATGTAACCAACAGCATAGTTATCTTTATAAGGTATGACTAGACCTCTAGTATCTTCATCAATAGCACCTAAATCAATAGCATCTGAGGTTTCACTTGGCAATATAATATCTTTCATACTATTTATTTTAAAGACTCTAAAAATTCATCTACAGCAGGATATTCATCATCATAGATAATATCATCAATCTTGAAATCCTTAGTAGCAAAATCAGGTCTTCCATGAGATTGCCAATATTCTGTTACATACTCAGCATTAGAATTAGGACTTCCCACACCTAAAGCCATAGTCATATCAAATTGATTTACTTCTCTAGAATGTCCATAATAGAAATTCTGACACTTTTTAATATGCTCTAGACACTTATCAGTAGCTTCCTTACCAATTAGAGTATCTAATGCTGGAACCTTTTTATAATCTCTATAAGCAGGTCTATCTTTAGTGGCAGGTTTATAGTCATCCTCCATACCTCCCTTAGCTAAATAGTCTATTAGTAACTCAAAAGTGTCATTCCAATTATCAGTAATTCCATAAGCATCTTTATATATGTCTCTCAGATAGATAAAATTCTTTTCTGACAAATAGTGTTTCCTATATAGAGGATCCTCCTCAGAATCTTTATACCCATCTGCAATAAGTTTATCTAAATCTATAGCTGGCTGAGCCCATTTATACATTTCAACCAAGCATTTATGAATTGCTTCACTTAAAATATCACTTCTTGTTAACATGCAACTTCTATTTTCCTTATTAAATGCTAATCTAGTTATTTCCCTTAACTGTTCCCATCAACATATCATCTTCTGTAACTACAGAATAATTAATACTCCATTTAGTATGTCCAAAATTAGCAACAATATAATTACTACTTCCATACATACTACCTACTGAAATATAATCAAACTGTTTGCCGGTAGTATAAGCATAATTATGTAAATCACCCTTTACTACATAGATATATTTATTACTAATATTCTGTTCTGCTATATAGTTAGCAAAATATAATTCAGTTTGAGGATTAAGTGTAAGTGGAAATTGGCGAGACTGATTGTTATTGTCTTTGCCGTGCATGAAAATCCATGAATGTTTACCAATAGTGAAATGGTCAATGGGAAAGTTACTGATAAAACTCTTAACCCCTTCATTAGCTAAATATGCAGCTAATAACTTATTATTTAACCATCCCCAATTGCCATCATGATTACTCTCACCTATACAGAGATAATTAAACTCATCACTCTTTATATTAGCTTTAAGAGCTTTGAAGAACTCCATCATACACTCTATATAAGTCTCACTAATCTCTTTATCATCCATTACCTCAGGAAGTTGATGCCCACCTCTAGTAGTTTCTTTATTATAACCATCAATAGAATCACCAAGATTAACTATATAAACTGCTCCATAAGACTGTCCTGCAAATGTCTGTACAATCTTAGTTAATCTAGCCTTAATCTCCTCTTTATCATAATTAGGAAGAGTTACAAAACTACTATACTTAGCATTATAAGCTCCAATATGTAAATCAGACAACCATATAATTAATATTGGATATGTTGGATTACTGCCATTAATGTTAACTGGAAGCTCTTTATAGTCTTTATTAGTTTCTTTAATTAATTGAATTAGTCTTTCCTCACTAATGGAACTTTTCATTTGTTCTTTAGTGAGTTTAATAACTAGTTGTTTGAGGTCTCTTACCTCATTCTTTTCCACAGCTTTTAAGAAGTCATTCTCCTTCTCTCTAAGTTGCATTTCCTGAAGTTCTTCTGGTGTATGTTCTTCAATTACATGAGGAGCAAATGGACTAGAAGCTTTAGTTATATTAAAAGCACGTAAGATTCTCTTAAAATCAACTAAAGAATAATCAGGAAAATGTCTACTTACTTGTCGCTGTGTGAGACTAGAACCATAATAAGAATAAAGTCTATAGATAAGATTCATTTCATCTCTAGTTAAGGCTCCTATCACAGGAGTCTTATCGCGACGAAATACCTTAAATCTATAACTAACTATTGCGCCATCCTCATTACGAATCTGTTCAGTCTCAGCTCTTTCATCAGTATCAATATGCTCTACAGAATTACCTGTAGACTTCTTTACAGAATCATATAGAGAAATAATATCTTCATCTTTACCAATACTACGAGTATACTTAATAGTGTTCATTAAAGTACTATAATTATAGTTCTTTGCAATACAAGCTGCTTTTACACTACAATTATTCTCTTTAGCATAGTTCAATACTTTCTCAATACGATTTCTGGTTTCCTTTTTCATTGTTAAATGTTTAAATAAGCTATTAAGCCGTTAAAAATATAATCTATTTATAAACATCTAATCATTACTGAATCTATATTATATTTTATTATTTAGCTAATTCCAAATATTTTCTTATTTAATACCTAGAATCTCTTTAACTAAATAAATCTTCTCAAATTTATTAACTATATCTCTACCCTTATCATGAGTAATAATATCTGTAAATGCCTGATAAGCATCGAACATACAAATATCCTCATTATTAGGTACAAAATAGTCAGACTTCTCGTCAATTACTAATTTTTTATAAGCATCAATAGCTGTAGATTCTGCCAACTTTACAGTACCAAATCCCGAATTAAATTTGCTACTAATACAATTATCTACCCAATGTCCTAAATTGTCATAAAGTTCATTTCTCTTAATATATGTATTAGCTAAATTCTCCAGCATCACCTTTGTGTTATCAGTCATTTCCATAACTTGATTTACAAAGGTATATTCCATAGCTGTTTCAGGCTCTAATTCCCTAACCTGCAGCATATTCGGAGAAAATACACACATATTTAAACAAGCACTACGTACTGCATTTTGAAATATCTTATACACTGGTTTACGGGTATCTAAAGCATACAGAAGACTAACCGACTGAGTATGACCCTCATAAGCATATTCTCCTGGAAGTTGTGCTTCTACCCACACTCTATTATATACGATATTTTCAAAATTAACTTCACCATCATTAGTTAGACTAATCTGATCTGCAGGCTTAACCTGAATTTCAAACTTGTCTGTAAACTTAGACATTCTATCTATAAATGGCATTACATACTGCTCAGTTGTAAAATACTCCTTTTCTTTAATTCTAGTGGCTTTTCCTGAATAAAGTTGCTCTAAAGTTACTTGCATTTAATTTAATTACTTAATTATTTAAAGTAATCTAGCTATTAATGTATCTAAAGAAAAAAAGGTGACTATCCTCACGGACAATCACCTTACTTAATTCTAACAATAATGTTAGTTACCCAATATATGATTATGCATTTTCAATACCAAAAGCAATGTATGAACCTGGCTTAGTATTCTTAGAAGGAGTATACTTAGCTGTAGCTACAACTGCATTACCCTCTACTACATCCTTTGTCTTTACCAACTTAGCATCACCTCTAAATGCGCCACTCTTATAGAGTTCCTTGATTGCATTCTTAGCATCTGCCTTATTAGTATCAACCTGACATACTGTCTTACCTTCAGCGTCAATCCACTTATACATTGACTTAAACTTTCTCTTACCCTCGCTCTTTACATCTTCAATCTTATATGGACGCTCACGAGTGTCACCAATAGCAGCCTCTACTACAATAATGTAACCAGCACCTGGGCAGCTCTTACCTTTCTTCTCCAAATAATCCAACTTAAATGCCTTGTCGTCACGCTCTGTCCAAACACCCTGATGCTTAGCCTTTGCGTTCTTGTAAGCCTGAGTTGCATCACCGTTAATATGGAAATACTGCTCTTCAATGTTTGCGATTGCTACATCCTTAGACTCTGCTGATACTGCTACACTCTTAAAATTCAAAACCTTTGTACTCATAATTATTAAATCCTTATTAAACATTAATCATTTTCATGTCATCTACGAAATACTTATCTAAAACCAGTTTTCTTGACTGATGTAAACAACAATAATCCATTTAGGAAATTATCCAAGGATTATAGTGTTAATTAATGTTAATCTAAATAATTGTACAAATTTTTGATAAAATATTATCAAAATGGTACATAAGAATCTAATAATTTTTTAAGCTGTTTTGGCATATTTTTGAGGGGTACTCCATAGTCCGGGAAGTCTTTAACTCCATACATAAAGTCCTCACAAATAGCACCAAGTGATTTCAGAAAGGTTTCTTTTTCTTCTTTTCCAAAATCTTTTCCCACCTTCAATAGAACATCATAACAAGTGATTTCTTTGTTCTTTTTCCTGAGTTCATTAGTTATATAACAAGTTAAGGCTATTACAGCTAATTTATCACCCAAGTTACTATTTAAAAAATGAACACTAAAGAATTTTTTATATATTGCTAGAGTTTTATTAAAGTCTAAATCTTTAAGTTCCATTAAAGAGAATATCCTTTATAGCAAATTAAATACGCTACATGACGTAACAAGGTTCCTAACTCATACATACCTTCTTGTATCTCCTTATTAGTTACAGGTCTAACTTTAGTATAGTATTGTGGAATAGTAGATACTACTAAATAATTAGCCTTTATTGAAGGTTTTGATATATTATACTCCTTTGCTACATACAAATTTAACAGATATAAATATTCAGCTAATTCCCTACTATAGTGATACCTATTGATATTATCATCAATAGCAGACACTACTTTACTAATAGTTTTGACATCATTTACAGTAATAATGTCTTGCTCTGTATCAATAGTAAAATTATCCAGTTTAGCTTTTAAGTGTAATATTGTTTTCTTACCATTAGCACATTCAGCTTCTATATCTAGTAGGAATGCCTGTTCATTCATAGAAAGAGGAGGATCTAAGAGTCCTGAAGGATTAAGTAACTCTTGGATTTGTGGATTCTTAGTTAATGCTTCTACACAATTATATACAGTATCATGACTCTTATCATCTAAATAGATAAGTTCTTTAGTACTATTTAATTGTGCATTCTTTCTAGCTTTCCAATATGGAATACATTGCTCATTTACCTTTTTAATGATATCTGGAGTAAGCTTATTTTTATAGTAATTAACCTTACTTGAAGCTTCCTCAATATCAGAAGTTCTAATAGGATGTTGCAACCATACTGGATAAAGTTCATCTGCCATAGCTCCCAGTTTAGCAGTAGGTTTTCCTAGAGCCGGAGCAAGTTCAAAACTCTCATCCTGCAGAGTGAGACAATGAACTGCAGAACCTATAACTAAACTGGAAACAAACCCTTCGTCTTTAAACCCTGCAAAGAAGGCATCTGTTGAACCTCCTTGAAATGGATTAAGTAATCCTAATCTTGAATTACTTATATAACTTCCATACTTAGAAGAGAAATACTCTGCATCATCAATTTTAACTAATTTAAGAGTGTCAATTAATGGAGTAAGTTTGACTAAGTCTCTTAATTTTGCCATCCTAAGACATTTAACTCATTCATATATGCATCTAGGATTTCTTCATAATCTAAGTTATAAATGCGAAATTCACACTCCACATTTTGATTGTGTGGTCTATCAATAAGAAGAGCAGGTAGTCCACTCTGTATAGCTTTAGTTACATTAAATAAACTATCATCTATAAGAACATCACACCTTCCCTTTATTATATCAGCTTTATTACCATTTTGGTTATAAGTCTGATAAATAGGTTTTATTGGTAAACCATTTTTAATTAAAGAATTACGAGTGTAACTCTTTTGATTTATACGTTTAGTTGAGTAAATATGAGGTTCAAAATTAGGACGCTCTAGTAGTTCTAGATTCTCCCAAAATTCTCTATCATATTGTAACTTACGTACATTTCTGGTAATTATATGTTGCACCAAATTACGTTCACCAGGGAAACGTTTTTGATAAGCTTCAAACCACTTTAAAATGGTATCATCTATATCTAGTGCAATACGCAGGTTATTCATATTCTTCAATTTCATGAATGCTTCCCAAGAAAATATCGTGATTATCATATATCAACTGCATAAATTCTTCGTAATCTGTACACTCTGCTAAAGCATCCGAATCAAATTCTTCTGCATAATGTTTGATTACTTTGTCTACACAGTCTTCATAACTATTTGCAGTAATTTTAAGAATATCACACTCTCCTGGGTCACTCCAAGGAATCAAATAAGTATTCATTTTAATTTACTAATTAGTTGGTAAAAGTAATCTATCGGTATAACGGCAACTGTACCGGGACTTTGCTCTCCATCTTTGCCTGCTTTCTTCCAACACATTACAAAAGGCTTGTCCTTTAAACTACAAGCATCTCTAATTGTAAAGTAATTAGGCATGTTCTGAGTATATTTAGCTTGTATATAACAAGGAACTTCCTCATCACAAATATCCACTTTGTTAGCGTCTAAAGTTTTATCTTTATTACGGCTAGTCATGCAATTAGGATATCCAATTTCCCTTAATTTATGTACAATATCAAGTTCAAAGCTAGATCCTTTTTTCTTACTCTTTTTAGCAGTAAGACTTCTTCTGACAGCAGGATCTGCCCATTGAAATGTCATTCCATCTTTAGATTTAGCTCCAGAGCCTGGCTTATTAGCTCTAGACTTAATTGAATTAACTGTCAATTTAGTTACTTCGGAAGCTTCTTCTATTGTTTGGAATGTTTGTGTGTCACCATTCTTATATTTTACTGTTACACTAGTATTCACCTATGTCTTTCCCATTCTTTTATATATTTAATAGATTCTTTAATAAATTTAATAGTCTCTTCTCTCCCATACTTCTTATAGAAATCACTAATATCCTTAGCCCCATACCTTCTAGGTATAATACAAGGAATTAAGAAATCATATTTCCTACGCAGCACATTAGTGTAGTGTATTCCTGTAAGATCTGAATCAAATAAAAGTACTATTTTATCAAATCTCTGCCTTAAATCTTCTAAGATAGTATTAGAAATAAATTGAGTTTCACTTTGTGGAGCACATGCAGGTATTCCCATACCATATAAGCAAGCACAATCTTTTAAACTCTTAGTTATTACTAATAACTTACCATTCTTAGGTAATTGTCTATAACCTTGAATAGTTTTAGTAGATATATTACCTATAAATCTATAATCAGACCTTTTCGGATAATATATTTTCCATTGTTCTACATGTTCTTTCTTTCCAAAATAATATCCATAACTAGGACATTTCGGAGTAGACTGACTAACTATAGAACCATTTAAAAAGACTGTTCTGCAACTAAATATTCTATACTTATTTAATATAGGTTTAGTTATACCATACTGATTCCACCATTTCAGTTCCTCTTCAGAAAATTCTTGTGCCTCTATTTGAATGAAAGTTTGTTTGTCTCCTTTAAATTCAGCTTGCTTAACTACGGGTTTAGATATAGGAGATTCTCCCTTAATAAATCCGAAGTCTTTAGCTATAATTCTCAAAGCCTCATGGTAGTTACAATTAAACTTTTTCATTACAACATTTTCAAAGGCAAAGCATTCTCCAGTAGCAAAGTCTTTAAAGTAAAGTCTGCCAGATTTACCTCTAAAAAATCCACAAGTTTTATGATGGTCAGAACGTAGAGGAGACACATACAAGCCTTTATCTACAGGTATTCCTAGATAATAACTCATATATGTCTCCTCATTGTTTTCACTTAGAAGAAACTCCCTAGTAACTTTAGGTTCGAAACTAAAGTCCATAGAGAATTATTTAATTAAAGCAAGCTATCGAGATCCAAATCATCCTTAGGAGCTTCATCTACTCCTGCTGTATCTGCGACAGCCTTATCTGGGTCAGTAGGAGTTGACTTCAAATACTCATCACGCTTACCTGCCTCATAATCAGACCAGAAAAGCTTTGGACCAATATAATTGTCACAAATAAATGCTTCTCCCTCCTTATTCAAAGCCAAGATACGTGGAATCTGAGCAACTACCTTACCGTCACGATTCTTACCTGTCAATTTAATTTTAATATCTGTATCAATAGCTGGTGTAGTTACTTTAATGAAAGTCTTTGCAACATCATCAAAGCTCTTAAACTTAACACTCAGCTTTTGCATCTGTTCAAAACCTTTAGGGTTAAGAACCTGTGCAGTCTGTTTTACTATTGCCATAGTGGTCTCAAATGAGGAAGCCATCTGAACTTTACCACCATTAGCACCATCAAATTCTGGTCGTACATCATCACCATCTTTAGGGAAGAACAAATCTACATTAAAGTAGCCATCCTCATTCTCATATTTAATGGAGAGCAACTTATAATGAGCATTAGGGTCTTTCTTACCGTTAAACTCACGAATTTCAGCTCCCTTAAACTTTACGTCATGGATTTCCCATGGTGCGAGTGGACGACGACTGTTACGAACTGCAGAATCAGATGAAATAGCAAAATTAAATGACATATATTATATAATTTTCAAAATTTAAGTAATCATAATCTAATAAATTAATTGTTATCTAATATATTTAATTAACTCTATTTTATTAGAGAGTATAACTCAGACTAGATAAGTCTGTAGATTCCTCTCCTATAGTATCCAAGTTAGTTATATCAAGCTCGTCCTCAATATTAACTAACTCTTTTGGAACCTCTTGTTCTTCAGGCATTTTGTCTCCTACAAGCCAATAAATACCCTCATCTTCAGTTGGTTCCATTTTAAAGGTAGTACCATATCCTGCTAACTTCTTATTATTAGCACCTCCATATCTTACAGTATTCTTACCTGAAAGTAAATTACCTCCCTTAGATTTAAAAGCAGCATCTGTTCCAATCTTTGGAAGCAACTGCTTGCCTTTCTTGTCATACTTGATGTCTATACGACAGTCTTCACAGACTTGTAATAAATCAACTGCTCCTTGGGTAAGCGTTAATTTAGTAGAATCAAGTGTTACAATAGGCTCAGGGTTTTCGTCTTTCTTAGTAGAACTCTTTCTAGAGGAAGAAGTTTTCTTAGCAGTATCTACCTTAATTTCATCTTTACCAATAAAAGTGATTTCTCCTGTTGCTTCATCAACAGAATAGTGCATTACAATGTCCAGCTTCATATATTCAATAATTAGTTAATTAGTTAGTTAAATAGTCTTAATCTTCGTTTTCAAATGCATTGATAGTATCTATAACTAGTTTCATATCAGGCTCAATATATTTTTCATCAAAACAGCCTGCTACACTTCTACAAGTATCATTACCATCTGTTCTAGTCTTAAAACGATAATGTACTTCCCCATCTACATCATCCACAATTCTTTCTGAATAAATAATGTATGAAAACATTCCATCCAAATTAATCTGATTGGTCAACATTTTCAAATTCTTGAATATACTCCATTAATCTGAGCTTAATCAATCTCAAGGAATATATTACTCTACACATTTCTGTGTAGTTGAGACTATATCTTCATTAGTCTTGAAAACGTCATTATAGTATTTAAAAACAAAATGATATGTTTCAGGTTGTTTTCCCTTACATACATTATTAATGAGATTCTTTTCTATTCCAAGTTCTCTTCCTGCTTCTGCAGAATTTTTAAATACTTTGATAACGTTTCCATTTAAATCCATTTGAACTATTTTTGTTTCAGGTATCACATCTGGGTATTTGTACTTCCAAATGTAACCTCCACAAGATTTCTTTTTTCCTTTACAACAGGCATTAAGATTAGCTTTATCTAATTTCAATTCTCTTGCAGCTTCTGCTCCAGTTAACCATTCTTTTATTAATTCACCACTTTTAGTTAATTGGAGTACCGGTCTTCCCTGCTTTTCTGAAATACTTTTACGTATTTTATTTATAGTTTCCTCAGATTTATTTTGACATGATAAAGCTTTAGAAATATCTTGTTTGGTCTGTTCTGTACGAGGTTTTCCTACGCATTGTTTAGCGCGTTTTCGTATTACCTCTTGTGTTGGTTCTGTATAATAGTTGTCTTCTCCACCTTCTTTGATATTAGTAAGATTAAATCCCCATTCTTTAAATTGGGCAATCCAATATTTTTCCAACCATTGCCAATCTTCACCTTCCTCAAAATGTACAGTTTCGATTTCCTCTATTATTATACTGTTACCCCTAGATAATTGTTGGTTAATCCAATTATAATTATGGTTAGTACAATATCCTTTTTTAGCTGCCTTTTTAGCAGAGCAAATATGACCTTGTAATCTTCTCTTTATTGTCTATCTAGTTTTTCCCACATATCTAATATCATTAGGATATGCGGATGAAGTTAAAGTATAAAATGTTACGTCCATAAAATTTAATTTAAAAGTTATGAACCACTTTATACCTATCTTACCGATAGTCAAAATAAAAAGATTTTCAAATGAATTTATAACTAACATCCCCATTTCCTACAGTGATTACCTGTAGTACTCCTTCTCAGGATAGTCGTTACACTTTATAGATTTATCATCTATCTTAGCTCGGTATTAACAGCTATCCAAATATATAATACTTGGACCTTAGTCTTTCTTAGAAAGCTTATTCGTGTATACTCTATATATACCTTATTTAACTTTTACCGAATTAGAGGTATTATAGGCAAAATTTATTTACCTGTTGTCCAAAGACGATATTGTGGGTCCAAATCAGTTCCAAAATTTTCAGTATGTGAAATAACTACAATAGTTAAATCATCACGAAGAAGTTGACACTCTGCCAGCAAATCATAATAATTCTTTGCCATTAAGGTAAACTTCTCATATCCCTTGGTAGTAGCATTCTCAAAGGTTTCATTAGATAACAGATAATTAATATCATCAAGAACTATTACCTTTATATCTGGTCGAGAATCAGAAATCATATGTAACACGTTCTCAATTTTAGTATAATTATTCTGAATATACCAATTGCCAATGAGCTTTTTATCTCTAATAGCTACCTTAGGATACTTCTTACGAAATCCTGGAATTTGAAGCTGCTTATTAGTACAACTTATAATGAATGTAGACTCTGGGTCAAGGGTACGAAGACTAGTTGATTTTCCACTATTTGATAAACCTGCCAAGCAAATAAGATTACTCATAATATAAATGAATATTTAGAATTTTGATTATCGTCATCTATTTCTTCTTCATCTATATGATTAAGTTCAACATTTAATTGCTGAACACCATCTTCTAATAAATAATTCGGACTAGTATATTTCTCCCAGTCAAATATATTCTCAGGTTTAGGTAAATCTGCATAATGACTACAATCACCATAAAAACCAGTAGGAATCATTAAGTCAGAAGAACCAAATCTACTCTTTAAGATAAATACACCAATAAAACACTGCTCCAGTATCTTGATATTATATTTCTTATAAGTGGATAATTTATATTTGTGTGGACTAAATAAACCTATAGCTACTTGTGAATCTTCAAGTAATGATCCACTGTCTTTATAGTCTTCCATAGATGGGTCCTGTAGACCTTGTTTCATTCTCTCCTGACCATTAGCATTTCTATTAAACTGAGAAATCATTATAGGAGATACAATTTTAGTATTATTTCTGATTTGAACAGAATCCCTAGAAATTGCATCAATTTCATCTTTCTTAGTTCGACCACCACTTGCCTTTACCAAGGTCATATGGTCAATCATAATACCTAAGAACATGTTAGGATTATTTGGAATGTATTTACCATTCTCAAATTTACCCCACTTTAATAATTCCTCATTTACTTCCTTTAAATAGACTGCCTCTGTAAGACTACCTTCATAAAAAGATAATCTCTCATCAAGAATTTTGATAAAGTCAGCGCTCCTAGTTAGGAGTTCATACTCTTCATCAGATAATACACAGTCTTTTCCTCTAGAGAATATCTGCTTAAATCGCAATTCAACTCCATAATTGTCAAATATGTACATACTAACTAATTTAGCATATACTTGACTACGAGTCATCTCTAATGAGAATAATAACCATCTAGGGTCTCTTTCTGGACTATCCCCATTTAAATAATGCATTAATGGTTGATATACATAAGTCCAGAGTGCCCAGGTAGATTTACCACTACCTGAAGCACCTCCTATTAAATAAGAGGTACCTGGAAGAACTCCATCAGTATATAAATCTAACTTAGGTGAACCTGTACTAAGTCCTATATTGTGTCCTTCTCTTCCTTCTTTAACTAATTGAAAGAACTCCTCTAAACCACTAATTTTTTCTGCCATAATATTTAATTATACAACCTTAATAGCATCAAAATTAGTATTAGCTAAATCTCCATTACGGAGAGCCCCTAATTCATCCCATCTATGATCTATTACAAAGTTACACAGACTTACACAGAGAATGTTATTCTCTCGAGCCCATTTAACTAATTCAATAATATGGTCATGAGTTTCCTGTTTCCACCTAATAGTCTTTCCATAGAAGCGATAAAAGTCTTCTAGACTATCAAACTTCTTAGAAACACTACGTATACCTACTGGATTCCCATTGATAAAACCGAATTGAGGATATTCTTCAAATAGTTCTTTACCTAATTCAAAAGAACACTTATAAAAGTCTTTTACAAGATTTCTATTAATAGGAATACTAAATAAATCTAATCGTTCACCTTTCTTAGGTAACTTATAAGACTTTAATATTACTCCTACTTCTTGTAATCTAATTAATTGTTCCAATAGGCTTCCCTTTGCCTCTGATTGAAAATAAAGCTGGACAAGTTCTGCATCGTCACCCTCTTGAGCGATGAGAATAATTTCTAGCAACAATAATTGATTTGCATCAATTTTATATTTTTCACAAAATACAAGTTGCTGTTTAAGTTCTAAATTCTTCACGTATAATTAACATATTTAGCTAGTTAACACTAGACTTGTAATACTTGTTATAGCTTTAGAGTCTAGTTACGTGAATATTATAGACTTATCTATTCAGTGGTTTCTTCAGCCACTGGATTCATTTCGAAGTCAGGTTCAAAAACAACCTCATGTGCATACTCTAAATCCTCTACCTTCTTTTGTAATTTTGAAATTTGCTTCTTCAAGGACTTATTTTCACGTAAAAGAGCACTCTTCATTGAATTGTACTCTTTCTTTGTATAATACATTTCCATTTCTAATGTCTTAAAACCTAAATGTAAAATTCTTAATCTTTCTTTTATAAAGCTCGTATGGTTCGCCTTTAAGAACATGCATTAAGTTCTCTACATCAATAATTTCAATCTGAGAATCCTTCTTGGCATTTTGCATCCATTTAGTTTCTACAGTATCATTAATTACTAATGTAAAAAACTCAGCACCTAGTTTACCCTTTGCTAATCGTACTACTCTTCCAAGAGACTGTACAGCTTTAGTTTTACTACTATCTATACCAGTTTGTATACCTACTGATAAATCAGGTACATCCAAGCCTTCAATTGCCATCTTACAGCTGTTTAATACTCCGCTTGGCATTTTAGAAAACTCTTCTAGTGTTATTCTATTTTTCTTTTTACCTTCTTTACCAGTATAAACATATCCCTCTTTATATGCTTCTGCCATAGCTGTATTAGCATTAAAAGTGACAATTTTCTTATCACTTCTATATTTAATTATTTCTTTAGCTATTCGTATTTTCTCAGGATGATTTTGTACAAACTTCTTTCTAGATTGCATAGTTTTCATAAAACCCATAGCATGAAATGTGACAGATTTTAAATAGTCTTTTTGCATAGCATAATCATCAGGATAAATATCCTTACAATATTGCCATCTATTAGTAAAACCATTTTTACCTGTCATAGACATAACCTTGTTAAAGTCCCATTGAAAGAATTCAAAGTGTTCATTAAATTCTTTATTATATTTCTGGTAAACATCAATATCAGGGACATCAATAACAACTACATAGTCTTTATATTTAGCTACCCATCCATTAAAGAGAGCGTCCTCCATTGTTATAGTATCTACAACTGGAGCATATTTAGCTAAGATTTCATGTCTGCCGTCTAGTCTTTCAAAAGTAGCAGTTAAACCAAGTATCAGTTTAAACTTAGTGTTTGTAAGAACATTACTAAGAACTTCACTATTAATCTTATGGGCTTCATCAATAATTAGTAAATCACAAGACCATTCTTTTTTAGAAGCTCCCATCATTACTCTTACGTCAGTATTAAACCCTAGACCTTTTTCATCAAGTTCCTTAGACCATTGTAATTTCAAATTATCAAAAGGTACAACTACTAGTACTGACATTGTAGGATATTTTGATCGTAATTTAGCTATAGCGTTCATAGCTACCCTAGTTTTACCAAAACCAGTGCATCCCACAATAGTCCCATGTCCTTTAGCTTTAATCCAAGCTTTAAGTGCTTGAGCCTGCCTTTCATCTCGAGAAACAGGCTCAAATAGATCGTGCATTACTGGCACTTATGACAATATTTTCACTAACATGCCAACTTATTACAAGTCAGCACGTGTTACATCCCAACCTTTATCTGCAGCAACCTTATTAATTTCATCTATCTTAGTAAGCCATTGTTTAGCCTGCTCTTCACACTGAATCTGAAAACGATACAGAATTTTATTAGAAAGTAACTTAAGCTGCTCACTAGTTAAGTTAGAATACTTATCTCTCTGCAGCATATAGATTGCCTTAAACTCAGTATAAGACAAACCTGTATCACAAATACGTAAATACTGATTAGGTCTCAAACTAATTCTAAGTTCCTCTTTAACTACATCAAGACGATTTCTAGCTTTACCAGTTTCAGGGTCTTTACGATACAAATCTTTTTGCATTTCACGTGGTGTAAACCACAAACCCATTTTAAGAATAAAGTTGAGTGTGATATGACTATTATCAAAAATTCCCAAAAGGTCAAGACAAGCGTCCCTTACCAATTTAACAGGTACCTGCTGATAATCGATAGGAAGACCATCCATCACCTTACTAATAGGGAATGATTTAATAGCCTCTGGGGTTAGTGTATTTTTATTGTTACTGATTAACTTTCGTAAATCTTCCAAACATCTTGTGTTAGAATACTGCTTCTCAGCCATAAGCCATCTTATAAGAAGTTCTGCTCTACAACGACTAATTTGATCCTGTACAATCTCAAGTAAGGTAACTCTTCCTGGATTTTTAGAATCCTCATTATAAAGCATTTGCTGACAATGACGATACCATTGCTTAAGCTGATCAAAGGAAGCATCAATCATTAAGATTTCCTGCTGCTCTCCATTAACCTTTGGACCTTTCCATACATAAGTAGTAATATCACTTGCCTTCTTACTCATAGCTGCCTGAAGCTTATCTCCTAATACTGTCATATAATTAAATTCAAATAATGTTTCATAGTAATCTAATAATTAATAATCTACAATATAAATTTAATCTAAAATAATTTCACTTATATCAACTTTAGGTTTATCCTCAATAAACTTGAGAAATATGACATTAGTATATTTATAAGGTATTAGGTTCTGACCATCAAACCATGTATCTTTTCCTCCTTCTACATATCTTATATTTAAATATCCAATTTCATCAATTTCGATACTTTTTTGCTCCCAATTAGGGAATCGGACACACATTATATATCTGAAGTCTTCATCCTTAGGATTCAAATCTTCAAACACATAATTAGTGTATCCCATTCCATCTATTTGTTCTGCAACTAATTTAGCATGAATTGTTATTTGCTCCATTAATGAAACACATTCATATCATCAAAGTGCTTACATCCATATTTAGCAAAATCACTATATAGCTTATCCATATTAGCTATACATGGATATTTTAAACATCTTTTACAACTTCTTTCTGGATGTTTATAAGTTAATCCATTTGGATCTTTATAGTTTACTTTACTAACAGGCATGCAAGAATGATATTTAATATTATACTAATCTTAGTTACAACTTTATATTTTTTGTGTGAACTTTGTAATTGTGTTATTTTAATACTATCCTTTTTAATAATAGCGTTATACTGCTTTTCATTAATTCTTCTTATAGAATCAGTATGTAACCAAGATTTATTTATCTCTTCTAGTGTTTCAATCTTCTTATTTAATAATGGAACTTCTTTTGTATATTTCTCATGCTCTAGAAATATAAGATTAGTTGTTTTCAGTTGTTCTGGAGTTATTGTAATGGTTGATGTAGTTTGTGAAAAACTGTATGTCGGCAGAAGTATCATTAGACATAATAATAGCTTTCTTATCTTCATACGTCTCTCTTATTTTTACTATTTTAATTGTTAAGGAATCTTTAGTGTGATTTAGAGTATCCCTAACTAAAGAATCTCTAATTATTTCTTTATTAGAAGGGACACTCTGTATATTGTTATTTAATTGTTCTATACGTACAATTATAAATAAAATTCCTACAATTATAAATAGTTTAATCAACCAACTTAGAACCGTTTTCAATTGCATCTACTAGGGTCTTTGTTTTATCAAGAACTCCCTGCACATCTACCCCTCTAGACATTAAGGTTAATATCGCTTGTTCTGCAGGAGGGGCACTCTGAATGTATTCTTTCTCTTTCTGAATCTGCTCATATTTAACCTTGTTAGCATTATAATCCTTAATGACTATCTCAGGATTCTTAATAAAGTGATTAATTTTCTCTGTCAAAAGTGCATCAATACACTCTTTAGTAATTACACCGCCTTTACCAATAAACCAACAAGGATCTCCTGCAAGAGCCTTCTTATAAGCCTGTTCTTTACCAAAAGTAAGATTAAACTCATCTTCTGGATTGTATACTGCAATGCCGATAGATATAGCTCGTACAATCTCGAAAGAATCCTCAACACCTGGAATATTCCAAGTTGCAGTAAGGCCTTCTTTCACTGGCATACTTACAGCACAAGCAACTACCAATCTTTCAACACCCTTAAAATCAACAAACTGACCAAGCTTATAACTAGCAATTTCTTTCTTCATTTTCATTTACTATTAATTAGTGTATAACCCTCTTTAATTAAGTAGGATTCTGGAGCAAATTCCAGAGTTAAAAATCTAATAAAATACTCATCTGCTTTTTTCTTCCTATTTATAAAGTCTTTCTTTTTAAGTTTCAAAGGTTTATTAGTACTATATTGTTTTTCTTCAAATAAAGAAATTCCACCTTTAAATACCTTATAGATAGAATCTTCATAAATAAAAGAATTATGTGTTTGAACTATCTGACCTTCCTTCTCGTAAATCGCTACTGAAGTTGTCATATATTAAATTAATTATATATTTAATAAACTTATTTTTAGCAATTTCATAAAAAGAGTTCCAAATATTATCAGTATAGAAGTTGTATATATCTTGTGAAGTGACATTACTATAATGAAAATATTCTTCATCACTATATTCACCCACATTAATTTTATATGTATCCTTAATAGGTTTAGCCTCTAGACATATATGATATACTGAATCATTTAAATCTTCAAAATCATCAGGATAGTCATCATCTTCATAGCAAGGTTCTGAAACTAATACTTCAAACGGGATACCTTCTCTTTCAAGTATTTCCGCTATTACATAGGCTACATAACAACAACCTCCAGAATTTGTATGATATATTGTATTTAAACAATCACACAAACTATTTATTTTATTAAATAGGTCTGAATAGTTATCTTCCGACTTCTTTATAGATCTCCTCTTGAATTTGCTTGAAAACATTTAAATATTCTTTCAAGGTCGTAATCTCATCTTTTCCATATTTGCTATTAATAGCATATCTAATTATTCTACCAATAGCAGAATCTAAAGGCATACCATAGCCCTCTAATTGAAATTCTTCTCTAGGATTAGTTTTACTATTTACTTTTCTAAGCAAATACAAATCCCATAGTGGAGAATTATCATTTATTGGTTCAATTCGATAAAAATTACCTTGAATTATCATTTAAATATCTCGGTTAAGCATTTTGAAGAATTTAGAAACTGGATTAGAACCTGCAAGGCTCCGCCCATCATGACACCAAATAGTTAATAATACACCAAATACTATTACTTCTATGATGTTAAGTACAGGAACAAATAACAGTAATAATGCTATTATAAATGCATAAAGAGGAATCCCTACCTTTGGCTTTAAATCTATGACAAGCATAAATTCAATAGCTGCTACAACTAAACAGACTATAAATAAACCAAACATAACAAATTAATTATCAAGTCCTACTAATGTTGATGAGTTACCTGTAACCTTAGGAAGATGTCCATCCCAAGCTTCAATCCACTGCTTCTTAACAAGTAATGGTGTAAGAGAAGCATTTACAATGGCATTAGCTTTAGCCTCTGCCTCAGCTACTACAATCTTCTTCTTTGCTTCTGCTTCAGCTACCTGCACCTCATTAGCTGCTTTCTGTGCTAACTGAATAGCTCTGTTCTTAGCATCTACAGCTTCTACAATAGTCTTAGGATACTGCAAACCACTAGTAAACTGGTCAAGCACAAATCCTTCCTTGTCAAGAAGTTTAGAAAGACGCTTCTCAATTGCCTGTTCTACAGCTTCACGATTTGACACAATCTGGTCTGTAGTAAATTTATTAATCTCAATACGACAAGCATCCTTTACATACTTAAATACAGGACCATTAATCACATCAGTTAATTCTTTGCGATATTTACGAAATACTTTTGGAGCAGCACCGTCTTTAACTTTAAGATTGACATTTGGATCAACCTTAAACTCAGAACCATCCTTAGCATTGATTGTAAATGGTTCATAATCAATAGTCTGAACATAAGTAGGATACTCATATACTTCCTGAGTAGCTGGATTATAGAACACTCGTCCAGTTACCATAGATACATCATCTACACCTCTTTCAGAGCCATAGAGATTAACTAAGATACCCTCACAACCAGCATCAATACGTTCACAACTAGTAAAGCTTAATGATAACATTAAAGCACTTGCAAATAAAAAGACTTTTCTCATTTAAATAAACTTTTTAATTTATCAACAATTTCAACAACTAAGGTAACTACTAACACAGCCATAGTTGCTAATATTAGCATACCCATAATGCAACAAAATGTACTCTCACTACTAATTAAGTAAGTACACATACTTATTAGATACATCATAGCTATAAGACCAATGACATATTTAATAACTTTAAACTTTCTCAAGAATTTTGGGGTTTCCATAAAATATAATGTTTTCTTTCAGTAAACCAGTTATACCAAATAATTATCTTATCTTGTTGTACGTCTATATAAGGATTTAATAATATAAGACATACTAAAACAATAATTAAGATAATCATCGAGTCTTTACCGAACCTGGTTTAGTTGTTGCCTTCTGTACTGAAGCTGGCAATTTTGCCCACCAATTCTGCTTCATCTGTAACCACTCACGCTTATGCTTTGCTTTCATTTTCAAATTAATTAGAATATTTAATTGTAATCTAACTAATCTGCAAAATGACTAGCTTCCACAGCCAATCTATCTGCTAGATTATTATATTCATCTATGTTATGTCCTTTTGTCCATTCAAATTTTATATCTAAACAAAACTCTTTAGCTTTATTATGTACTTGATCAAATAGTTGCCAATAATTCTGATTCTTCTTGCGTTTCCATCCTTTATTTATACATCCTAAAACGTATTGTGAATCAGATACTACAGTAATGGAATCAAAATCTGAACTAATGGCATGCAGAGCATAAATGACAGCCATTATTTCCATTTGATTATTAGTTACATTTTTGAAGTGTTTATTAAATTGATAAATTACTTCATTATCTTTAATAAATACAACTCCAACACCTCCATTACCTGTAGACACTTGACAAGCTCCATCTGTATATATGGTTAATAATTTCCCCATGATTCTACTACGAAGTCAAGAGTTAAATTACCATATAAATATGTTACTTTAAATGGACCTGAGGCTATACCCTGATAATTACTTTTAGGGTTTTTATGTACTTCTTTAATTACATCATCAAGTAATCTTTCTGCACAGCAATATAAATCGTAAACACTGGGTACTCTGAGTTCATGCTCTGTAAGTATTTTCCAAGGTTCATACCCAATAATTTCTGGTTTGTCCTCTTCATTCTTATAGATAGGCAAACATGGAGAAGCCATAATCATAGCTACTTGCTCAAAACGAAAATTACTCAGAATATCCATTTTTTGATCCTCTAAGCTACCTCTGTAGGCATCTTCCGAATTAATTACTTTTGGTTCTAACATAAATAAATAAAAAGAGCTACCCCTTTCAGAGTAGCTTAATCAGGACACACCATAGAAAATGATGTGCTATCTACAGAATTTACAGTATCAACCTTAGCAGAATCTACTGTATCACAAGTATCGACAGATGTAGAATCTACACTGCCTGTTGTCCTAGAACAACCATTACCACAACTTGAACAGAGGGCAATGATTGCGAAAGCAAAAACAAATAATTTCTTCATAATTAAATAAATTAAATTAAATAATAAAGGGTGGAGAGTTTCTCCACCCCTGACTGTAGGAAATCAACCTCCCGATTTCTCATCTTGAAAAGTATAGGAATTAAAAGTCACTATAATCTTAATTATAGAAGCACCTACAGTTTAAAGAAACATAGGACAAACTAAAGAATATCATAAGGATTAGCAGCATAGACTTAGAATGTGTCTTAGCTTTAGACTCGTTCCCACGACTTAGACTTAGACTTAGACCAAGTAACACCACATAATGCTTTTAACCCGATTATGTTTTAGGTGATACTTAGAAATAAAAATATGTGTGGAAACGACCATTAAACATACCTAATATGTGGTATTGCGACAATCCCGCAACAAATTATATTATTTTCCTGTAATATATTTAATGCTAATCCTTAATCTATTCTTATTAATTACTCAGTAAGTAAAGCTTTAATAGACTTATATGTTTCCATCAAAGAATCCGGAACATTAATTTTAAGTTTACTAATCTTTTCTTTCTCAGTAATTATATATTGATTAAATCTTGACTGTAAATCTTCATTTTTGTCAAGCCAATCATTATATTCTTTAGAATAAGCAGTTCTAGCTTTCTGATACTCTTGCTCATTAGCTATATTCTGTTTATTTGCTTCTTCAATAGCATCAGCTTTAATACTATTAAGTTGAGCATTTAAATTTCTATGTTCTGACATTAAAGATAAGAACATACCATCTACATCATCAACATTTACAGAAGGTGTGTATTTGTATATCACCGTATCTCTGCCGGCTCCACTAATCTTATTTGGTTCAGCAAGTACCTTGCCTAACATTACCTTGGCTCTAGAAACGCTACCACCTTCATGTATAAATTTACCAATAGCAGCAGCTTTAGACTGCAAAGTAAAATATTTATTAAGTTCTGTAGCTCCTAGATTTCTAATTACAGCCTCCTTAGTTACTGTAGCCTCTTTATTTGGAGATTCAGGAGCAGGATAATATTCATATTCTGACCAATCTTGAATACGTGTACTTGATAATTCACCAAGTGCTTCCTCCTTATTTTTAATAGCTTCTTTAAGCCAAGCAATCAGAGAGTTATACTGACCTATTGTCACTATTTCATCTTGAATCCAAGACACATCTCTAATACCAATACCTGCATGTACTTCATTATCTGAAGATACAATACTAGTTATAGAAGTATTGTAAAATTGAACAGAATTAAGATGTTCTGTTAATCTTGCAATAATTTCGTTAGCTACATTACAAATATTTTGAGCTTCTGTTGATGTAAGAAACCCATCTTTAAAAAATACATTATTCATGTTCCTATGATATATAATATTTAATTACTTATTAGTTAATAATTGTTAATCAATAAATTCAATAGTATCTACCATTGTATTATATTTTAATCTGCCATCTTCTAATTCTATAATATAATAATAGTCCTCCCAAGTTTCTTCTATACCTTTAAACACACCTACTATATCATGTGATTTACATTTGTGTCCTATAAAAGGCATTAATTCTTGTACTTGAGGACTACAATCTTTGGCATCTTCTGAATTCTTTATTATTCTTCGAGTGTCAAATATATACGAGGTTCTAGCTAATTCAATAGCCCTAATCATTGCATCTTTTTCTTCTAGAGTAGCTTCATCCCAATCAAAGATGACCCCAGCTGAGTTTAGTTTAAATATCATCCGAAATTACCTCCTAATGGTTTTTGTGGAGCATCTAAATTATCTATAAGAACTTCTTGTAGTTTAAAAGATTTTCCCTTAACTTCTACATTATTGTATACAAAGTTATATAAATAGTCAATAGGTATAAATCTAGTTGCTGTAATGACACAATTATTATGTTGAGTGTCTTTAGCATACTTCTCTACAAACTTATTTATCTGTCCATCTTTATATGTTCTATAAACTATTGTGCCTTCCCATTCTGAAGTGGGAACTAAACCCGTAATATACAGATTATAATTAACACATCTAACTTGTTGAACTATCATTTAATTTTATTTTGAAATTTCCGGTGCTTCAGTAGATTCCAAACTTTTTATATAATTATATACTTTACTAAGATTTCCCCCACTAAATGGAGTTTTATTACTGAAGATTAATATCTTATATAAATTTATAGCCTGTATAAAACTTACTTTATTTTCTTTTAAATATTTAGTAAACGCAGTGTTAAATCCACAAGATTGCTTAAAATATTGCATGATTGCTTGTTTAAGACACTTTATTTCTGAATTTGACCAGTAATCTTCTTTCTTTTTAAATATCTTATTTGTCGCAGAATCCCTTATAGGTCTTGGTATATATAAAGTTTCTGGTAAAATTAATTCATCCTTCTTAACAGCTTCAGCAAATGTTATAGTTGAAGTTGCTAACAATTCATTAACTTGTGCATAGTGTATTATAAAGTCTATAGTATTAGAAGCATTAATTATCATAATCTTAGCACTTCCTTTTATAAATACAGCATAGTTAGTAGAATCAAATACAGAAGATTTAATTATTTGTAACTCCCCAGTACTCTGCTTTGCCATATGGTCTGAATATCTAATCTCTAAGTTTTTATAATAAAAATATAGAGAATTACTAGTCTGTCCATTGTCTTTTAATGTACAATTAGTCCATAGCCATTTTTCAAGTTTGTTCATTCTTTTAATCTGTTAAGTATTAATCTATACAAAAATAGCTCACCTAAATTAATAGATGAGCTATATACTATAAGTAGGTTGACTTTGTAATAGGATCTTATTCTCTACCATTACTAGTTCTCTACTTTATTAATTAGTTGTCTAGGAGAGATTCGAACTCCCGAAGCTAAATAGCGGCAAATTTACAGTTTGCTGTGGTTGACCACTTCACATACTAGACAATAAATTCTTTACAGTGAATTACTCTGTATCGGTGCCCACGGATTTTACAAGGGTTTCGGCGATTTGGATTAGCTACTCCTCTTCTCCTACTATGGGCTATCCTTGTCTAAACGTATCATGATACTATTGCTTAGAATTTTTGTTGCGGATGTTCGATTCGAACGACTACTCTAGGTTATGAGCCTAGTATGTTACCATTACACCACATCCGCGATATATTGTTTTAAAGAATTTTCGGCGGAGCAAAGTCTTTAAGTACCATCTATCGATGACTTTTTATAAGGTTCTCTTAACCTTCGACATGACTATATTATGAGTAACGTTACCTCTCTTTTCAATGCCCCTTGAGTTAAGATACTGCTTTGGTACATGCTCCATGTTAAATTAGAGAGCTTCAAGTAGGATTTGAACCCACGACCTGCTCATTACAAGTGAGCTGCACTACCACTGTGCTATTGAAGCTAGAATAAAGGCGAATATGGCATTAGACGGGCAAACTATCATGACCATATTCTAATAATACATTGAGCTATCAGGCATACTCGTGGATTGCCACCGCTACCTCTAACAACCGCCTAGTTAACAGCTAGGTCCTCTCCATTATTTGCGGAATATAAGGGACTCGAACCCTTAGTTTTACTAGAGTGACAGTCTAGTTCCCTTACCAACAGGGCTTAATACTCCAGGCGCCTCTTGTGTACACATTTCTTTTCAAGAAGGTAATGAACCTTAGAAATAAGAGGCATATATTTAAATTTACTCTCCCAACATCAGTAAGTACCCATTTGGCACTTACCAGTAGAAATCTAATTAAATAACTGTAAATGGTAATACTCGATAATCTCTAACATCATACCAAGCTGCTACAGTTTTCATTCCTTTCCACCATGATTTGATAATTCTTTTCATACAGTTTAAAATTTAATTGTTAATTAAATAATCTAATTGTATAGAAGGAAGAAGAAGTAAACATCGTGCGAGATGTGGGAATCAAACCCACGCAAGCCTTCTGGTTGGAAGCCAGATATGCGCCTTCAGCTACACTAATCTCGCATATTTATTAGTGGACCACGGTGGGACTCGAACCCACGACATCTACCTTGCAAAAGTAGCGTTCTAGCCAGCTGAACTACGAGCCCAAATTTAATATAATTCTTTAATTAATTATTTATTAACTTAACACATCAACAGTATATTAAATTACTGAATTTAAATAGTTAATAAATATTAAATATATTTATAGTACTACTCATATAGGTAGTCTTTGCCTTAAACGGCAAGTTCTCTACGAGAACAATATAAGAGCATTTCCTTCTCTCCAAGTTAAGAAATGTTAAAAATTCTAAACAGAGATTAAGAAATGCTCTCCACCTAAATAATCACATTACTTTGCAGATGGATGACTATTTGTAGGTGTTGTCTCACTAAAATAATTATCTGTTTTCATAATTTAATCTTGTTAATAAATTCATTATATTTGTTAATAAATTCTTGCTCTGTAATTATATCACCCCTATTAGCCAAAGTTAAAGATTCTTCGCAATATGAAATAGAACCAAATTTGTTAGATTCTCTTAAGTGCAATTCTAGAACAGTACAGTTACATTCATTAACTGAAATGATTTTATACCAATACATGTCTTCACCATAATCGCAATATCTATATCTATTTTTGGATAATTCAGCTTTCAATATTGTATCTTGTATCTCACTTTGTTTAACTAATAGGTCAGCTATCTGTTTACTTATGTCTTTTAAAGTTTCAGAATCAGTCATTAAATAATTCTTTAATAGATTTCTTATAATCTGCATTCTTATGTATGAGATATAGAGCGCATATAGTATTTACTAAAGGACACATTAATATTAATATAGTTAGTAAATTTGTTTCTACGTTCTTAAGATCCATACGATAACCAATGTAGACACAACTTGCAAGATATATTGCTGCACTAAAAAGTCCTATTATAAGTAATTCCTCAAAACTCATAATTCCTTAATATTGGAATCTTCAGACTTTCCTAGATATATCTCATTTATAGTACAATTACTTGTGCGCAATTGTTCTATAAAATAAGTTACCTTAAGTAGCATTGGAGTTTTGTCTACAGAACTACATATAGTAGGAATACACTTTGTTTTTAAACAATCCCAATGAGTTATGACAATGTTAAATTTACAATGATAAGTTTCACGGTAATTATCTAAACAATGTCTTTCAATAGCTCTTTCGAATAAAGTATAGTCAAAAGGACCCGTCTTAAACTCTCCTTGTGGTCCATCATTAGTATTTGATGGTTCTTCTAGAGTAAAATATGTATCCAAGTCCATAGAATAAGGATTGTACCCATTTCCATGTCTAGTTAAATATGGACGCATAACTAAGTATACTTCTGCATTTTCTAGACACTTCTCTGGGATTCCATTTAATCCTACTTTACTAGGAGTACAATGAGGCATAAATCCTCTTTCCATATCCAAAAGAAGACCCTGTGAACCCTCCCAAATGACAGTATCAACCTCATCGGGATAATAAGTTCCAATTATAAAAGTCTCTGGATGTTCTTTAATAAAAGCACATGCTTCTTTAAAAAGATCATCTAATTTAGTGTCTCGCTCTAGATTATGATAATCTCTTACAGTCTGTAGAACTACATCTGCATATTCACTTACATAAGGACACATACGAGCACTATAGGTTACATTATCCTTGTTTCTTTTAAAACAAGCATGTATACCTTTACCACAAGTCCCATTATACTTTACTCGTCCATCCATAGAATCAGCTAATACATCATAAGGTGTAATAACTCTACAGTTAGGATTTATATATAGCTTAGGGACTTCAATACCTTCACTAACTAAGACTTTATATTCATTATAGATACATATTGGATCTATAAATACTTCTTTATATAGACAAGTTGGTACTCCTAGTAAAACACCACTTCCCCAGGAAGAACATACGTGTGATTTTCCTTTATAAACCACACGATGTCCAGCTTGTGGACCTCCACTAAATCTAATGACAACAGGTTTAAGGCTATTCATACATAACCATTGTACTACATTACCTTTACCTTCATCACCAAATAGAGATCCAAGTACTATCTGATTACGAATTTGTTTGCTGTCCATAGCTGTTAGAAACAATACGAGCAATAGATTCACCTACATGCTCTTTATCCGAAATAATGAGATTATCCCCTACATAAGGCTTCCAACTGTTAGAAACCCTCTCTACACCATAGTAACCATCATGCTCAACATGAATGTGATAAATATCCCATTTCTCAGCACACTCTCTATATACGAAAGAAGTAGCTAAATCCTCGCCACACTCATCACCTATATAATGAGTTATTGCTTCTTTAGGAAGAGTTTTATGGATTGGCTCATCACTAATTGTGATTAAACAGCCTTTAATACCTCTTTTCTCTAAGGCATCGGTCTTAATGTGATTAGCAGCAAAGTACCAACACATATGAGGATCTTCTCCTCCATTGCCACCTCCCATACCTTCAAGATCAACTTTACGGAGCCATTTCTCCATAAGTTCATCACTTGATTCAAATTGTCCTACTTGTAAAGGAGCTTCTTCATTGCAACCTTCTACATCACCAAATGCCATAAAACAGATTTGAGGATTATCAATACCTGCCTTCATAATACTAGCTACACAATCTGGTAAAGTATTATCAATAAGGTATTTAGGAACTTTACCCATAGAACCAGTCTCATCCAGAGCAATAATAATAGGGAATGATTCTGGATGTTCCTTAGAATCACAAGACTCTCTGAAATTAATGTTAAGAGGATTCATTTCAGGGTCTAAATTCTTCTTGCTAAAGGTTTTCTCAATAGACTGAGATCTGTAACTATGACTTCTAGCTACAGCATCATTATATGAATAACTACCACATCCCATTACGCTTCCTCCTTTGTTTGAGTTTTAATATTACTAGCTAAGGCACTAACCAAAGCATTTACATTATCTGTAAGTGCATCTACCTTAGCATTAATCTTATCTAATTCTGATGGTTCTGAAGTCTCAGTAGCAGGTTTGTTTGCTGCTCCAAACATATTACCAAACATATTACCACCTCCCATAAGCTGACTCATCATCATCATAGTCATAAAGTCAGAACTATTATTATCAGCGAGAGCCATAAGCATCATAGGATTGAATCCCTTACCTGCATTATTAAACAATCCACCACCATTCATAGCAGACATCATAAGCAGATTCTTAACATCAAATTTGTTTCCACTCATATAAGCAAGAGCGAGTGGGTTAAATCCATTAGAGGAATCAAAGTTAAATGGATTGACAATAACTCTAAATGTTGCAGAACCCATCAACTCATCTTCAATAGCAATCTTATTGTTGATATTGCCATTAAAGTTCATGATTTTAATAGAACCATCTTCTGCCTTAGTCTTAACTACACCATAAGACCTGCCTGATTTTACAATATCTCCGATTACAATCTGGTCAGAGTTCTTACTAATATTGTAAATACAAGGCATAGGGAAAGTCATCTTGTACTTCTTGAGTTTACCTGCTGGAGAAACTCCTACGTATGCACCGTCGCTATTCTTAAAACAGAGAACACCATCAGTAATACTGATTCTAGCACTCTCCTCAGCTTGCGGCATAAACTCATTATACATATCTTTAGTTAAATCTCCAAAGACATTATCAACACTCATATTTCCGAATTGTTCCATATTGTTTTTACCTATAGTATTAATTTGTTTACCATTAATCTCAGAAATTGTTACTGTCTCGTAACTTTCTTGTTCTCTAGAACTTGCATAAGTCCAGACAACTTGAAACTTACTGTCATAACCTACAAGTTGTACTAAATCACCTCTTTTAAGCCCAGGGCACTCATTAGCTACTATATAAGGTACAGTAGTTTCTGAATTCATCCTAGTAGGACTTAATTTAGTATTTGTAAATATACCCCTAATTACCATAATTATAAACTATTAAGTATGCTTTTATATCTATCTAAATATTTAGAACCTAATGCAGACATTATTTTATAAAATCCTGACCTAAATCCATCATCAGAACTAACTAATTGTTTTATGCTCTTTATATAATAATCAGGTATATCAGATCTACATTCATGTTGCGTTAAGTTCTTAGCTAGTGCCATTTTATTTAATATTTCACCAGCTGCCTTAGCTTTATCTTCAGTCAAGTTTAAATATAACTAAATATACTAATAAAAAGACCAAAGCTGCTCCTAAAATATCTATAAACATTCAAATAGCTCTAATGGACTTAAATGGATAACGTTTCTGATCATAGCTACTAATGAAGTTTTCCTTTACTTTAGCTTCATTAATACCTGTAAGTCTAATGGTTTGTTCTTTGTTTTTTAAAGAATCAAAATAAGTTACTTCAAATTTCATATAAAAGATTCTCTATTATTAAATTTATTTTGAGCATCAAGTACTCCTTCTTTATCTGTAATATCTACAATAAGTCCTATTTGTCGTAACCAAACATCAAATGGACCACTGTACCCTAGGTCGCCAACCCAACCTCCTTTACAAAATACTATCTTCTTCCAAACAAAAATAGCACATAATATCCCATCAACTTCACATAAATGTTTGCCTTCTGGAATATCTAAGAATGTTGGAGCTAAACCTACCCCCTCTCGATAATATCTAGATATTCGAGTATGAAATACATCATCCTGCATAACTACTGCATCAGTTTCATAATTAGTAGACAGTTTACCATGCAAATAAAAATCAGGCTGATAAATCCAATTCTCGTTTCGACTACTTAATGGCTTAAATTTAATCATTTATGTTTCTTTTTCCATCGAAACCATAAACCTAATACAATACCAATTATAAACCAAACTAGTATTGTAATAATAAAGGTTCCAATATTAAGTACAATCATAATCTAATATTTATAGAGAGGGCTAGCTATTAACCAGTCCTCTCTCATTAATTACTTAAATAACTTTTTAATCCAATAGAGAAGTTCTCTACAAACTGGTACAATTGCAGTAAGACCTACAATTTCTAACCACGTTTCAATATTTAATGGTTCTGTTCTGAACACATCGCCACCAAATTGAACTATCAAAATTTGACCAATAAATATAACCAAACATATTCCAATAAATGCAGGATTACTTAACAAACCGTTAAAGATACTTCTGTCTTGTCCAAATACTCTCGCGTTAAACAAGTTCCAGAATTGCAGCATAACAAAGATAGTGAAGAACTCTGTAAGGCTACATGTATTACTGATCAGCAAATATAATAATATGCCAAAATACAAAATGCCTACACCAAAGATTTCATACCACATTTTCTTCGTGATAATAAATGCCTTAGGATCACGAGGCTGTTCAGACATTACTGCTTCATTAGCTGGTTCTGTAGCTAATGCTAGAGCAGCAAAAGTATCCATAATTAAGTTAACCCACAGCATTTGGATAACAGTAAATGGTAAGTCTACTCCAATAAATGGACCTACACAAGCAATACCAATAGCTACAACATTTACAGTAAGCTGGAAGAGAATAAAGTGCTGAATATTCTTATACAAGCTTCTTCCCCACTTAACTCCTAAGATAACAGAAGGGAATGAATTATCAAGAAGAATAACATCAGCTGCATTCTTGGCAATATCAGTACCATTATTCATAGCTACACCTACTTCAGCTTGGTTAAGAGCAGCTGAATCATTAGTTCCATCACCAGTTACAGCTACTACTTCTCCCATTCTCTGGAATTTCTTAACAAGTGTCTGCTTGTCTTCAGGTTTAGTTCTGGCAAATACATCTACTTTACGTAAATTAGTATCTGTTTGAGCTTCAACTTCCTTACCAAGCATTGTGTTAGGAGTTTGAGAGATATTGGCTTGAGCGGCGATAGATGCAGCTGTTTCAGGATTATCGCCTGTCACAATCTTAACTTTAATTCCTGCGTTTCTAGCAGCCTGAATTGCATCAGGTACATTACTTCTCACTGGGTCTTCGATAGCTACGTAGCCATCCCATATGAAGTCCGAGAGGGTATTTATATCAGAACCAATCTTGTGTGCAAAAGCAATACATCTTCTACCTTTAGATTGTTGTTCTGCAAAATTAGGTATGTTCTCATTAGAGCAGAAATTCATTACTATTTCTGGAGCACCCTTAATATAAGTAACTGCTCCATCACTAGTAATCATATATTTATTCTTAGAATTGAATTCTACTCTACCTGTTATATGAGTTTTATTTCTTTTATCAGTAATGTCAACTGATTTTTGTACATATTGCAAACAAGCACCCTCTGTAGGATTTCCTACTACTTCTCCAGTAGGACTAAGATTAGCAGTAGAATTAAGTACAATATTATATATAACAGCATTTCTATCTGTAAAGTCCTGGAATACTACTTTCATTTTATTCTCTGTAAGAGTTCCCGTCTTATCAGTAAGAATAAGAGTTGTAGCACCGAGAGTTTCACAAGCATGCATCTTTCTAATAAGATTGTTAGCTTTAGCCATTCTCTTCATAGAATAAGCAAGGGCAAGAGTTACAGCCATAGGTAAACCTTCTGGTACTGCTACTACAATAAGTGCTACTGCAATCATTAAGAATTGTAAGCAATCATTTACAATATCAATAGTATCTTTGCCTACATATCCCTGCTCTATAAATATATAACGTATGGCAAGGGATACAATAAGAATACTTGCAGCTGTGAATGCTATCTTATTAATTAGGCTAGCTAATCCATTAAGCTGTTTATTAAGAGGAGTTTCTACATCAGTAATAGAAGATGCTTCTCTAGCAGTCTTACCTACTTCTGTTTCATCTCCTACTGCAAATACTTCACCTACACAAGTACCCTCAGCTACAATAGTACTTTTATAGATTCTATTTGTAGGATAAGTAGCAGTCTCTGATTCAAAATTAGTTTTAGTTACAGGATTTGTTTCTCCAGTTAAAGAAGCTTCACTTACTTTCAAATTGCTATATTCCTTAACAATAATATCAGCAGGAACTTCTTCACCAGCTTCAAGTATTACAATATCTCCTACAACTAAGTCTTTACGAGCTACTTGAATTACTCCATTATCTCGTCTTACCTTAACTAGAGTATCATCACTACTAGTTAAAAGAAGATCAAACTTCTTAGCTGCTGACCAGGTATTCCAAAAACCAATACCTACAGCTAAAGCAATGGCTACAATAATACCAATAGGCTCTGTAAATTCTCCCTTTACAAATCCTAAGGCAATAGATACTGCAGCTGCAATAAGTAATATTACAATAAGTGGGTCTTTAAACCCATCAAGTAACATTACATACCAAGCATCTCTCTTTGGAGGTGTCAACACATTAATGCCATGTCTAGCACGTGAATCTTCTACTTCTGTTAAGCTAAGACAGTAATTTAAATCTGTCATTTTTTCTGTTATTATAATTAATTAAAGAAATGCAATTGTTGGACGCTTCATAGCATCAATTGAAGTCCAACCTCCGAACTCACCAACTGCCTTAAAGCGCCATTCGCCATCCTTCTTATAGGCAATACCAAGGATAACCGCCTGCTTATCAGAAATCTTAGTACCTTCCTTACCGTCTTCAAGATTAAACTTAGCTAAGACATTTACAGGAGTGTTAGTGTTTCTCTGTACTCGGTCACCTGTATAAATACGAAGACCCATATAAGGAATCTCACCAAATGTCTGATGTGTAAAGTTATTGAGGGTGAATGCAATATACTCAACACGTGGGTCAAGTTCATTCAAGCGTACCTCAATAGTCTCATTATCAAGACCATCATTACCATTGGTATCACCTGAGCGATCATCACCACTATGACGAATACCTGGAGCACTTAAATTGTAATAAGCTACTTCGCCAATACAATTCTTATTGGCATCATACAGAAGAACAGTAGAATCCAAATCTACTTTCTCAATAGAACCGCCAATGCCAAATAAACCGCGACGTCTGATAGCTCCCCAGTTTGAACCGAAGAACAACTTACTTAAACCATTGTTAGACTCCTTAGACAGATTGATTCTGCCACCTTTACTTAAATTAATCATAAAGCTTTATTAAATAATTGTGAATTACTAATTAACTAAAAATGGGAGTACCTAATTAAAGATACTCCCTTATAGAATCAAGAATTAAAACCGAATTAATTATTATTAATTAAATAGCAGGGGCATCTGGCAAGATAAATCCATAGCCACGAAGAATGTCACGATAGATAACGTTCTGATAGCTACCCTTGTCTTCTCCAAGAGCCTTGAACTTCCAATCACCATTGTGACGATAAAGTTGACAGAATACAATGCAGCGAGACATACTTGCATCCTCAGTAAGGTCAAACTTAGCCAGAGGAGTAGTATTACCTTTAGCATACAAGTTACAATAAGCATTGTTAACCATACCAAAGTTCTGCTGACGATTCTTAGCATCGTGAATATTAACTACAATGATAATTTTCTCGACACTTGCAGGAACCTTAGTGGTATCTACTACAATTGTCTCATCATCTCCAGCACCAGCACCTGTACGATTATCACCTGAATGCTTAATAGCATCTTTCCAATTTGGATGATTATAGAAAATCAAGCCTTCATCTGGATCGTCTGCTCTGTCTTGTGCATTCAAAGGAATGGCAGCTACATCCAAATCAAATTCTACACCTGCCTGAGATGCTACATCCCAACCCAAACCAATTGAAAACTCTGTTACACCATTTGCTTCTTTAGCGAGGTTGATGTTACCTCCTTTACTTAATTGAATCATAATTGTGAATTTAATTAATATTTGCCGCAAAGTTTGCGGCTAATTATAGTCATAACTTTATCATAAGTTAACTTTTTAGCTTCCTTCTCAGAATGACCTTCTATAATATAAGAATCTACTATTTTCTCAATTGCAGCATTCATTTCAGAGAATAAGTACTTTTGTTCTTTAGTTAACTTATCATCATATAAATAAGATTTATTCATCTACTTGTAAATCAGCCTGAGTACTTTCTAAGTAATCTTTATTATCTAAGTCTTTAATAAGATTAACTAAGTCTCCAACAGTCTTTAGATTCTGAGCCTTATCGTCTCTAATAGGATAACCAAACTCCTCTTCACATTCGATAATAATCTCTACTAAATCAAGACTGTCTGCATATAAATCGTCGAAAGTATCTTCACTCTTAGCATCTACACCTAGTTCTTCATTAATTATATTAATGACTCTTGTTTCTATACTCATGCTTCAGGTCTTACTGGATAAATAGCATCTTCGAAACCATCAATGTCATCAGCATCAAGACCACTAATAGGCTTATCACTGAACAATTGATTATGAATTGCCACATCAATACTAATAGAACGGGCAAGAATAACTAATTCTTCAGCTGCAGCATTGACATCTGTAGTGAATTTAACCGGATCAATACTTCTAATCTTAGAAGCAATATCCATAGTAGTATCATCTCCGAGGTCTAACAGAGAATCAAACTTCATTCTCTTGTTACGAAAATCAACTACTTTGCTCTGAATGTTCTGTTCAGAGACACTTGCCATGTTCTTTAAGGCACTACTAACTCTAGAATCTTTTAAATCCTTAGTTGAAGCACCTACTACTTCTTTAATACTTTTCATTCTTAATTAAATTAATAAACGTTTATTTAAAATTACTGATGCACTCTTTGATTCTTTAGTTGGACTCGGTACAGGAAGTGCTTCAGACTTTTCAACCTTAAATTCATCAAGATGCTCTTGAATATAACTTTTAAATGGCTCGTTAATAAGTAGTATTGGAATATGCCAATCATAAAGTTTATAATGGTCAGCTACTTCATTATCTGTTTTATAGGAATCCGTATAAGCTAGAGCCTTGTTAAGGTCTATTTTATTTTCTTTAGGCTTATCAAATATGTAAGTTATTGAATTCTCCTCTGGCACTAATCCTATGACAAATAGAAAATTACATCCTTTGTCACATAGAGATGGAACGCCAAATAAACCTACGCAATAAGCATTTAAATATGACATGTTCTTTTCACATGCTTTATAAAAAGGCTCCTTATTATAATCAGGTTTCTCCTTCATTATATATACTGTCTTACTATCTTCAGGACGTATTAAATAGTATTTAGCGTCAGGAATATTGTCTTTAGAACTATTCCTAGAAGGAGCTACTTCCGCTGAGGAAATACAACCCTCTATTACCTCATCTTCATTCATTATATATCTTCCCTTTTAGTTTTAAATACATGTTCTGTATGAGTAGAAGTAAATCCTGGATTATATTGTAATTTCTGAATACCAAGCATTTTATTATACATTACATTAGGAAAAGAATCCAACATAGAGTTCTGCTGTCTCACTGTTTCCATGCATGCTTCTTCTAATTTATAGTACTCTTCTCGTTGTCCATTTACAAACCCAGATAAATCATCATAAAATTTAGTAAATTCGGAATAAGGAATATTTTGATTCTCTTGAAGCCATTTCCAAGTAACTTGTGCTCCATCATGTCTTCCCTCCATAATCATACTAGTGACTTCCAAGAAGGTATTCTTATTTAATTCACAAATTTCATACTTCTGAAGATACACTTTCCATAATTTATCGAAGAACATTTTACGAGCATACTGTTGCTTGTCTAGCTGATTAGTATATTCAATATTCTTATTATACAATTTTATTATAGCACCAATAGGACTTATAAACCAACACAATATAATAATTCCAGGAATTACAATCCACTTTTTCTTAATATTTACATTTGAATAGTCTCCTTCCCTATCACCAAATGTACATATAGCAGTAATGGCGGTGACAAAAGTCGCGATAAATAAAACCCATTGAATAACACAATGGCAAAAACCCATCCTTATAGCATTAGGGGATCCCTCTAAAGTTAGAAATCCCTTGTCACTAATCATATCATCGAATATCTGGGTATTCCATAAAAATAAGAACAGAATGGCACATATAATAGATGCACCTAAAAATAATAAACCATGCTTAATATTATTCTTCATATTATTTAATTAAAAATTTGTTAAACTTATCGTGAAGAGGTTGAAATTCCTTTCTAAGTTCTACTAGTTCTCCCATTTCTTCTATAGAACTAACATCACTTAGTTTAATGTTATTAATTATATTCAAAGCGTCTCTAAGACGGCATTGAATACCTTTTATTGGAGTGTCATTTACCATAATTAAGATTCTATAAGAACAATTACAATTAAAAAGATAAGTGCAATAAGTGCTGTCGTTTTACAAAACTCAACGAGTTCTATATTCTGTACAGCAAGCACACTTTCTATTATACCAAATAGTAATAAACCACCACTAATTATTATAAGTTTTTTAATCATTACCTAATAAACCTAATTCCTCCAATGTAGAAGTGTCATCAATATCTACATGCAATGGATAATCCTTATCCTTAATATCCCTCATAAATTCCATATGTGTAGCCCCATAATAAGCATCTAAATAAGCTTTTCGTAAAAGTCCTAAAAATAGATTAGTGGATAAAGTAATAGTACCATTAACTTCTTCTAATCCTTCTAAATATTTACGACACCATTCATATGATGCGACTTTAGATAAGGGCTGTGAAGTACACATAGCAAAGCCATCAAAATCAGGACATTTTGGACAATTTAATTTAGCCATAATTAATCTACTTAAGAATTTTAATTTTTACATGTCTTATACTAATTCTCTTAGAATTTTTGGGATGTATTAATATATCAATACGATGTTTATGTCTTTTATTCATAACATCCCTAACTTCATATACTCCAAATCCCTCTATAAATACTTTTTTAGGCTTATTCTTTGGAAATAAGTAAAGTAAATCACGAGAAATTGCACACCATTTAATACTGCCCCTTTTTAAATGACGCAAATTGATTTTAGAACCATCAGCTGTAACTAATGGTTTACTGTCACATTGACTCTTTACTGGTTGATAACAAGTAAGAGTTACATGAGTAGTTGTTTGGCAGAAAGCCCTACTCATGAAGCTTAATAATAATAAAAATATTAATATCTGTTTCCTCATTTAATATATCTGATTAAACTTACCTGAAGCATTTGTAGAATACCCGGATTTAATTACATAAATAATAAAATTATTGTAACAGGTCACAATATATCCTTTCTTAACATTTATATAGAATATAGGGCGATCATCAAATTCGTCTCCTACCTTGAGATATTTTATTTCTTTATGTACACTCACAGAATCTGTACGAATATAAGTACCCGCCAGAGTGCTTTGAGCATCCAGTTCCTCCTCAGTTAACTTAGAGGGAGACTTTCCTCCTATTTTACGAGTTATCTCACGACTTTTAATTATTTTCTCAAATAACTGCTCATTAATATTCTGAACACCCTGAAGAGAACCAGCTTCTAATTCTATAGATTCTACTAAATAAGTAAAATCAGAAAACTCAAGATTGAAGTTTTTACGAATCATATCAATCTTGTCTTTACCATGAATATTAACTTCCTGAGCAAGAGCTTTTACTAGATCAACAGTAATTATCTGCATCTGTCTAATTAAGTCTAGTACTGGTTCTATTGCATCCTTGTCAATTAAAATATCATTAAGTAATTCAAGTGTAGTTTCTTCAGGTAAATTACCAAAAGAACGTACATATCTAATACGTGATGGGCGACCTAACAAATTAGTATTAATATCCAATTCATTAGTGGTAAGTAGGAATACTTTACGATGCTGCGAATTGTGTACACCATCCATAAAAGAGAGAACTGATGAAGATTCTTTAAATTCTTTTTCGTATTCATCAAAGAAGAAGATACAATCAAAGTTAATTTGAGTAGCTAAGAATTTAAGCATATCATTCACTTCCTTACAGGATTTAACAATAATAACTGGAAGTCCTATACGATTACAAAGCTCTTCTGCAGTAACTGTTTTACCTGTTCCCTTAATGCCATTAAATAATACTCCTAAATTACCTGTAGTATTATTATAAGTCTTTACAAAATGGTCAATAAACTCATTATTAATACCATACAATTTGTAATTAAATACAAAAGAATCTCCAAGTCTATTTAAATAATAACCTGTCATTGATTCTTTAACTTCATAAATTCCTTTTAGGCAATCCTTCAGGATGTGCTTTTGTTGTAGCACTACCCTTCACAAAAGTATTACCATCTTGAATCCAAATGTTTTGTTCCATAATTAAATTATTTTATACTTTATAAATTCATGTCAGAGTTTAACTCTAAACCAAATAGAAAATGTTGAAGCTGATGGACATATCTAATCTTTTTAAAGCGATGCTTAGTTTTACCACGACAAAGTTCCCATACAGAAGGATAATCTTTATTTGGTTTAATGAAGTAATACACACCATCAAATCTTGCCCTCCACCATGTATATCTCTTAGACTTTAACCTTTTCCATTTGTTATTGTCTAATATTTCTGGAGTAATAGGAATTGGGACTATATCAGTATTTTCAATAACTACATCATTATAATTTACATCGAGAGCTTCATAGTAATATTTACCACTGCTCATAATAGTGTAATTATTTCCAAATTTTGGTATATAAACCAAATCTCCTGGAATATATTGAATTCGTTCCATAATTAAACTAGATTATTTAATTGTTTGTCCTTCTAAATAAGTACCTGCATCATACACATAAATAACTTTAACTGTGTAGCGTTTTCTTCGAGTATCATACATACGTACTCGAATTTTACTACACCCATAACCAACGTAAGATATTCTTATTATCTCTCCTCCTCGATAATTCAAAATAGAATCCCGTGATTCAGGAGGATTCGAACAAGACACTAATAAAGATAAAATTACTAATACTATTACTTTCATAATAATTTAAATACAAAAATCCCTGAACTATATAAGTAGCTCAGGGATTAAAATAACGTTAAATAATAAAAACAGTTCTATGAACCGGTGGAGCATTGGAGAGTCGAACTCCAGTCTTGCATATTTGCATCAAAACGTTCTTACAGCATAGGTTTTAAAGACTATCCTTGTCTGTTAGGGTTGACAAGATTAACATATTGTCAACTTCCACCACTCTGTTCCTAAAGTATACAGAGAACTTATAAGAAATGAAAGAATAGTGCACCTTTCCGTTCCCAAGCAAGTGCTGCTCGGTTTCTTAGGCTGCAATAGCGTAAGAAACAGAAGTGTTATTTACTTCGCCAATTAATTTTTTACTTGTCTATCCAAGTTGTCTTGCTGTGTTCCTTATCTCCTATACAATCAAAACCACGAATGCCCCATTTAAAAGAGTCCTAATAGAACTCTTTAATATCTTCTGATTCTTCGGCTATATGGAGAACCCATATCGTACCAATCATCTGGATCTATTCTATCTTCGTCACCCATAATCTAAAAATTAATTAATGTTAAAAACTAAACTGAATATTTCTACTGACATCTAATAATCCTCCATTCCAATTAGATTGAAGATCCATACTAAACCATCCTCCATTTACTGTTCTAGCAAACCAGACAAGATGGTTATCATATCTAGGAATATAACAACCTATGAAATAATCAGTATCTCCATTCCATATCCAATCATAATCAAGAGCACTATTAACTAAATGTATCTTTAGATGTATATCAGCTTTATTAAAAGGAATTACTTTCTTTATATAAGCTTTATATAATCTACTTGGTGAACATTTACCATCGTCAAAGAAATTATAAATCTGTTTCTTTTTCGGAATCATCTTCCAAATAATATAATTCTGTTTGATATACGAAAAGCCCTTTTAACTGCAGGTATTTTGGAATCATCCGGATGTAAATGATAATTCCGGATAACTGCATCAGCTTCATGTAGTTTCTTGATTTCTCTTAAACTATACATAAAAATAATTAATTTACTCCATTACCTTAAATAATTTATAATGTTTTATTTAAATATGATAATTTTTGATAAAATAAAACATGTGATTACACCTATAAATCCGGTCAATACAATATAGAAAAGTATTTTAGCTTCTTGTTCAGCCTCTTTTGTTCTTCGTTTATTATATTCTTCCCAACTTTCATCAGAAGTATCACTGTTTGAATAAATATCTAAAGAAGTGTTTGGAGAAATTTCTTTTTGATGATATGTACTATGTAAAGTATTTGTTAATACACTATTAAGACCAGGATTAATCATAATTAGACATATTATCTAAATTTGTTTCTTTTTCATAATCATACATTGTCTTAATATAGCCTCATTAACTATATTCTTATTTGCTCTTGCGAGTTTATCTAATAATTCCAGATTAAATTCTTCCTCTTGAAACTTGAACTGAATCCAATTAGGTTCAAACTCTCTGTAATCTAGGTGAGACAAAGGTTCATCTGTGTTAAGTACATATTTAACCAGTCTAGTTAAACGTTCGCCTGCTAGTTTAGATACCACAAAACCAGATAAATCATAACCTACACCTCTGCTTCTCCAATACTCACCTACTTCAGGTTTAGAATCTGGAGCAACATAGAACATTTTATAATAGTCTGAAGAACCTAAAGTTACATAAGTACCTAACTGACTACTACTACATATAGATAATCCTACATAAGAATACAAGTTCTCATTATGATCTAGTGTAAGAAATACAGGGACTTTATCAGGGTCTAAATTATTAATCTCACAATTACGTAGTGCAGTGTGAGCATACTCAAGTAACTTAGATACTGATATAGTACTTAGTTTAGTATCTTCTTCATCTTTGTTCTCTTTAATGGCAGCATCAGAACATCTAGTGTGCCAATTTTTCCATTTATCTCCTTCTAAATACATAGCAATTAACTTATATAATACAATAAAAAAGTCATAGAAACAATTAATATTCCTATTATAATAAAGAATAGAATTACAAATTGAATATCCGCATCCATATTATAGATACTTAATCATCATTAGGCAAACTATCCAAATACTGAGGAATAGTTACTTCAGTATTATTCTTCTCTTTTTCAAGTTGCTGAATAGCGTTTGCCTGTCTAGTGACAGTTGTTTGTAACTCCTCAATCTCTTCTTTTTGAGATGTATAACTAATAGTTAAGCCTAGTACAGATATTGCTAGACAAAACATTACTATTTTCCAAATTATATTGTCCATATCTTTACCACATTATATAAAGTCCTTTACAATTATTCCAAAGTCTATACACTGAATATCCCAGACTTTTAAAATACTCAATATATGTATTTTTAGAACTTACTCCTGCCATTATAGAAGTAATGTCAGCAAAATGCTTACCCTTACTAGCTCTTGTAATTATGATAGCACTTACTTGATTTAATATAGATTCATCTAGTTCAGCAGTCTTAGCTATAATTGTTGCTTCTTTTGCTTTAATCATTTAATATTCTTTTAAATTTATATAAATGTTTTAAATATTCTAAATCAGCGATTAATGAATTTCTTAATCCAGGAGAAGCCCATTCACAATATTTATCAACTATGTCAGCTGTAGATAAATGACCCTCTATTAAGGCATTTATCATAAGTTTCGTACGTTCTTCTACTGTCATAATTCTTTGACTTTTAAACTGGCGTCCTTTAACCACATGTTGAGTTTGTTTAGAGCACATTCCCAATCAAATTTAGAGCACATTTCATAATACTTTAAGAATTCAACAGTATTTGAAAGAAACTGATATATACCTAGACACTTACCACTAGGAGTGACTTTAGTTACAACGTATCCACCTCCATCACTAATAACTACTTTTATATAAGAGGTTTTATCTTTATAATAAGGATTTAATCTAAGAGTATCATCACTAGCTTGCGTCTTTTTAAATTTTATATTATTTACTACTTCTTCTATAGTATTATTTAAATTACTTTTTTGATTTAAAAGATCTTTTTTAAGCTTTTCTAAATCTTCAATAGACATTTTTGAATAATCACTCATATTTTCTATACCTTAATTAATTTTCTCCTCAATCTTTTCAAGATAATAAAGTGTATTCTTGATAGTAATAGCATCCTTGCAACCACCACCGTAAGAATTATAAACTTCTCTCAAATCCTTAATAATTTGTTGTAATTTGATTTTATCTTCCCAATCGAGAGTTACTACCTTTCTTGTTTCTTCTTTCATATCCTATTTCTCCTTATCGAATTTGTTTCCAACAACTACCATATTTTCAGAAGGATAGTGAACTAAGAAATCCTGCCCAAAACAGAAAGCGGCAGCTTTACTATCCCAATTAATATTACCTCTTCTCTCAGTATTGTTATCTCTGTATATAACTATATCCTCCTCATAGATAGGTGTTCCGTTCTTGTCTGTCAGTCCTGTAAACATACAGACGGTAGAAGCATCAACAATTGCAGAAAGATATTTATGCCTTCTTATATAAATTCCGTTACTTTTGCGAATCAAATCACCTTCAATCCATTTTCCGCTATTAAGATTTTTTGCCTTGAACTTGATATTTTCTATTTTCATAACTATAATTTTTTTAATATCTTTACATTTTTAATTAATGGTTCACCATTAGTACCGATTTCATCTAACAAATTACCTGTTACTAGATATTTGTTATCGGTAAAGTATGCTATATGTTTTATAAAATCATTAAATGCTTTTTCATTTGTTGGAAATGGAAGAACAGGAGAGTATGTTCCATTTATATTTTTATGAGCTTCATAAACAGACACACCTTTTTCTTTACCTATTACTTCATTACTATTATTCCATATAGATGAACATTCATCTTCTGGAATATCACCAAATCTATAGAATATCATTTTTTATAATATACATAATTATAGAAAAGATACTTACTGTAGCAGCTACTACACTAATAACTGCTATCAGAATCATTATAATTAATAAAGGAATATCCATAGCTATTTTGTTTAATATTATTTAAGTTCGACAGGCTCATCATCCCAAGATAATTCTCTTCCAATAAGTTTCTTAATGCTGCCTTTTGGGAGATCTACCCAATCATCATATAAATCTTCATATTCTTCATCACCCCAAACATTTAAAGTAGAGGTTTGACCTATTACAGATGGATGCCAAAAATCTTTCTTTCTTATTGGTTTTTTATTAAATAAGCATTCCATACCAGACTTACTTACGGTCGCAAATGCCATAACTATTTTTTATTATAATTTACCAGTATCTATCCACTCTTTACTAAATATGACATTATCAGGAATTGGACCAGCTTCTAGAAACATGTCTATCATCTCTAACCCAGTATATCCATTAAGAGAAGCAGAATAAGTATTTCTATAAGCTATTTTAAACTGTTTATCAGAATATTGTCTAGCAGTTTCATAGAGCTTTTTAATAGACTTTATAATGTCTTCTTTCGAGATACTTCTCAAACCCCAATTTTCCTTTACTCGAAGGTCTTTAGTAGGCAAAGCATAAGCATTACCTTGTAGACCTTCACCCTGACCATAAATAGCACCAAATTGGTTTCTTGCTACTTTAGCTGCTCCTGCACCATGTCTTCCTTCAGGATTACTGCCAAATACAAATATAGTATTTGTCTCAGGAGTAATATTACCAATATAGAACTTTCTCATAATTATTTTTTCATTCTTGAATAAGGACAAACTACTACTTTTCGATAGTGCTCACACTTATCCTTGTAATCACAAATATCACAAAAACACCAAGCCATAGCTATTCCTCCAATTTTGGACTCCAGTATTTTTGCCCGCAGTACTCTTCCCCACATAGCTCTCTACTGTACCGATACTCACAATTAGAACAACTTCGCTCACTTGGATTCCACAGCATGAAATAAATTGCATTACGAAAACCTTGGTCATATATCTCTTGTTCAAATGCACTAAAATCATCCTGATAGGCTCCTTCTTCTTTTGCTTGTTGAATTATTTCATCTATTTTTTCATTAATTTCCATAATTATTCTTCCACTTTTACACCAAATGGAGTTCCATCAATGAAAGTATAACACTCAATTAATTCACTATAGGTAAAATCAATACCTGAAGTAATAGATACCTCTTCGTTTCTTACACTATTAATAATCATAAATTTACTTGGAACTGAAGCGTCTTTACACTTTATCCACCCAAAATATTTATGCTTTTCCATTTCCTGCCAGCATTCTTCTGCATCCTTAAAAGGACGAAACTCTGATTTAGGCTTAATACGGTAAGACTGTGGGTTATTTATAAGAGTTTCAAAAGATAACCCATCCTTGTTACCATCTAAATCCACCCATTCTTTATCAGTAGCTGCAAATTGGATAGTTTTACCTTCTGCCAATGCTTGTAAAATAGGCATTACTTTATTAATATCTTTTTTATAAATTTTCTCCATATTATAAATCGTTTAAATATTCTTATAGAATTCTGGAACTCTGTGAACTTCCCACCAAGAACCTCCTTCATCTCCATAAGATACTATCCATACTGGTTCTTTAGTATCTTTATCTCGACAATATACCGTACCTTGAACCTCTTCTTGTATGAGAACGGATTCTAGCTCAAAGTCTAAGTCTTCTAGAGTAGTATAGACTTTACAAGAAAATACGTCTCTTTCTTCATCATAGAACCTAGCAGAAGATTCTTCATCATTCATTAGGTCTATTTTAAGTATTTCTAAGTTATAGTATTCAACAACTTCTAGAAGTGACTTTTTGACATTTATTTTACTCATATCTATCCTCCTTATTACTGCAGTCCAAATATATCCTCATTATCAATATCACATTCAATAGATGCATTATGTGTACTATCAACACTAATAGCAACTAAATGTGAACAACCCAAACAATCATAGCAATCTTTTCTCGGTTTATTATTGTCTGGCACAAGTTCAAAAACATCTATATTCATATATTTTTGAGTTTATTTAATAATTAATTCGTATGGCATTAAGTATTCATAAAATCTTCTATTGGGTCTGATAAATATATCCATTCATCAGTTCCCTTTCTTCTGGCTTGAAACTCCATAGGCGGAACATTTTCCCAATCATCAAAATTATACTTTTGGTGAGCGTCCATCAGACATTCATATAAATCTTCGCTGAAAGGCTTATCGAATATTGAACTTGGCTTATATTCTTTCGATGTAAATAATACATCTACCACATTATCTTTTTCATCCAATATAACTAATCTAAATTGGATTAAATCAATGTATTTTTTATACCTAATCATATTCTCTTCATTATCTTTTTATTGTCGGGGAGATAGTGTTTGAATACCTTATTAGCAACAGCCACAATGGTCATTAGTCCAAGTCTGATAGAATTTCTTACTTCCACCACAGCCACCTTGTTTCCAATATCCAAATACCCTAATGGTCTTCGGAGTATCAATCCATAACAAAAGACCCCTATCTGAATTTTCAAATTGAATCTTTTCTAAGATATGTTTAAACCAAATCGTAAACAACTTCTTCTTCTTAAAGCGATTATATTTTTTATTAAAATCGTCTTTGTCTAAATTATAATAGCTAAATCTCATATTCTCTTCTTTTTACCCTCTCCCTTTTACAGGAGAGGGTGGTTAGTTACTTATTTGGAATACAACGATTTTCAAATTTCTTATAAGCATCTAAGTAGAACTCATCCTTAACCTTATTGTATGTTACTTCATAGTACATACCATCTGGTAGTGTTGTTGAAAGTAACCACTTTGCATTACCAAGGATGTAGCACTGCCATACTACAAATACTTCAAACTCTTGTTTTGGATCACTCTTATCCAAGTGTTCTTCAACATATTTACGTACAAATTCACTTACTTTTTTATTCATATTACTTATATTTATGTCTTATAAGGACTGATTACTCTTCTACTTCAATGTACTTAACAGGATGGTTCGGGTCTGCACAACATGCGTGCTGAATACATTCAAACTTACCGTCATACACACATCCCTCACACATCAAAGTAGGATCTGGAACTTCTTTAATCATAATCTATTTATTATTTAATGTATCTTTAATATAGCCTTCTTTAACACACCAATTATAGGCATTCTTAGCAGCTTCAAAGGGAGTTGCTCCTTTTATTACCTCTATAGAATCACTCTCCTCTGCATCTATCCAATCAATAGCCCATGTTCCTTCAAACTTATACAAAGTGGGAATATAAGCCCAATCATTATCTGTTGTTTCAAGTTTACCATTCTTAAAAGTAAAGTAAGGAAGTGCTACAATATAATTCTCCAATGTTGGTGTTGAATATTTAAGTTCACAGAAACTTACTATTGTTGCAGTTTTTCCATGTTCCTCAGTTTTGGCTTCTTCAAAAGCTTCAACATCTTCTTGAGTCATCATGGATTCTACTTCGTAGATAGCTGTATACTCAAGATAAGGAATTGTTGAGGTTGCTGATATGTCTACTCGATAGTTTACTAAATATTTTCTCATTGTCAAATATTTTATTCTTCTAATTCTTTTTGAATATCATCTAACATCTCTGAAACCTCATCTATAGATAAATCAGAATCTGGATAATAAGCTCTATAATAGAGATCTCTTTGAAATTCGATGATTTTATTTATGGCTGTAATCTTACTCATCTATTAATTTAAGTTTACCATTAGAATATTGAATGTCTTTTAGTTATAGTGAATTTGGATAAATCCTTAACATCTTTTATATCGGGTCTTCCCTTTGGACTAAGCCAGTAATCATATCTAATATACAATTCATCGTCACAAAGTAACCAGCATTTACGACCTGTAGGATCTACTAATTCATCATCTATGCAGACAACGTTTCCTTGACTATCTTTAAGATTTGTAGTTCTCCTTATTTTAAACCAATAAGTTAGAACATCCTTAGTTTTCTTATTAATATATACAGAAAAGTCTACTGTACTTCCATAAAGTAAATTATAACCTGAATATTTAGTAAATATCTCCTTCTCTGTATCTTCAAGTTCTTCCCAAGAATGAACTATTCTGTATAGTTCTTTATTTAAATATACAAAGAACTCTGTTTTTACTATTTTACCAACGTTCATTAATTAATAATATATTTATAGAATTGCACAACCTATAATAGTAGCTGTAGTTATAAGTATTAATATAACCCATCCCAATGCTTCATCTACTTCTGTCATATTATTTAATCCTTTATAGAATAATTAATCAATTTTTATTATTGCCATAGAGGAAACATCCCTGATATTTCCATAACAAGTGTATACTGCCTCTATGAAATCGTTCTTGGTGAGAAGCTTTTCATCAGGAGGCAATGTTATGTCTATTGTGAACTTAATATGTTTCATATTATTTATGTTCAAAAGTGTTAAACATCAGACATATTAAACTTAAAGAGGATATCAACATAATGACTACTCCGAATATAAAAAGAGGGACACCTACGGTAGCAAACCATATACTCTTAATCATTTCTATTCCGGAATAAGACATAATGTAACCGAAAAGTATTGCTATTATTAACAATACTATATTCATACTTCTATCTCATGATTAAGATTTAGACCAAAGAGAAGATGCTGTAGTTCATGAATATATTGTATGATGTTTAAACACTCACTATTATATACAATTCTTAAAGTATCTTTTCTAATTATAATAACTATAAATTTACTTATACTTTTCTTTCTATAATAAAGCTGTGTTTTAAAAGAAGCTTCTTCATCTTTTTCCCATCCATTCTTCTCTAGAATCTCTGGAGTAACAGGAACACCTGATAATTCTAATTGGTGTACTGGATGTTCTACATAAGATAGCTCATAATTATTTACCCCAAGCGTATCCATAATTGTATGTATTTTATTATCATACATAACAATATCACCTTTGATATATTCTTGCTCCATATACTTTACTTATTATCCATCGCAAGAGCTATATCGTGCACTTTGCGACACATTTGACAAACATCTTCAAGACTTCTTGTATTCCAATCACAATACATTCTTCCGTGGTCTTCGGTTATTACTACAACCTGTCTGTCACGGAGGATTCGCCATATCATTCTTAACTTCTGTTTCATATGCTTTACTCCTTAACTTCTTTAAAAATTACCGATTTTCCATCTGAGCGTACACCTTCACAACATGCAAATTTTATACATACTGGATTATCCTCAAAGAAGCAACCTCTACAACCATTTTGCTCAACTGCTTCAAGAGTGATTCTTTCTCCAACTTTAAGCTCTTTCATTGCTCACCTCCTTCCCAATCATCAGTCGTTCCTAGTAGATGTGCTGTCTCTTCATTGTAAGGAAGACAATATCCAAACCAAGCGTCTCCTGTACATATATACCCGTTAGATACTTTATAACTAAAGAAATCTATAGACCATTTATCAGCTTCACCACATCTTACTACAACTTTATCGAATGGCTTTGGAGTCCACTTTAGCTTCAAATCAACAATCTGTTTCTTCTCAGCATCCCAGGCTTTTCCTACCTTTGCAAGGGCATCAAAAAGTTCTTTCTTTTCATCTTCTCTAGCAGGATAAAGTCTTGAAAGAAGAAAATTATCTATAGGTACATTAATTTTAACAAGTTTCTTATGTCTAATCAAAGAAACTATTGATTCTGTTATATTCTCATCCTTATGAAGTATTAAAGTTGTATGTCTTGTATACGTATCTTCATCACAACTAAGTATATCCCCATCTTTAAACTTAGGCTGAGTTTTTTCAATTTTCGAAATCTCAAGATTGGGTTTACCGTTATTTATTTCTTCTACGCTTTTGATAAATTCAAGAGCTTCTTTCTTTGATGCTAAGATATAATAAGCTGTATCATAATAATAATAATGTGAATCCCCTAAGACTTTAATCTCGCCAAGGAACTTCGTGTAATCTTCATTCACCCATTTATCAAAGAATACCTTGAAACCTGAACTATTTGTCAATACATCACCCCTTTTCCAAGCAAATTTACTCCAGTCTCGCATTTTCTTTGATGGGAAAATGATGCATTCTCCACTATCATACATTTTCCCATTTGGCTTGACTGAATGTATATTAGTGTCTTCTGAAGAGAAGTATATTTTATCTTTGTGAACACCATTAAATTTTATATAGCCAAAAGTGGAACTATACAATTTAAGCTCGACGGGCTTATCCTTTAGGATTTCTGCTATGTTAAGTTTCTGTTCCATAATCTACTTAATTTTAACGAAATATATTGTATATTATATCTTCATATTTAAGTTTGTCTATTACTTTATTCAAGTAATCGATAGCTACTGTACAATCAGGTCTAAATTCTTTTATTTCAGAAACTAATTGCTCTAAATCCGATAATCTAGTATTCATTTATCGAGTTTTATAACCATTATTGCGTAGTTCATTGATTGAAATCTTAATATTTTCTATAGATTCTCTTTCAAGAGTCCGTAGCTGAGTTCTGCGAACAGTATTAGAGTATAGTTTAGTCCACTGTGATTTATCCTTGAGAATCTTCACAGTATTAATCTTTATCTTCATTACTTTCTTTATTAACACTATTTATAATAGAGTTTAAAGCTTTATTCCAATTAGATTCTGGTCCTTCTTCAAAATCCGGATCTCGAATATCCTTCACTGTAGCAAGATAAGCATCCTTAAATTGGTGAGAAGTAATCTTTTCCCAATCTTCAATATCATATATATAAGAGCTATCTCTAGCGATACAAGCCTCACTTAAACATATATAATATATGTAATTATCTTTTATCGAAACAATTTTTATTAAATCATTCCATTTTGTATCTAAGTAACAATCACCAACAGTAAACTTAGAAATTGCATCTCTCCTTTCTAGTATTTTAATTTTACTATAAAGATTATTACTTTCTTCTTGTAATTTCTTATATTTATTTTTTAGTTCTTCTAATGTTTCCATTTCCATATCTTTTATTTCTTTAAATATTACACTAGTGTTATCAGATCTGCTATTAGGCATACAATTACCCGCAGATGGTTCAATAAGACCACATAGTTTACCCCTAAATGCACAATGTGCACATAAAATAGATTTTACTACTTGGTAGATTTTACCATTATAAGTAAATATTTCACCTATTTTTCTTTCCATAATTCTTTAGCATTATATTGCTTACCCGATTCTATTACTACATGATTACCTGTATATATAAGTCCATCCGATACTACTTCTCCTTTATTATTTAAACAATAAGTTGTTCCTTTAGGAATAATAAATTCTCCTAAGTATATTGTATATGCTAGTACAGATAGAGGATATAGAAAATTTCCACAAGAATATAAATCCATATCAGTAGCGAAAGGTGCTAATTCACACATAATATAACTATGTAAACCTCGTTCTATTATATCTGTAAAATCAACGTTTTCAAAAACTGTCTGATTTACAGAATATGTAAAATTATTATAATAGAATGGATTAAAAGAATCATTATCAGCATAAGTACCTATCTTATATACTTTAATGTCTCTTTTAGCTACTAGTACCTTACTTTCTTTAGTCATATAAAAACACATAAGCTCGATATTAAATTGAATTAAAAAATTCTTTCAAATTAGTGTTAAAAACTCTCTGCACATTAGAATATTGTCCTGTATAGATTATCTGATTAGATACAATCTCATTACGTTCATTAACACAATAAATTGCTCCTTTAGGTACTATAAATTTACCTAAATACAAAGGTTCACCATATATTAGATAAACATGAATTTGAGATTTCTTTTTAATATTTTTATGTATGCTAATCATAGATGGATAAAGCCTTTCACTTACTCGTATATTTATATATCCATGAAATCCTATTACTATAAAGTCGTCCTTAAAATCCGGACATGTCTGACATTGTATACCAGTTTTATAAGTATAGTTATTCACATAATAGGGTACAAAAGTGTATTTATCAGCATAAGCACCTATTTTATAAACGTAAAAATCTCGTTTAGCTATTTTTACATCGCATTTACCTATCCAGCACATAATTATTTGCTAAAATTACTTATTCTTAAATATTTGCCTGTATAAATAATCTCAGAAGACACTATATGTCCATACTTATTTTCAAAGTATTCAGCACCTTTGGGAACTATAAAGGTAGCTATACAACAGAACTTATATCCTTCTAAAGATTCTTTCAAAGCCGGATTATAATTACCCAGGCATAAGCATCTAAAATTTGGATAAAAGTCATCTAGAGCTATCCATTTATAAGAGTGATAACCTCTGTCTATCTTACAACGACCTATACCAAGACTATAAGTTACTAAAGGAACTATTCTATTAAGACATTTAGGAGCATAGTTATACCCCCTAATATCACTAATAAAAATATTATTCCATACAATCTTCCCTATTTTATAGACATAGAAATCTCTTTCAGCTATCTTTCTAACAGCTGTATCATTGCCCGTCCAACACATAATTATTTAACTAATTTATAATCACCAGTTTCAAATCCTGCTTCTGTAGAATCTAAAGACCAAACTTCAGGAAATACTGTGAGACCATTAAATGAATGACACTCTACTTCTATGCTGTTAGTAATTCTATCTATATTAAGAATTCTAAACCACATAGGTTTCTGACATCCTTTCCACGCTTGGGAAAAGATGTCATTTACCTGTAACACTACTTTGTCCATTCTGAATCAATATTAAGAAGTCTAAATACACCTCTAATAGTATACATAAGATGCTCATCAGGTTTCATATTTTTCCATATCTGATAAGCTAGTTCAGCATATTCTTTCTTTTCAAATCTGAAAGTGCCGAACATTTTCTTGTCAGAGCTGACATAGTAACCATGTTCATCCTTACTAATAGTGTACTCAGGCTTCTTATCAAGCTTTACACATAATGCATTATACATTACATTTTGCTCTCCTGGACTTAGTGAATCAATAATTTTATTTATATCTTTCATATGTTAATGTGTTATTTAATTAAACAATAAAAGAGCCTAACTAGATTAACTAATTAGACTCTCCAAAACAGAATAATATGATAAAAGAAATAGTGGGCTCGCCCGGGATTGAACCGAGAATAAGAGATTATGAGTCTCCCGTTTTAACCGATTGAACTACAAGCCCGAAGATGTGTCTGAGGGTCGTTAATCCTCTCCTTTCTCAATCAAGAGAACGTTGCAACTTGCCACTAAGACACACTGTTTTTGAGTTTTGTAAGTCCTCCGACTTATTAAAGTTCTCACATATATTCATAACCAAAAACAGATAAATAATTCCATTTTCACAAACAGAACCCTTTACCGAAAACTTAGAAAATTTTCAAACTTATGAGTATAAAACATCGAATATGAATAATAATGGGGTAAATACGGACAGACTCGAACTGCCAACCTCCGGATTAATGTCCGTTGCTCTATCCAATTGAGCTACGCATTCCACTACGAATCTCACGTAGATGCTATTCTAGTATACACAATAGCTAATTCTAGTTAGTTGATTATGTGCCACCACATACTGCCATACTATTCAGTCAGACAGCCTATTCCAGGGATTAAGCATCTGGACATGCTTTTATACTAGTATTGCTATATAGCCTTATTTAAAAACTCATACTACTTTCACAAGCAATATGAGTTTAAAATGAAAGATAAAAATCTTCTACAAATCAGAAAATTTTACATTACTTATAAATTTTCACAAATTCATAGTAATTATGAATAATTTTAATTTCAAAAAACATAGATAATCAATTATGTGATTCAGATAAGCTAACTTAAACAAAAGGATTCGAACCTTTAATCCTCAAGAAATATTTAATGACGACTTTAGAGGCGCTTCCGTCAATCTGCTGCCGTATACCAATTCCGCCATATTTAATTAGCTTATAATCTGAACTATATTAATTTTATGAGAATTAGCGTTACCCGAATAGCACCACGTGGAGGTTTCTCATTTGCTATTCTAGCTCAGACGGGACTCGAACCCGTACGGACACATGTCCAATGGTGTTTAAGACCATCTCCTATACCAATTCGGATACTGAGCCAAGGAGCAACTAATTATCTGCTAGTTGCCAACAATATTTGGGAAAAAACCAACATGTAATTTATGGGGTTGGTATTCTTATTTTTCAAACAAATTAAATACATTCAACATCATAGTCATATCCAATACCAATGTTTTCTAATAACCAAGATGGATCATCCAGTACATAATCATCCGGAACTTCTACTGTTACTTTTAATACTATTTTCTTCATATCATAATTGTTCTAAAATATTCTTTGCAATATATGAGGATACTTCTCTAGTAGTATGCTCAGAATCATTAAGTACTAGAAGATATTTATCTTTATCATCAGTTTTCTTAGTTAATTCGAGTAAATACTTTTTATTAATTAATAAACCTTTAGTTACTACTATATATTCTATACACAATTTCTTAATAACAGCAGTTAAAGAGCAACCAATAATAAATTTTCTGCAATCTTTAGTTACTATTAGGACATATTTATTCAGTGCCTCTAAACTAACTATATCTTCTATATTTATTTGTCTGTACTCAATACCTTTAAATACAAGAAATGTGTCAGAATCAATTTGTATTGTTTTTATTTCCATATTATAATTTAATTAATCCATAATAAAGTGAGTACTCACAATATCCTCAGGATGATGAATAGTTTTAGCTAATTCATCTTTTGCCCATTTCTCAATAGCAGAATGTTTAACACCTGGAGCAATTTCGTGATAATACATTAAATCATATACCTCACCATTCTTAAAGGTTACACGTATTTGAAAAGTAGGATCTACTCCATTTTCTATGAGTTTATCCGTTTCTTCTCTAGTTACCATATAACTAAACAATGGATTAGAAAAATGTTCTTCCCAAAATTTCTTCTCCAATTTAGCTAATTCTGTTCGTGCACATTTAAGCACATTCTTACAACCTAGCTTCTCAGCACTATCTATTTGTGCCAATAGTTTGGTCTTTTTAATAAAACGCTCTTCTCTTGTCATAATTTTATCTGTTAATGTGTTAATAATCTATTTAAATAATAGGCGATTTTCACTGGTTATATTTAAACTATTCCATTGTCCTCAGCTATCTAACGTTCTTTCTCTTTTTAACCCAAATGATTAATTTTAAGGTGATTACGCTATTTAATAGAGTTACTGAGAGTTGTTTAGTACCTATTAAAATTGTTGGACTACCCAGATTCGAACTGGGGCTGACAGTCCACTTAAAATTCTTAGTTAAAATCTTTTAAGAATAATACTAATTCTTTTTTAGTATATGGTATTTCATATTTCTTACACCATTTTCTAATGGTATTATCTGATACCTTATAAAATTGACCTACAGCAACAAAAGATTTTAGTTCTTTAAATTTATTTATAAGATCATCTTTAGCTGGTAAATCTACTTTTTGTGCCATTTTAGCTGCACATTTAGGACAATATCGTGCAGTTTTTGTTTTCTTTTCCGCACCACATAATTCACAGAAATATTTTACAGCCTTATTTGCTTGTCCACAATAATTATCTGTTTGTGAATGGCAATTTGGGCATAACATCTGTAAATTTTCTAATCTATTATCCCTATTATTGCCGTTAATATGATGTAGCTAACATATCAAAGGATTGTCTAACCAATATCCATTCTTACAAGGACATTTAGGATTTTCACATTCATTCTTTTTAAGAACTTCTTTAATTAGTTTTTCTTTTAATTTGGTAGTTTGAATGTATTTTCCAGTACCTAAATACTCCTTTACCGGAACATAATTTTCAATTCCCTTTTTATTTTTCGCCCCATAAGTAAAATGTGAATAATCTATATTAAATTCTTCTAACTTCTTTCTTAATGTAGCAGTATTATTACCTGCTCTAGGTATGTTTAATTTTTCTAATACCTAAGATAATGAATCGCAGTCTGCAATAACTGATTCAATTCTTTCTTTTGACCAATCGTACTTCATATTATATATTCTTAAAATTAGAAGGATATAGAGGAGTCAAACCTCTTCTTTTGGGGTCAAATCCCAACGTGACTGTCGTTACACCAATATCCCAAGAATAAAATACTATTCTCACGAACCATATTTTCCAACTACAAGTTCACAATTTGTCATAAATGTTGCGGAGAAAGAAGGATTCGAACCTTCGAGCCATGTAATATGACTAACACCTTAGCAGGGTGCCACTTTAAACCACTCAGCCATTTCTCCAATAGGGTCACGCTAGGGATTCGAACCCTGTACTGTAGTCTCACAAACTACCGTGTTACCAGTTACACTAGACGGACCATAAAAGCTTCCTATCTTCACAGACCAGAAGCATAACAACTCTTTAACGTTATAAAGTCCGCTGACTCTATATTTTAAACATTAATCGTATTAGTTTTATCAAATAATATGAAAGGGTAGCACTAGCGATGCTCGAAATCGCCTTTTAACCTTGAAAGAGTTACGTCCTAACCAGCTAGACGATAGTGCCAAGTAGATTCTCTATTTATCACAAACCAAGAATCTCAAAAATGTTTAATATTAAGATAAATTCTGTGCGCATCCTGCAGGATTCGAACCTGCGACATCAAAATTAACAGTTTTGCGTTCTAACCAACTGAACTAAGGATACAAATCTTCACCTATTTATCACAAACCAGTGAAGCACCAATTTAAAACGAATATTCTTTTAAGAGAAGCGGTGTTCCCTACGAGATTCGAACTCGTGACTCTTGGATTAAAAATCCAATGCTCTAAGAACCAACTGAGCTAAGGGAACTAGTTAATATTTAACTTTATTTGCACACGGAGTAGGATTCGAACCCACGCTGTTCAACTTTCGTCTCTATAGGTTTTGGAGACCTACCCTTTCGACCACTCAGGCATCCGTACGTAGTGGAGATACGTGGAATCGAACCACAATCTCGGGATTTTCAGTCCCGCGCTTTGACCTTCTAAGCTATATCTCCATAGCCCACATTTCTATAAGTAGAATAGTGGTAAGAACTTTGCCCAAATAGGCATAACACACTAACAAAATATAATTAATTACAATAAATTTAAATTAAAGTGATAGCGTCTTCTCACATCATGGCTGGTGATTGTAGAAACTCTACATACATGAGGCACTAAGAGAATCATTTTTCTCCCGTTACTTCCCAAATTTAGACGAAATCTCCATAATTAGATAGCTAACTAATTACAAAAATTAAAGGATTCGAACCCCTGTTTCTATCACTATATTTAAAATAGTTATACTGATTGCAGGCTGTTAATTAATTAGCTATCTTAACTAACAGTTATTTCATATTAATCTTACCTAAGTAAGCTTGCGCAATATTTTGAAACTAAACTTCTCCTCTAATCAATCTCTCACAGCTGATAGATTAGTTAGATAATGTCCTATACTTCCTCTGGGAGGAGAGTATCAATATAACTTAAAATAAATATCAATTTAAAAGAAAGTTTAGTGGACTTTGAGTGCTAGATATATTAAATAGTACATCCTAAATAATACTCTAGTTATCCACTAAACTTATCTCTGAAGAAACCTACAACTATTTATCACAAACCATTGTAGAACAATATTTTGTCGACCTATTTTAATTCACAATTATTACAACTTGAAAATATTTTAAATATCTTTGTTGTAACTTGTAGTTGTGCTCCCATCCAGATTCAAACTGGAAACCCACAGCTTAGAAGGCTGTTGCTCTATTCAGTTGAGCTATGGGAGCTGCTAATAATTAGCCTTTTTTCATTAACCTTGCCAAGTGAACTAACTATATAGTCAGTTATTTAGAATTGGTAGTTAATAAATGTTAATTTATAATCAACACTTAAAAACTTACCAATTCTTTTATAGGCATAGAATGATTATAGGGAATTAATTTTCTTCTTTAATTCTTTCATCTCGGCTTTAATACCACTGAGCACCTGTTGATAATATTGATTAGTTATTTTAGAGACTGCATCTTCATCACAACAAGTAAGCCAATAACTAAGAGAATGTGTCCACAATCCATAAATATCACCTAAGAATACTTCACTAGGATCCATAGTTGCTATGTTAGAAGTTCTGAACATTCCATATTTATCCGGACATATTGCAGAATTCCATGCTAAATGCATTGCTCCTAACTGTCTGTGAATTTTAAAAGTGTCTTCAAGAGTGTGATGAGACATCAATTCACCCTTAAATTTAGTTAGCTGAAGGATTTGATGTTCTATCACATGCTTTTTATCCTTCTTCTCCTGATTTTTTCGAGCCATAACTCCAACTATAATAAATATAATTAAAGCTAGTAAGGCTAATACTGTTATTACCATAATCTAATTAATTACTACAATAGAGGTGCTTCTCTATTTTGTTTATACTCATTTCCTATTAACCAATAGTAAAGATATTTATAATTATTAACTAACTCAATAATTGGATAGTTTCTAATATAAATATATTTATAATGGTCTATTACTAACTCGCACAAAGCTTTAGCCGGGTTAGTTTTGTATCTCTTCTTCCATTCCTTAGTACAGCATAAATAGCTAGTAGACCAAGTATTGGTTTTTCTAACACTTATTCTATTTTTAGGAATTACTGGAAGGACACTATCCTTAACCCAGAAATCTAAAGCTTCAATTAGTAATTCGAAATTATCTTTATCGATAATCATTCTTACTTAGTCATTTCAGAACCTATAATGGCTACAAATATTAATCCAAATACTATAGCCCAAACAATTCTAAGAAACTCCATTATTCTTTACTTTTTAATACTAAAATAATAATAATAGGAATTGCTCCACAAATTATATTTAATAGTGTCATAACTATTTGTCGTTAGTTAACTTGTAGATATAGTCCCAGATGTCTTGAGGAATATTGTTGCCTGTCTCATGCACATAGTCTTTCATATGACACATATTGCCATCTTCAGCAGTCTTAATTACTGCTTCAGTGAAGATCTTAATGTCCTTGAGGTTTGGTGTGACAAGAGTAATCTTTGTTGAATCTGTAGCACCAATGCCAGCAATCAGACCTTCAAAGGCATTAAGGTCACCGCTCTTAACCTTATTTTCAATAGCCTTACTAGTGATGTGAGCAGCCATCATAAGGACTTCTTTATTCTCTTCAGTCTTGGTAATACTGACACTCTCCATGATGTCATTGTTAACTACCAATACGTTGCCGAACAAACCAAAATCGTTTACTTTCTTTGTAAAATCCATAATCTTATCTGTTTAATTAATTATCTAAAAAATACATAAGTCTTGTCTTATGATTAACCAATTTACTTTCCAAGATGTCAACTATTTATTATACTCTATAGTACTAGAGTCCTATTTATCTTTATTCGTATTTCTGTTATTTAGGGCATTTCAAAGAACGTCCATTTACTGCACATGTACCTTGTAAATCAGATATTACGTATCGATTTACTCCCTTTTTGTCATACTGAATAGAAACTGTAATGTTAGGTTCGATAGTCATTGTATCTGGCTTAATATCTACACCCATTAACATAGTTTCTACCTGCTCTGCAATTTTTTCTGCTTCTGCCGTTGTCATAATTGTTCCATAATTAGAGAATCCCACAATCTTACTAAATAGTAAAGACCTAACTAAACAATAACTATATAAATAATTAAAGTCTAATTAGGTCTTTTGATTATGGAACTTAACAGAAAAAATTATTTCTTCTCATTATAGAGAAGATGCATAGCATATTGTGCCTTCTCCATTACAAAACCAAACAACGTGCCAAATGTGTATGGCTTACGATGCCACTTCTTAGGCACATAAGCCAGTGCCTTCTCCAGTTGGCACCACATATGAGCTGTAAACTCATCAAACTTCTCCTCTTCTGCCAACTTAATAGCATCAAGCATAGCCTGATGAGATTTCAACTCAAAGGTATCATCACAATCTCCCTTGGTACGATAGTCCCAAGAGTCTTCCTTACGCTCACCGCGCTCTTTAGCGTTGACGAGCTCATGTTCACATTTATCTATACGTTCCTTAAGCGCATAGATAATGTCATCTTTGAATAAGTGCAACAACTCAACATCATCAAACTCATGTGGCTTGTAATCACCATTTGAGTTCAAGATGATCTCAGTTCTTTGCACTCCGTTAGCTACCTCTGTTTCGGTAGTCACTTTGACACCCTCAGATGTCCAAGAAAAAATTCCATTTTTCATTTTGTTGTAATCTAAAAAATTGTGAATCTATAAACAGACATAATGTCTGTCTTATTATAATTGTGAATTGATACCTAAATACAATCTAACTACGCTTAATTAGACTAACTTTATTGAATGCCTTTAACTTATTTACGGCAAAATCCTTACGTTAGTTTTAAAACTAGTAGGCTCACGACTTTTCTTAAATTGTTTCATTTTATTACTATTTAATGTTAATAACTAAGAATTAGCCCATTTAATAAGCCAATTCCAACCTGTATATTCCTTAAACAATTCTTCATTCATAAAGGTAGAACAAAGAATACAAAGGGCAAATGCCCCGAAACCCATAAAGAGTGCCACAAAGAGTGACATATGGGCAATGTAATCTATACCACATATGTAAACAATGATATAGAATACTGTAAAGTAAAAATAAAATCTTTTCATTTGTTAATGTGTTTAATTATTTTGTTATTAGCTGTCAGATCGATACATTATTAGCTAATTTAAATAGAGCAATATCTACTTTAACAATAGACATCTTTCTAATTGAAAACTTCTCATTGATTACGAGAGACATCAACTTAAATATCTCTGGAGTATATTCTAATCCAGATTCTTTAATAAGCTGATTTACCGCATAATTATGAGATTTTCTATTAGCTATTGCTATATTACGATATTTAGCAGCATTGAATTTCCAGTTTCTATGTTCTTTCTCTTTTATCTTATTCTGATAAAACTGGAATACCTGAATAAGTGTTGAACTACCTGTAATCATTTTCTGTTAAGTGTGTAATTGGGATAGAGCTGATAACCCACTACCTTAATTAGTATTTTATTGCGTAATACTACTAGTTGCCACATCGGGTGATACTGCAACCATATTTATTTTACAACTCTATCCCTTATTGTTATTTAAATTGTTAACTAATAAAAGTGAGCAGTTTAAACTCATGCTCAGGAGCTCGTCTTAAAACTATGTGCGAATATTGTTACTTAACTGAAACATTGTAATTATAAAATACTGAATCTTTTTCGTCCAACTGATTAGCCTGTATAGATATAACTTTTTTCAGCTGTTTGTTGGCTGTGTGACAATTAACTAAATTAATTGACAATACAACTACTGCACTTACTAATACTAACATAATAAGTGCTGTTATTTTATTTACCTTATTCATAATTTTGTTGTTAATGTGTTAATAATGAAACTCAAAATAGTACTCTTTACGAATACCCTCTGATAAAAAGAACTTAATGAGTGTTTTTACCTGTTCAAGTTCATAGTTAAGTGTCTCAAAATCATCAGTAGGTAATACTAATTTACCCTCATAAATAATGAGACATTTTACTACCTGATCACAAGTCATCATACGATTACTATGATCATGTACTACTTGTTCATACATTATGGAATCTTTAGCCTTGTCAGCAATATCTGCATAAGTGTTAAACACACCTTCTAACCAGTGAAACCACAGCCCAAACTCTTTGGAAAGTTCAGGAGTACCCGTAATTGTACAATACTTACTGTCAAACTCTGCCAAATTAATTGGCTGTTTTGTTGTTGTGTTAATAATTTGGAATGTCATAATTTACTTTGTTAAAGAGTTAATAAATAGAACTCCAGTCAGGTTACAACCCTGATACAATGCTTTTATTTACTGGAGTTTTGTTTAAAGATGAGTTT